CGCACCAGGCAAGCAACAGCCTCCGCGAAGACCTGAGCCATCTGTGTCTCTGTGTGTGGGTGGGGTGCTTTGTCCGTTTTTGGATACCTTTCTGGTCCGGCTTGGGTTACAGCAGTGCACACAACCTTCTTTTGGCCCTGGGAGCTTAATTTCGCAATGGGAAATTCACATTCACAAGTGCGTTCTTTGGGTTGCACAATACAAGCTCCGCTCCAAATCGTGGATGATAAGGTGATGACAGCTCATCGACATATATCCCGTCATAGCCCTGTTTGCTACAGAAGGCACACAGTGCTTTGTACACAACTAAATCAAGGTTCATAAAACTCTTCCGGCCTCCCTGGTTGTAGTAACTCTTCCCAGATGCCTTGAGGTTTTCATTCATCACACCTTTCCTGTAATTCTTGTTTCCCTGATTATTAATAATCTTATTTAGCAAAGCAATTTGAGCACCGACGGTCATGTTATAGCCCATCATAAAGGCCAATCTATTCTTATTCAACTGGCTAAAGTCTGCATGGGCCAAAATGTACTTGACCGTACGGGAGGTGAGTTTCAGTAACTTCAAGGGCTTTTTCACCACGTACTCTCCTAGGCGAGCCTTGGCGTACTGTGATGCGTAATTCTTTGAAATGGCGAAAAACACTGGGACGTTATACACACGGCTGCTGTTGCTTATTCCCTTATAAAGAACATTACCCTCCTTAATATTCTTTCTATCGGGGACGAGAGGACGCGGGGTCGGGCGCTTGTACATTAACATATCTTGATATTAAAATCTACAGTGGTTCAGCCACCATCTTGGGATCAGGGTCCTTAATTCGATAATCTAATTTCACCTTGCTTGGCCATACATACCCGTGCATGGCCCACTCCCCTACTTCAAACGTGTAGTAGTCCGGTTTCTTGCGGTTCAGCGAAGCCTGATGGGATTTGTGGATTGGTGCCCACCCCCACCACCACGGCGGACGCGGGTTAGCGCAGTGAGGCAGTTTCTGCATATTATTACGGTACCCACGGGCTACCCACTCGTCAATCATAGCATTCATATACTTGGCGAGAAAGCACACATGCCCTTTCCACATGAGGGCGGCTGGATGGTTCGCCCATCCTTTGGTGATGCCCATTAGGGCCCTCCATAACTGGTAGGCCTCAACGCGCTGCTTACCCAGTCTACGATAATCTAAACTTTTTGCACACGCTTCTATATCCGCATATGGAACGAAGGTGTTCACCATTTTTATTTTGAATTTGAAAACGAAATTGGACCCGGTCACGCTTCCTATTTTTGGTACATCCACAAGATCTCTTTGATAACTTCTGCACGGACCACATCATCCTCAGTAAACATAAGGTGCTTAATACTTTCAGAGTCCGGATCAATTCGACTAACTAAATCAGCAAGGCCATTAATTTCAAACCCACGATCATGCTGTTCGCCATCACCGGCAATCACCATTTTCGAATCCTCTCCGATCCGCGTCATCAACATCTTCATCTGACTGGGCGTCGAATTTTGCATTTCGTCCCCTATGATCCACGCATTATCAAACGTCCGACCACGCATATAGGCCAATGGACAAACCTCAATTCTGTGATCCTCAATCATTTCAAGGACCTTCTTGACTGGAAAATTGCGGTACAACGCATCGAACATGGGACGGGTCCAGGGTTCCATTTTCTTGTTCAAATTACCAGGGAGAAATCCGTGTTGCTCGTCAACACTGACTGCTGGACGGGTCAAAATAAGTCGCTTGACCTGGCCAGTCATTAGAGCCTTTGAGCCAACTTGACACGCAAGGAGGGTCTTACCTGTACCTGCTGGGCCTGTGCTTATAACTACGGGGGTATGGGACGTGAGCAAGTCTATGTAACGACGCTGGTTCAGAGTTCTGGCTGAAATCATTTGTTCATTAAACGCGTGCAACCCTTAAGTATTCCCCGAGCGCCAATCGACGCCGATCTCCGTGTTATCGGTGACGAGGCCGCGCACGTCGCTCTTGACCCACAGCAAGATGTTGTCGCCGTTGTGGCCGATCACGATAGTCTGACCGAAGGTCAGGATGTCGCCCAGAAGAGCGGCCCGGATCGAGTTGGCCAAGTGTGTGAGGTCGGGGGCCTCCTTGGTCTTGTCGCTCTTGACGTAGTCAGCCTCAATAGTCACAGCCTTGATAGTATAGTCGCGACCGACCGGGACCATAAAGTCGAACACCTCGACTAGCTGACCAGCGAAGGTGCGCGCGACGCGACGCTGAATAGCGTTCATCGCGATGTGCCCACGCTCCACGTCAGGATGGGGAACTGCCCGGTACACAAAGTTGCCGATGCACACGTAAGCGGTCCGGGCGTTTGCAGGGTTCACATACACCCGGTTTTCAATGGCCAAGTCGGCATTGAGGGCGTTAACGCACACAAGGTCCTGAGGGGAGGCCATTCGCTTTTTATTGGTGAAGATCCATCCACCGTGACCTTGACCCGGGCACACAACCTACTTTTAGACGATGCCTCCATTAGTCGTCACCATGTGACGTGTGCAACCCCATGTCTTAGCTAACGCATCGAACATGTCGTTCGAATGTGTACGAATAGCCTCCAATTCTGCCATATAATTCGTGTACATGTCATTGCTAATTTTCTGGAAAATATCAGTAACAACAGTTTGATACATCTCAATAATTGACCGAATATCCCTATTCTTTTGTCGCGCCTTTTCCCGCTGCTGTAGGCGCCTCTTGAAATTTTCACCGTCGTAGTCACCTATCATATACCTAATTCTCAGGTCCCTATTTCCTTCGATAGTCTCCGCGTAGCGCGTCAAAACTACATACTCATTATGAGCATGCATTCGATGAATACTTTCAAGTATATTGAGTTCGGTAATTGTATAAGTGGGGAGCCGCCGCAGGGTCACAAGGATTTGAGGACCTGGCATTCCACCACACTGCACGTCGCCGGGTTCGCGGCGCAGTTGGCCGTGAGCCTCTAGATACTGATAATAATGTGGGTTATGAATACGTCCTGTTTCAATTCCGCCAGTACGCCAACTAAATGCAGTTTTACACTGTGTGCAAAACATCTGATCACAACCGTCAATTTTGAAAATTAGGGCCGCGCATTTAGGACACGTTTTACTATCCTTTTCCAAGAGGCGGGCCGTCTCAATGCATTCGGGCTTACAAGTATGAGGCGCATCTTTGCAACCCTTAACTTCATGACACTCTGGACATGTCCACTTTTCACATAGACCACATTTCCATGCAGTAGAAAGGAACCCACGGCACCCATCGGCCGGGCACGCGCGGACAAACGCCTTTTTGGTCTCTGCCTGTTTATTATATGTAATGTTATACGCATATTCGTAAAAATTTAGATCAACTTGAAGGGACGCCCTGACTTTCATCTTGTCGAGAGCATTTCGCCGACGATTAATAGCACCCGATACAGCCGGGTCGGTTTCTATATTATAGATTTCGTTACTGATTTGGACAATTTGCGTCTTAAGTTCTTCGCATTTGGCGGTATACTCGCGAAGTTTCTTTTCACGCTCTACATATGGCTGAGTTTCTGGCAAAAGGCTGCGCTCCTTTTCAAAGAGGACATTCTCTCGGTGAAGCTTGTAATCCTTGGTTACGAATTTCTTTGTGAAATTGCTGAGTAAAACGTTACGAGACCATTCCTTTCTACAATTCATACAGTGAGGATATTCAGTCGAGCTCGTAAGGTAACGCTCGCTACAAGACGCACACACATCGTATGGACAATAGGGGCAATTTATTTTTTTTCGACTTGATAAGTTGAAAGTGTCACAACATACACTACAGCTCATTGTCGTTAGTAACTAATGGAGGCTTTTTTTTATCAGGCGCTGGCTCGGGTTTGGGGACGGGTTTGGATTTGCTAACCTTAATTCCACGCTTTGAAATTACAACATCTTCATCTTCATCTGTCATGTCTGCCCACGCCATCTTTTTAGTCGGCTTGCTCATTACCCATCCTTTTCTTCACAGCTTTAATAACCTTCTTGACCTTGGGCTTGGGGTCAGGCTTGGACGCCGAGGGGTACTTTGCGAAGATCCTGTCGAGCACCTCTTGGCGCTCCTCCGCAGTGTCCTCCATGTGCTGGCACCACTGGCGATACTTGTCTACGCGCTCTTCGGGGTAACCGCCCGCACGCATCGCCTTCACCATCTCCTTAACAGGAGGACGACCGTGACGACCGGTTTCCCGAGCGTGCTTTGCGATGGCAGTGATAATGGGAGTGTTGTCAATTGTACAGCACTCCACATTCTCGGTGGATGTCAAGACGGGTGCATTTGTCTCGAACCACTCGCGCGACCTCTGTATGTACGCCTCGCGCTCTCCTGGTGGGAGGTGGCTCGCGATAAAGGCGTAGTCAACCGACGGCGTCCACGGTTTTTGTGGGCGCAGGGGGACCTGTGTGTTGCGCAACTGATCTGCAAGCTGGCCCACGATACTCGGAAACCCCGAAGGGACCGGGAGGGGCGGCAGCGCACGGCCAGCGACGCGAGGACGGATGATGGGACGTTTGTGCATTTTGGGATGGCTTCCTGTACACCCAAAGTCTACAGCCGGGCACACAACCTTTTTTTGCCCAGTAAGAGTAGATGCTTCTTGCATGGATTATTAGAGCACTTCATTTCTTTCTAGTCCTGTTTATAATTGGAGCTCCATTCAGTTCAGATGAATATTTACTCACTTTACACCTCATAATTGTTCCTTTCATAATGCTACACTGGCTGACAAATCAGTCGGTTTGCGCTCTCACGGAGATGGAAAAACTCGTGACAGGCAAGACGTGTGATGATGAGACATTTTTTGGTAAGCTCGTGGGGCCGGTTTATAAGTTTAGGACACAAAGAGAGGAGAACCTATTCTTATGGACTATGCTCATAGGGTTATGGATGGTTGCGTTTATTAAACGGTTCAGTGGATAACTTCGCAGTCAAAGTCCTCGCTCGCGAGCGGGTTGCCGTGTGATTGGCACAGCGCGCAGTCAGTGTGCACCACGTTGTCAAGTGTGTGATTGTGGACGGGCTCCTCTACCTTGGAGGGCTTGGCGGGCACAGCAGCCTCGGTCTTTTCAGCAGATGCGTTGAGGTGGCGCTTGCAGAAGCATTCGCCCTTCAGCGCAGAGAACTTGCACGGCTCTTTCTTAGCCGTCATTCCCTGGCACTTGCCCTGTGCCGGTGCAGACGTTTCGCCATCCTCCTTGGGCTCGCGCTTTTTGTACTTGCGCGGCACCTTGATAGCCGCGTCGCCCACCTGCTGATAAAGTTCATACAAATCCTTGTACGACAAGTTCAGTTCGGTAGCCACACGCTCCACGAAAGCCTTGTCGCGTTCGACAACCAGAGCGTTGATGGCCTGGGCAAACTCCATTTTGGGTTGGATGTACCACCACTCCCAGCCTTAAGCCGGACACACAACCTAAATTTTGGCCAGGGACACAGCATTATAATTTTTCTCTTTATCAAGTACCAATTTAACAGCCTCACCACACTCAACCCCATCTGGCAACAAATAAGAAGTCTGCTGCAAATCACCCGTTGGTCCGTATGCTGACACGTGTAATGGAGGATACACTGTCATTTCATAATTGTCACGCGTAATATCATATGTTCCCGGTTGAACGATAATATAGGTATTACTCGTTGTATTTTTAATCACTAATAGTGATTTGGGACACGGTGGAAGTGTCGGAGCCTTTACTTCGGGTACCGGTGCTTTGTAAAGCAAGACGTATCCAACAACGAAAGCAACTACCACAAATAATATGACAATTATAATAATTCCACTGTTAGACTTTGGCTTTTGTAGGGCTAGTGGGTCCATCTATTATTTATAATATAAATTTATCTTCGCGGACCCATGCGTTACATACATATTTCGTACCCTCTTTGATAGGCAAGCCCGCATGAAGCGCCTTAGGATGACACTTGTTTTCTGTGTCTCCAAGAGGCCTGAAAAATACTCCTGACCCCTTTGGAGGCTTGACTTTCAGGTTATTATGCTCTGGAAAATGAGTTTCTCCTTCTGTAAAGTCTGAATTAAGGTAAACTAGAAGCGTACCTACGCGCTGACCACTCAAACCTTCAAAATCTCTACAGGCCTGGTCGTCATCACAACACGAATCATGATGAGCCTTGTAATAAGTCCCTGGTCTGTACCGGACGACCTGTAGGCTCTCACAATTTTCAATTGATTTTCCTGTTAACTTTGATGCATGCTCCATCACTTTTCGAGCTACTGGATCATCTTTGGGTATCCATGCGGTCTCACTTGTCCGTGCATCACTTGGGGAGCTGCTTCCAACCACACCACTTCGCGTGAACAATGGATCGGCCTTCTTAATTATGTAATCACATTCTGCTGGAGTTAGAATGTTATCATGTATTGACGGTGGCGTCCATGGTGCGTCACGATTGGTGTATCCTCTACCAGACCATCTCGAGACCCACCACCAAATTAAAAATGAAATTAGCAAAGTCCAGAATGCAATTATCAAAACTTGCATCACTTAATTTGCTTCAATAATTTTTCTACGCGTCTTGCACTTTGAAGGGACCCTTTCATATTTCGGTTTCTTATCCGCTGAAGGAGAGGTACAGTCTCTTTTGCTACACGCCTGAGGTTGTTCTTCTGACGGGCCAGACGTAGTAGACCTTCTGTACGTGCAATATTCTTAGCGCCTTTATTCTTCGTCTTCCCTGTTAACGGATTTCGATGTGAAATTAGTCCCTTGTATAAAAACGACCCTGTCAAGAGTGCAAGGCTGTCCTTGAGTTGGTACTTCAGTCTCTGAATTGGAATTCCTAATTTGTAAGACAGTGGTAAGTTGAGCATGCGACGATCAGCTCCAGGATAAACGGCCAGGGCTGTATCCACCAACCCCACCTTTTCACCGTTACCTAATATGACGTCATATGTAACCACTTGATAAATACGACGATTGGTACCTGGAACCTGCATACGTGGATTATTAAAAGGTGACTTTACTCGGCGTGTAATATTCAGACGCGCGTCACATCCATTATATTCACGATTTAAATACCTGACAAATGCATTCATATGGTTTGTCATTATGCGTCTCATAGATATGACATAGCTTGCAAGATCGATGTTAGATTTTACCACATTTGGAATTGCAAATGTGAAATCAAAATCTGAAGTTCTTCTTAATTTAGGAGGTAAATATGCCTTCCGAGCCTCAAGGTATGTCCGGACCGCCATACCACCTGTGCAAAATATCACAAGGCCCTTGCCGTACGGGCGGGTAAGGCGGGTCGTCCCTTTTGAAAACTCTATGAAAATACGCGGCAACGCTAATTTGATCGAGTGGATATCGACAACTGGAAGAAGCCTGCCAGCATTCGAGTATTTCTCTATGTGCCGATACGCATTCACGAGCATAATTTCAGATGGAAACCCACCCTTGTGGAAAGCTGAATTTTGTTTTGCTGAATAGTAACCATCATATCCCTCGCGAGTAAGGAATTCTCTAGACAAATTACCAAAGGCGAGCTTGTTCAATTCCTTGTAACTCGCACGTCCTCCCGGCTTGTCACCAACGCTCGGTAATTTGTTCATCTCTTTTTGACCCAACAGCATACCGAGCATCTTTTTCTGATACCCGGCCGACACCCCTACACCCGTCACGAGACGGATAGCGGCCCGCGTCTCTTGTGAAAGTGGATATTTATTTGTTAAAAGTAAATTCAGATTGTGATGTGTCAGGTCAAAAAGACGGAGAGTTTTCTTGACCCTGTAAGAGCATGGTGAGCCATAATTCTTTGCAGTGTCGACACTCTGTGTAAGGAAGAATGTCTTTGTATCTTTGAGTAATGTCTGACATCCTATGTGCCTGAAACCCTTGTACAGGATTTCTCCACTTGGAATAATAGTCTCGGTAAAGACCATCCTCTACTGAATGTACAGTTTTTTTTCTTACCAAAAACTAAGATGGCGTCGAAATATATTGGCATGCTCATGTCGTCGCGCAATCAGGCGCATGCGTTCCATCTTACCACTAAATCATATGCCGAACACAAGGCACTCCAGGCCTATTACGAGGGTATCATACCTTTGGCTGACGCGTGGGCCGAAGCCTATATGGGCCGGTACGGAAGACTGACCAAAATTTCATTCAACAAAAAGGCCGTCCGCGATCCACGCAAGGCCAAGGCATATTTTAAGAGCCTGCTGGTCCGTATTCGCGCACTTAAGCTCCCACGTGACAGCTACCTCAAGAATATTCAGGACGAAATTACAGCTCTTATTCGAACTACCCTCTACATGCTCAGCTTAAAGTAAAAAATCAATAACTCAGAAATGGCCACCCTACGGTTCGAAACAGTTGATCGTATAGCTCTCACTTACATCAATGACATTAAGGGAACGATATCAGAAGTTGATGTTTATTACATTCTTGAATATGTCAAAAAACTGCCAGACAATGCGAGATATGTAGAAACAGGGTCATATCTCGGATGTTCGGCTACGATAGTCGCTCTTTCATCTAATGCGACTGTATGGGCCCATGATATATGGACGAATGACTGGTCGGAACTCAAGGGCACCATTCCACCCCCTGAAACTGAAAACTACTTTTTGAAATTTTACGAAGGAGTTTTGAATAATAAATTAGAAAATCGAATTATACCTATCCGTGGTAATTCAGCTGAAACTCTATTAATTCATCCTCTAAATTCAATCGACCTGGCATTTATAGATGGCGATCATTCTTACAAGGGCTGTCTGAGTGACCTGCAGGCAATTTTCCCACGGATGAAGCCTGGCTCGACCATACTTGTTCATGACTGTTATAATGATACTGAAGCCTATCAGGCACTTCAAGACTTCACAAAACTTCACAATCTTCAATATCAGCGTGCACATGGTAGTTCAGCCCTCGCCAGAATACCAATCCCTGAACTCGGTGTACCACTCGATAGTTCTGCGTAAACAGACATCAAACTCCGGGTTCTCGGACCACCCAAGTGCCCTAAGGGCCGAGCTATCTATACAGTACCGGCTGTCATTGAAAGGCCGGTCAGATACATACTTGCAAGTTCCTTTGCCTATAATTTTGGAAATTTTTTCGAATATATCGATTACCGAATGTTCGTGAGAACTCCCAATATTGTACGTCTTTCCTATTTCACCCCTGTCAAGGATAATCTCGACAGCCCTTGACACGTCATCTACGTGAATAAAGTTGCGCCGGGTCGTCCCATCCCCATGGATCGGGCATGGTTCACCCTTGAGCAATTTAGAAATGAAAAGTGGAACCACCTTTTCAGGGTATTGTTTCGGCCCAAACACGTTATTCCCCCTCGTAATTATGCACGGTAATTTATACGCGTGCATGTAGGCCCGTACATAAAGCTCTGCGGCAGCCTTGCTTGCCGAGTACGGATTACTTGGATTGAGGGGTGACATTTCATCTGATGTGGTCAAGGGGCCAACCTCCCCATAGACCTCATCCGTGCTTATATGAATAAATTTCTTGAGTTTCCCGTAATCCTTTACCGTCTCGAGGAGCACGTGTGTACCAAGTACATTGTCTTTCGTAAACTGAAAAGACTGGTCAAAACTGCGGTCGACACACGACTGTGCCGCAAAGTGAATGACAACGTCAGGTTGATGCTCACGGAACACGTGGGTCATGTGATATCTTTCTGTAATGTCCGCGCGTATATACGTGTATCGTGGACCAGGCACGACATTCTTCTCACGAGCCATGTAATCGCATTTGTCAATATTTATGATTTCTATTTCCGAATTTGATTTCAAAATATGTTCAATAAAATTAGACCCTATGAAACCAAGACCACCCGTTACAAGAACTTTCATTTATAAATATACCATGCATTATTTGCTTTAACCATATTTTCTGAACATGTAGCTGTAATTATAACTCTCATTCCAGGTGAAGGGCTGTCTGTTATTGTGAGGCCGTTGATAGTTTTTCCATGTTTAAATTTACTGTCATCCACTAGACATTTGATATTGTATCCTTGTTCAAATAACACAGGGATCAACTTATATGCAAATTGTCCGATACCATACAGACATAGAGGTTCTGTTTTTGAGAACTCCTTCTCTATTCTTTCGAGTATACTCTCAAATTCTGCCGTAGATGCGACCAAGTGATCGTTTATATCAGTCTTGAAAGTAAATATACAGTAAATACTTGGATAGTCCTTTCCGACCACCTTTTGCCCACTCTTGATACACTGAAATCCGTGTTTATCAAACAATGATATTAAAGTCACTAGATTGAAATGGTTCACATGTTCAAGGTTAAAATCCTGAAAAGGCGGGCTGATCGTGTAACGTGCACTGTCCGGCACTTCGATATACACATGTCCATGCGGTTTCACAAGTTGTTTAATTCGATCGACAAATTTGTTAATATCGATAATATGTTCTAAGACGTGACAACATGTAACATAATCGAACTGTGTGTGTATATCTGTCGTGAATAGGCTTCCGTGCATGCATTCAATTCCTTGATTTTGTAGGTGACTGACACATATATTACTCGTGTCAATACCTGTAACGTTGTTAAATCCCTCTTGTCTGAAAAGACTTAGAAGACTTCCAGAACCACATCCAACATCGATTATTGTACTATCAGGATTTATATAAGGCAACGATACATCGAGAATATCTGTAGCATATTTTGTGATTGATGTAACTGGTTTATAGTACATATTCTGTTGACTGTAATACATGTCATAATCTTCTTGGGTTTGGCCCGTCGCTGTGAACATAAACCCACATGAATTGCATCTATTGACGTTTATTTCAGAATTCAAATTACAGTCATCCGGAATACACAATTTAAAAGTTTTAATAGGGGTTGATTGCGTTGATCCACAAAAACACACCCTCATTTATAGTTTATTGCTAGTATCCTTTAATAGTTTAAAGAGTTTAGCACTAAAACCCATAATGAAAGTAAGCGATGTGATAGCCAAGTTTTTGAAAGAAAATTCAGTTGACACGGTATTTTCAGTAACAGGAGGATATGCCATGCATTTAAACGATTCGTTTGGAAAAATTCTGAATGTGTCGTACCATAACGGCGAGATTAACTGCGGCTATGCGGCTATAGGATGGTCTAGTATAGAACATAAACCATCTGTCGTATGCACAACGGCAGGATGTGGAGCTACGAATGCGATCACCCCCTGTCTTTCTGCATGGCACGACAGCGTCCCTGTCTTGTTCATTAATGGTGCTATAAATTCCAATGAAAATATAAGACAACTCAACCACTGTGTACGTACATTTTCTGGATCGGACTGTGATATTATATCAATGGTAAAAGACATCACAAAATTTTCCTATGAACTTATAAATCCATCGGAAACTACTTATATCCTTTCAAAATGTTTATGGAGTATGATGCATGGCCGTAAAGGTCCTGTATGGCTGTCTGTTCCTCTCGATGTACAAAATATGGAAGTTTCTGAACATATTCCATGGGCTCCTCCTATTGAACAACCCTTTCCACCTTTTACAGTTCCACAACTTGAAAACTATAAACGACCAGTTTTCATTGTGGGTAATGGTATACGAGAATGTATACCAGAGTTTATCGAGTATGTTAAAATGACTTCTATACCGTTTGCCGTTTCTTTCATGGCAACTGACGTTCCAGGTTACGTAGGCAGGATAGGCGTCATAGGTGACAAAAATGGAAATAAGGTGGTGCAAGACGCTGATCTGGTAATATCACTTGGGTGCCGTCTTGGTATTTGCGCAATTGGATACAAAGGTATCGAAAATTTTGCACCTAATGCTGATATTTACCAAGTTGATATAGATACATCAGAGTTTAGACATGCACGTGTCAAATACATTCATTCCACGTGCAAAAATTTCTTATCAAAACTCCCCCAAGTGAATAAACCATGGTTCGAACCTGAGGTATTGTTACGCCAAGATGATGACAAAATGAACCCGTACAATATACTTGATGAGTTTTTCAGGGTAAAACCTGGATCTACTAATATAGTATGCTCATCTGGTTCACTTGTGTCACATGTATGGCATACCTACGTTCATAAATATGATGATAGATTTATCATATGTAGCAACGGGGATATGGGATTTGAAATTCCTTCATCAATTGGTGTAGCCATGAAGACCAATCGTCGCACGTATTGTATGGTTGGAGATGGGTCTTTTCAGTTTAGTTTTACAGAACTAATGAACGCGAAAAATCTCCCAATTACGTTCATGGTTTTCAATAATGGTGGGTACGGTGCAATTAAACTTACACAGCAAAAATATTTTTCAAATGAATTCGGAACAGAGTTTAAATTTCCAGATATCAAAAAAATTGCTGATGCTTATAACATTCCGTACTATTCGAAATATACTGAGCATGCAGATGGTCCATGTATAATAGAAATCAAATGTAAGGTCCAGGGTCGCCTCCCAATGATTTGAAGAATGGACTATAATTTGCAATTCCGTTTCTAATATGAACGGTTTTCCGTACGGGAAAAATATCAATTTCATCATTCATTTTGTAAATTTCGGTTAGGTTTGTGTTTGTATCACACAGTGATGTGAAAATCTCAAGCTGTGCATTACCCGAACCTCCACCTATGCCGTGAAGAGAAACATCAATAATAGATGCCCCTGCATGTGTTGCGGCTAGAGAGTTTGCGATAGCAAGTTGCAAGTTATTATGTCCGTGAAATCCAACTACCATATCAGGTAGTAGCGTCTTGATGTCACTGATGCGCTTGTGCACTACTTCAGGTTTATAATTTCCTGCAGTATCGAAAATTACTACATTTTTAATACCCATCTTACTTATTTCTGTACAAGCGTTCATGACCTGATCATCAGTAAATTTACTTGTAAACAAAAGTGAAACCCATACTTCCTTTTTGTCTACGAAATACCTAGCAAACTCCTTGATTTTGTCAGTCTCGGTCGGAATGCATGAAAGGCGGATTACATCTACATCTCTGGTTACTGATACTGCATAATCCAATGAACAATAATCGGGGTTCACGAGCGTACTGAGACGGGTTTTAATTAGATTTTTTCGAGCAACCTGTATCATTTCGGTATCAGTCAGATTTATTGAAGGATTTGTACATCCTATACTCAGACCATGGCCTACTTCAAGCACATCAATACCAGCCCTTTCTGCAAACTTCGAATAAGTATCGATAAATTCAATAGGAATGTGATAGTCAAACATATGCCATCCGTCCCGTAAGGTTACGTCACTTACAGTAATCATATAAAGATATGTCAGCTTTTATCTTTATATGAGTAAGCTCGTAGTTTTTGATCTAGACGGGGTGCTGCTGGATTCCAAAATATTGCATTACGAGGTTCTGAATAGAGCCCTTGAAAAGGTTGATCCTAAGTATATCATATCGAAACAAGAACAGGAGCATACTTACGAAGGAAAACCTACACTGACTAAATTGAAAATTCTAACTGCACAGAAAGGTCTCGACCCAAGTACATATGATGACATCTGGAAGTACAAACAGCTTCTCACATTACAGTATATTGATACTAATGTGAAACCCGATAATGAACTTGTTGAACTCATGAAATTTTTACACGAAAACGATTATGAAATTGCGTGCGCATCAAATTCGATATACGCCACTGTTAAGAAAAGTCTTCTTAAATTGGGACTGACGGACCATATAGACTATTTCCTATCAAACGAAGATATTACACATCCTAAACCTCACCCTGAAATTTACTATCGTTGTATGATCAGGTCAAACAAATCTCCTTCACAAGTTACCATAATCGAAGACAGCCCCGTGGGGTTGGAAGCTGCACGACGATCTGGTGCACGTGTTATCCCCGTTCGCAACCGAAGTGATGTGAGAAAGTCGTTATTTGTCCCTGTTCGAAATTTAGTTCCGTATTAAAAAAATACGACCCCTAATTAAGAGATGAAGGTCTGGTATGCACCTAATCAATTTGAGGCCTATGGGGAAGAGGAGATTAAGGCGGTCGAGGCATCTCTTCGTGCTGGCTGGCTAGCAGGGTTTGGTCCACGGACCGTCGAATTTGAAAATAAGGTTTCTACACTTTTCGGAAAGAAGCATGGGCTTTTTGTAAATTCTGGGTCAAGTGCTATTCTATTGGCGCTATGTGCACTTGACCTGCAACCAGGTGATGAGGTTATTACACCAGCTTGCGGGTTCGCAACTACTGTGGCTCCAATTCAACAGGTGGGCGCCACTCCAGTATTTTGTGACGTGGAAATCCCCAAGTATGTTCCTAGCGTAGAGCAGATCCGTGCCCACGTCACCCCGCGAACCAAGGTACTGCTCATTCCTAACCTGATTGGCAACAAGCCAGATTGGAAAGAAATCCGAGAGGCGTTTCCAGACCTCGTGCTCGTCGAAGACAGTGCAGACACCATCACTATGACACCCGAGACTGATATTTCAACTACAAGTTTTTATGCCAGCCACGTCATCACGGCAGGTGGCGTGGGTGGAATGGTCATGTTTAATTCTGAAACTCAATTGAAGAAGGCGATTATGTATCGTGATTGGGGTCGTATCGGAGATAATTCCGAGGACCCATCTGACCGTTTCAATCATTCTGTCGACGGAATTCCATACGATTGGAAGTTTCTGTACGGTGTAGCCGGCTACCACCTGAAGGCGTCGGAGATGAATGCGGCATTTGGTCTGGTACAGGTTAATCGGCTTGAGGGGCTCTTGGCGAAGCGCCGGGCGAACATTGAGAGATATCTGGAGCGTCTCAAGGACACGAAATATTATACCCTGCCAGATGACAGTAAAAAGCCAAACTGGCTCGCCATCCCACTTATGTGCCCAGATCGCCTAGAGCTCCTTCATTTCCTTGAGGCTAATGGTGTTCAGACGCGCGTATGCTTTGCAGGAAATATCACACGTCATCCAGCCTGGCGCCAGTATCTACGACCCTTTGAAAATTCAGACCGGATTATGGGTGAGGGGTTCCTTCTAGGGGCTCATCACGGCATGGGTCAAGAGGAGGTTGACTACGTATGTAATCTTCTCGAAACCTTTGCAGCAACACGGGCAAAGGCTCAAACTGCATAAAATTAAGATCAGACTTATTTCCAGTATAATTACTGTCAGTCGTTCTCTTGACTGTACACGTCACCCCGACCATTTCTGCAATTTCAGATAATTTATAAGATGTTGGATAAACCGCGTCCATTATTTTTTGTCGAATTTCATTTTCAAATATGTAATCGATAACCCGACACAGGTCGTGGATATCAAAAAAATCAAAGTACTTGTCCTCATCAATATCCACATGACCCTCCCGGATACATGTAGATATAAATCTAGAAGGAAGTTCATCTAGTCCAAAACACCCGTATACTCGTAGACAATATACATTATCAAGGTCTGTATAGATATGCTCCTGGACGAGTTTTGATAGACCGTAAAGAGACTTCCGGTTGTACACGGCACCACTCGAAAACCATATGATTTTCTTAAACAAATGTCTATTGGCACAGACATTCATATACATGAAAAGGTTCTTCTCAATAGTATCGGGAGGGTCGGGTACAAGGCGCGATCCACCAACAGTAGCACATAGAATTACATAATCAAATTTGTTGCATCTAAAAAACTTATTGACCGCCTCCGTATTTACCAAATTTAATTCGGCTTGGCGGACGACCCGAGCCTTCGGACCGAAATGCCTAGCCAGATTTTTAGAAATAAAACCACCTCCCAAAATGCAGACTGACATAAAGATTAGTCTACTAATTTCTTTATGAGTTTTGTTGTAACTTCCCTGCATACACCCGACTGGGCCGAGTTCGCAGCCGTGACCGACACTAATAAGAAGGAGTATTGTGATCGACATGGATACATTTTCGAAACTGTAGGGGACGGTCCATGGCATACACGCATTGACCTTGGGGTTGTTGGGGACTTTGGGTTTGAGCGTGGGTACAGGTTTCTCGATATGTTTGCAAAATATCCAGAGTGTGAATGGGTTATGTTTTCTGATTGTGATGCGCTTTTTACTAATCATACGGTGACGCTAGACCGCCTTGCAGACAATCGTTTCCACGTCATCCTGGCCGCCGATATTAACGGAACAAATTGCGGAAATATTTTGATCCGGAACTCAGAAATAGGCCGAGGTTTTTGTCAGTCGATGGTCGCAGCGCGCTCAGCCTATAGGGACAATGTGATGGCCGAAAATCAATGGATCCAAGAGATGGCAACCGCAACGTACTGGAAAAAATGGATCAAGATTGTGCCTCAACGGATGTTCAACGCGTACGACTACACTCTCTATCAGTTTCCTAAATTTACAGGCACGAAGGATATTCTAGGAGTTGATGGTCAATGGCAGCCAGGTGATTTTCTTATTCATATTGTCGGAGGAATGGCGATAGACAAGAAAACTCTTCAGGATAGAATTGATATTGCAAAAATGTATTTAGAGAGGGTAGTCAAGTAATTCGTAATGCTGATTGATGCGTTCATGTTTTATAATGAGCTTGATGTTCTCGAACTTCGTCTAAGTGTACTTGACGAGTACGTAGATCAATTTGTCCTTGTCGAGGCTGATGTCAATCATGTAGGTGGAGACAAGCCCTTATTTTTCAAGGATAATAAGGATCGTTTCGCTAGGTGGCTCCCTAAGATACGGTACGTTCACGTGACCAAAGAGGCGGCCCCAACTGACAAGAGCCCTTGGTCACGTGAGAAGTTTCAGCGCGAAGCAATTCTGTCAGGCATCCCGGACGCCCCAGATGATGCCATCATAATGATCAGTGATGTGGATGAAATCCCGGATATGTCAAAGGTACCATTTGAAAATATGCCTGCAGGGGTTTTAGCTTTGCATATGTACATGTTCAATTACAATTTCGATTATATGTTCACTGGCGAACCATGGGTCGGGACGGTCGTCACGACAGTCGACCTTGTACGTAAATGGACCGTGAATTACTTCAGGGATCATCGATGGAAGTTCCCAGTACTACAGGAGGCTGGTTGGCACCTGAGCAGTTTTGGCGACGAAAAGATGGTCCTAAATAAGATGAAGACATTTGCACATGCTCTGGACGAAAATGATCACAAGCATCTACAAACCGAGGATAATATTCGAGAGTGGATCAAGGAGGGCAAGTTTATTGATGGACGTACTCCGCTGCTTCCACGTCCCATTGAGGTCCCTCTACCCGGATCTGTCGAAGTTCTTCGTAGGCTAAAGATGGGCACATTCCCATGACGGCCGCCTTCCGCTTCAAAAGTCGGAGAATATCTCTAGGATGCATAAATTTGAAAAAATGCTGCTTTGCCTTAATATGCGTAAAAACCCCACCGGCCGCCAGGTCCCTTTGCCCCTGACAGACCGGCCATGTCACGTCTCGTAAATCATAGATCTCCGCCTCGTGATTGTCGAGGCGCGGAAGTATGTTCTCACGAATGAGCAATTGAATTTGCTCCATCTGTCTTTCCATATCTTAGTCTAGAGGTTTTTTCTTATGTAGACGCACATTCCCAGTTAATGCATACTGCCGCTGCCACTGCAAACAGAATTCCGAGCAACTGTACCCAGTGTTTTATTTTTTCACCAAATATCAGCCATGCGGTGAGGGCCCCACCTACCACCACCATAGCCTCCCACATAATACACGTCCACATCATACTCTCGGCCTGTAGGGTCTTTATCAAAAGGGCGAGGACCAATAACCATGCAAGCAACCCGGCCATGAAATTGTGATGCTTACCTTCTTCTGCAAACCATTTGAGGTGAGCATTTCCAAAAAGTTCGGCAGCCGTCATGGACGCCACCAATATAAAGCTCATCCTAATAAGTTAAAGGATTTATTTTCGGACAAGATATGTGGTTAGAATGGATTGTTGCGTGGTTCATTAGAATACCTAATATGGACCATAAAAGTAAAGTCGCCCTCCTCCTGATAATGAAGGATCCTGATTGGGTCTTAACTGTAAAAGTTCACAATTTACTAGAACATATTAAAGATTTAAAAAGATAATACCTAAATGAAGGCGGCTCTCATTACGGGTGTAACTGGTCAAGATGGAAGTTATCTTGCAGAGTTTTTATTGGAAAAAAGTTATTCGGTATACGGGATGGCGCGTTACTGTTCAGAGCCAAAACATGAGCGTCTTGGAAATGTCCGGAAACATCCTGAATTTAATTTAGTAGAAGGGGATCTGACGGATGCTTCAAGGATCTCTACAATTTTGAATTCGATTGCGGAAATCTATGACGTGATCGAGGTGTACAATCTCGGTGCCCAGTCACATGTTAAACTGTCTTTTGACCAGCCAGAATATACTGCGAACGTGGATGCTCTCGGCACATTGCGTGTCCTTGAGGCAATTCGCAATTCAAAATACAAAACAAAATTCAAGTTTTATCAGGCGGGTACCAGTGAGATGTTCGGAAAGGTCCAACAGACACCACAGAACGAGGAGACCCCCTTTTATCCACGGAGCCCCTATGGGGTCTCAAAGGTATTTGCATACTGGATAACCAGGAACTATAGAGAAGCATATGGTATATATGCATGTACCGGAATTCTTTTCAATCACGAATCGGAGCGCCGGGGCCCTGAATTTGTTACACGCAAGATCACCCTAGGTCTGAACAAATGGATCAAGACACAGACCCCTATCGAGCTCGGAAATCTCGAGGCCCAACGCGACTGGGGTCATGCACTTGATTACGTGAATGCTATGTGGCTTATGCTCCAACAACAAGAACCCGAAGACTTTGTAATAGGTACTGGCCAGACGCATTCAATTAAAACATTCATCGTTACCGCCCTAAACTTACTGGGTGTTGTACATCACTGGGAAGGTTCAGGAATTGACGAAAAATGTATACATACACCAACAGGCCTGGTAATTGTCCAAGTCAATCCAGAATTCTATAGACCAGCCGAAGTTGATGTCCTAATTGCCAACCCAACGAAAGCCTATGAGAAGTTGAATTGGCGCCCAACTATTTCGTTCCAGGAACTTGTTTTTAAAATGCTTAAAAATGATATCACCCCACCTAATTAATGAAGTGGCTCTTCATCGGACCACGCCTTTTAGCTGGTATAGGCCAGGTTACAAATAGATACGCAGAATTGCTCCGTGATGCCGGTCACGAAACAGAATATGTTGAATTTGGTCAGTCTCCTAAGAGTTCAACATATGATGTAGGATTTGCTTTCGTTTTGCCAATTGATGACTTTGTAAAAGCGGTCGATGGGTACATGACCCAATGCAAGAAACAGATGTACATGACAATTTGCGAGACGGAAACAGTTAACGCGAAGTATGAAATACTGACAAAATATAAGACCCTTTACGTCGCATCTGAATTTTGTAAGAGGGTTTTTGAGCGCCAATTTCCAAACACAAATTGGAGGATACTTAGACTTTACGCGGCAGAGCCAGAGCGTTGCTTGTCGGTGTCTAAGTTTTATACGTTCTATACTATTGGAAATATGGCCGATCCTCGTAAGAATACCCAGGCTCTGCTTAACGCATGGCAGGAGTGCAGGTTTCCGGACGCACGGCTCGTGATCAAGGCCACATGTCTTCGGGATTTAGATATTAAAATTCCAGGAGTTGCTGTTATCAACGGTCTACTCACCAACGAGCAAATGGAGAAAATTCATCACGCCGGTGACTGTTACATAAACTGCTCTCATTCAGAGGGGGTCGGAATGGGAGCTGTTGAGGCTGCACTTCATAATAAGCCTGTTATTATCACTGATTATGGTGGTCTCAAGGAGTACGTCAAGACCCCGTGGGTCATTCCATCAACATTAGGCCCTATAGGTTTTGATGATTTTCTATTTACGAAAGATCTTGAGTGGGGCTACCCAGATTATTCCAGTCTTGTGAAGTGTATGAAAGAATGTTATGCACTCAAAGTCCGTGAGTGGGACCACACGCATACCAAAAATTTAATGAAGTCTATTGTCCCAGACCTTTTGCAGTATTCTTCAGAGACTTCAGAGCCTTGAGAGCCTCGCCATTACCAGCGAGCTTCGCGGCGTTAGTCAGCTTGTTAGCAAGACCGTTCATTCCGAGGTTCTTTGCAATTGCCGCCTGGTTTTGCAGCGCACGCTGTGCGTTGCTCAACTGATTTGTCGCGGCAACAAAATTACGATTAGCAACTGGGATATTTCCATTAGAAATATTTGCAACAGCCTTATTGGTATTGGCGTTTGCACGTTGCAAGTTATTTGCCGCGCCAGTCAAAGTATTATTCATTACTTTAATCGACGATTAAAATTCAGGAGACTTGGCAGGGGCTCCACCAGTTGTTGCGGACTGGACCCAATACAATGCAAGATAAGTTACAATACCTGTCACGAGAGTTGAAGACAACAAAAATGACTTCTGGGAATTAAGATACAGTACCGTATCGTCAATGACCTTTATTTGCGTTGGCTTCTTTATAAGCTTGGGGACGATGTAGACAAGTAGGAAGTTGACGGCCATGGCGGCCCAAACGTAGTTAAGGTTCACCTGCATTACACTATACTGAGATTAATTTCCCCCGCTGTGCTTCTTGCAGAACCCCCCACACACCGCCCTGAACTTGCAGGGCCTATTCTCCAGCGTCACCGCCTTGCAGAGCGCGCCGCTAGTCACCGCCTTCTTGGCGCTAGGCGCCAGCCCAGAGCACTCGGCGACTGTGGGCTTTTTGTCAGTCACCTTGAGCTTGTGCTTGGCGGCGTCTAGCTCCTGTGCCTTTTCGCGTGCGCGCAGCAGAGTGTCCGCGAGCTTCGCCGGCTCCGGGTGCCCCTGCGCGACCGCCTGGTTGTAGTATTTTTGCCAGATCTCACCCCCTTGCCCTTTGGGGGCTTCCCGTACCGGCTTGGGCTCGGCAGCAGCCTTAGGCACCTCCTCAACTGGCTTGCGGTGGATGACCTTGATAGGCTTGCGAGGAGCGTGCAGCTCGGCGCGAAGACGGGCGAGGGTACGGTCGGACATTGTGTTTGACTTTCAAGTCGTCCGTGGGTTACAGCCGACCACACAACCTACTTTTCTGGTCACTCGACTTAAAAAAATGCGAAGAAACATTAATAGAATGCAGATCTTTGTAAAAACTCTTACTGGCAAGACTATCACTCTTGAAGTTGAGTCAGGTGACAGTATTGCAAATTTGAAGGCTAAAATCCAGGACAAAGAGGGAATTCCCCCAGAACAGCAACGCCTAATTTTTGCAGGAAAGCAGCTCGAGGACGACCGTACGCTGGCAGACTATAATGTTCAAAAGGAATCCACTCTTCATCTAGTTTTGCGTCTTCGTGGCGGACGGGTCTAAAGTTTTTCCTGACCTTATAATATATGGCTTTCCGTATTCAGCACGCCGAGACTGGTCTTTTCTGGGGTGTAAACTCTAAGAACATTATTACACTTGGTGATATTCACCAGTCTTCTGTGTATGATCTTTCATGCACTGACCATATAAAGAACGTGCAAACTGACAAGTGTCTGTGCAAACGCAAGTATGCCCTTACCGAGAGTGAGCATGGAGGTGACGCGACCGACTTTAATTTTTCAGTGAATTCATCCACTGGTGAAATTATTAATTATGCACAGAACTTTGATGTCGTGTATAATAATGGTGCAGTAGCAATTTCTCGTAGCACCCCTACCAAGTGGAATATCGTTCTCCTCGAGGACGACGTAGAGGACGTTCCTGTCACTCGGTCGGCTGCACTTATTGAGGAGGCACTTAACGCATCTGCTCCAGTGCACGATGATGAGGATGTACCAGACCTGGTTGAGCCAGAGCCAGAGCCAGAGCCAGAGCCAGAGCCAGAGCCAGAGCCAGAGCCAGAGCCAGAGCCAGAGCCAGAGCCAGAGCCAGAGCCAGAGGCCAATTAAATTCCAAGTACTAAATAATGGACAGTGTAAAAGGAGGTCTATCTACTTATGCAAAATTTAGAACGTATTCGGGTGTGATTGTTATGGTGATAGTAGCTTTGTGTTTTATTGTTTTCGGTATTTTTCTGGTAACTCGTAAAGATACCAAGACGGCTAATACAAGCGGAACAATTAAAACCCAGTCATGTACAACTGATAAACCTCCAGTATGTTCGGGTACTATTGAATATAGCGTAAATGGACAAACATATACGATAAATGGCACATGGGGTACAGGACGGTCAGTTGGTCAATCTGAAAATGTTAGATATGATCCAGGCAAACCAGCGGATGGGGCGAACGGGATGTCCGATCAGAAGGGCGGATGGTTATTTTTGGTTTGCGGCCTCATTTTGATGCTTGTTGCTTACCTGATTTATATGTTCTTTTCAAGTCTTTCAAATAACGCCAAGGCTGTTGTAGGTGGCGTTGAGGCTGCATCAGACGTGATGGGTCTAATTTCTAAAAATTAAATCCAAATATACTATAGAATGTCTTTAGGAAAATGGGGACCCTATTTTTGGGGTTCCTTGCACCTTGCATGTTTATCCACAAATGTTAATCTGTCTGAACAAGAGAAAGAGGCAGTCCGGGCATTTGTTGATAGTCTTACTAAACTCCTTCCATGTCCCATGTGCCGTACACATTTTGCGGAAGTACTGGAAAAGTACCCCTTAGAAACAGGATTGTATAGTGGCCCTGATCTCTTTAAATGGTCAGTCAATGTACATAACGAAGTTAACATCAGTATAGGCAAACCAGTGTACACTATAGAAGAGGCGTTTAACTATTGGATGAATGCAATGTCTATGGAGAAACAGCAAAATGACACGGTATTTGATCCGGTCATAATTATTGTGATTATCATCATGATAATGGTACTTGCCCTGTTTTTCATAAATAAAAGATAAAACAGACCGTAAAATAATGGGGCCATGCACTAGTTGGGATATTGGCCCTGACGGTTTCTCATGTGCGGGAGAGGAATTCGGAATTGAAATTTTCGAAGACTTTTTTGATGAAGAAATTCCGCCACACGCACGTGACTGGTTATGGGATAATTTCGACGGAAAAGAGGTTGCACGTGCATATGACGCAGGACCTGACTACGGATATCAGGCACTTTGTGACGAGGCTGCAAATGTCGCGGAGGCATACCACCAATTGAGCGCCGAAGAGAAGAAGGCGTTGCATGACGCAAAACTTTCTGAACTCAAAGAGCGTCAAAATAAGTCAATGGACCGGAAAGACTGGACGACTATTTTGGGTGCCGGACTTTTGGCAAACCTTCATGATTACCGAGGACCTAACGAATATAAGATCCAATTTGAAAAGGTAATTAAGCAAGTCATGGAGGACAGTTCTGAAATGGAAGATAATCTCACAACTGACCTGAAAGATGAGGAGGACTGGGCTTAGAGCCAAGGGTCCCCCCTATAGTATAACATATGGAATATGAACGGCTCACACACGTTGAGCACATTCTCAAACGCCCCGACACTTATGTCGGGTCCCTCCCTCCCGAAACTGGACAATACTGGGTTCGAGATGGATGCAGTTTCAAGCTTTCTTCACTTTCTGTTTCACCTGGACTGGTGAAGATCTTTGACGAGGTCTTGGTCAATGCTATCGACCAGTGGTCCCTTCACCCCAAGAAGGTGGCGTGTATTGAGGTGAACGTTGGTTCAGACAATTCAATTACAGTTTACAATTCAGGGGTCGGAATTCCCATCAAGAAACATCCAAAAGAAAAGATTTGGATCCCTGAGCTCATTTTTGGACACCTTTTGACCAGCTCCAATTATAATGATGACGAGCAGAGGGTCACGGGCGGTCGCAACGGATACGGTGCCAAACTGGCCAACGTCTTCAGTTCTAAATTTCACGTCAAAATTAGTGACGGTAAGAAGGTCTACGAGCAAACATGGACCGACAATATGAGCAAGGTTGAGCCACCGGTCATCACCGATGAAAAGGTGGTTCCGTCTGTTACGGTCTCATTCTGGCCTGACTGGAAACGTTTCGGCGGCCCCGGTGATTTCCTGAAGCTAGTTGAGAAACGTACATGGGATGCGGCAATGTGGTGCTCCAAAACCGAAGTTTATCTCAATACTCGCAAGCTCGAAGTGCCGAATTTTGAGGAGTACGCCCGTATGCACGCTGGTGGGGCGGCTACGCTTGCCCGGATGCACACCGAAAACTTTGACATTATTGTGACCCACTCGTCGAGTGGTGGGTTCCAGCAGTGCTCATGGGTTAACGGTATCGCCACGACCAAGGGCGGTAGTCACGTGGACAAAATCACCAAGGCTCTGTGCGAGGCGATTGCGGCCGACAAACGCTGCTCGACGCTCAAACCTGCTCAGATCAAGGCAAGCCTCTTTGTGTTTGTACGTGCAGTGGTCGTGAACCCAACTTTCTCAAGCCAGACCAAGGCCGAGTGCACATCAAAAATTCAGGAGACCATTGATCTGAAACCAAAATTCGTCAAGGATGTCCTGGCCACGGGCGTCCTCGATGATCTCGTTTCCAAGGGTCTCTCCCAGGTTGAAAAGGAGCTCAAAAAGACAGACGGGTCCAAAAAGTCGCGCATTACGGGAATTCCTAAGCTCGATGACGCCAACTGGGCTGGCACACACCGGTCGCATGAGTGCACGCTTATTATCACCGAAGGTGACTCGGCGAAGGCTCTTGCGATTGCCGGCCTGAGCGTTGTAGGCCGCAATGCGTTCGGTGTATTTCCACTCCGGGGTAAACCTCGTAACGTCCGCGATGCGTCTGTAAAGCAGGTTACCGATAATGAAGAGTTTTCTAATCTGAAAAAGATCCTCGGGCTTCAGCATGGCAAGGTATATAATTCGCTCAGAGAATTGCGGTACGGTCGTTTGATGATCATGACCGACGCGGATCTCGATGGCAGTCATATCAAGGGCCTTGTTTTGAACATGTTCCATGTCTACTGGCCGAAACTTATTGAGCTAGGATTTGTCGTTTCGATGGTAACACCTGTTATCAAGGCGGGAAAGACATGGTATTTTACAGAAGACGAGTTCAAGGCGGCCGGGCCGACAGCAGGGGCCGTCAAGTACTACAAGGGTCTGGGCACTTCCACGAGCGCCGAGGCCAAAGAATATTTCCGGAAAATTGAACAACTCACCGTAAAGTTCACGCAGGATGCCGAAACCGACAAGTCTATGGTGCTGGCTTTCGCCAAGGCACAGGCGGATGACCGCAAGGACTGGCTTACAGAACATATGGCCGAGCCCCCCAAGGGTATTCCGTATGGTCACATCCAAAATCTAACCGTCTCTGATTTTGTCCACCGTGATCTGGCAAACTTCAGTGCGGAGGACATCAAGCGATCAATCCCGCACGTGGCGGATGGCCTCAAGCCCTCCCAGCGCAAGGTAATTTACGCGTGTCTCAAGAAGAACCTCACAAGCGACATGAAGGTGGCGCAGCTCTCGGGTTACGTGGCCGAACAGACCGCCTATCATCACGGTGAGGCTTCACTTCAGGGAACAATCGTCAATTTGGCACAGAATTTCATTGGCGCGAATAACTTGAACCTACTTGAGCCGTCTGGGCAGTTTGGTACGCGTCTTGCCGGTGGAAAGGATGCCGCGAGCTCCCGTTACATCTTCACACGCCTGGCACCTTTGACCCGCAAGATTTTCGATCCGTCAGATGACCCAGTGCTCAAGTATAACTTCGATGACGGACAGAAAGTCGAGCCCGAGTTTTACAGCCCGGTGGTGCCTATGATCCTGGTGAACGGTGCGGAAGGTATTGGAACGGGGTTCAGTTGCTATGTGCCTCCATACGACCTGGAAACGATTAAGCACAATATCATGTGCGCACTTGACCAGGTGGCGATGGTGCCTATGAAGCCGCACTTCAAGGGATTTCGAGGAACCATAACAAAAACAAAGGATCATACGTGGGTCCTCAGCGGTATCGCCGCCAAGGAGGGTTCGCAAATTCATGTGACTGAATTACCACCTGGAAAATGGATCCAGGACTACAAGGAGTTTCTCGATGACCTGTGTGAGAAGGGCACTATCCAGAAGTATGAAAATCACTCGTCAGAGACCGCCCCAGACTTTCGGATTTGGGGGTGGACTGGGAACGACGACCATATGTTCCGTGAACTCGGTCTGACCAAGACAATTCACACGAGCAATATGTACCTGATCGGCCCCAACGGAGCCGTCAAGAAATATGCAAGCCCCGAGGAAATTCTGATCGACTATTTAGATATTCGAATTGGAATTTATAAACAGCGCAAGGCGCATCTGCTCAAGGAACTTGACACCCAAATTCAGTGGCTCTCAGAAAAGGCTCGTTTCATTGACGCGGTGGCTGTCACACCACGCATGCACATCTTCAACATTCCTCTGGATCAGATACATTTCCAGCTGCGTCGCGAGAAATTTGCCGAAGACATCTGGCCCAAGCTACTGGATATCAAGACTTATCAATACACTAAGGAGGAGGTGGCTAAACTGAACGCACTCCGTCAGCAGAAGGTGGACGAGCGCGCGACACTCAAGGCGACGAGTGTGGTCCAGATGTGGAAAAATAACCTTCGCAATTTGTAGTTAGGATGAATGACCTGTATGTAGATTTACTCAGGTTTTTCAGACCCCCAAAACCTCCTTCGGTGCAGCCGCGGGTGGTCACCCCTACCCCGGCGCCGGCTCCAGCGCCTGCCCCTTCTAATCAACCCCCGACCCCTGTCCAAGTTAACGGTTTTTATAAGGCCACATCGGCAAACACAATTACATTTTACGCCATAACAGCATGGCCCCTGTTGACGCCTACCCAACTCATGCCCATCAGCCCAGGATGGACCGTCAGTGGCCTGTCTGGGGTTGCTGGTAACGTGATAGTGACAAAGGCGGCGAACACACCGGGGGGTGTAAAAGCCGAGAAATATATCGTACAGCCTTATAATTGGTATTTCGAATGCCAAACTGATACCGTCCAGACAATCACAGATACACATTACGCTACGGGCGTCACTCTTTATCCACCTGATACAACGAGTTTCTTCCTGTCGCCTGTGTATAACGGGACTATAACAGGTTTTTATATGGTAGATCGCAGCGTACCTGTATTTTACTTGACGGCAGCCGCCCCCTTCAACTTTACAAAGGGGTGGACGGTGTCGGGCCTCCCTACCGTTTCGGGAAATGTCACGGTTAACTCTTTTGCTACTATTCCTGGAAACGTCGTGACGGGGTCCATCGCCGTCCCGGGCAAGAGGCGGCAGCTTGTTTCCAATAGTTACATAGCATATGCATTTCTAAATACAGAATATCCTGTGCCCAACACGCCCGTACCCGTGTACACGACCGCCACCGTCCAGGCGCCCATGAAAATAGCAATTCAATATGGTGCTAGCGTTACAAGTAACGTTGCCGACGTCCCTCAAGCTGTTACAGTTCACCAGAATGTTATAGGAGGCAATGCCGCCCCTCTCCGTGATCTCGGGGATGTAAAGGACCCTCCGAGTTTTCAAGAAGAATACAAGGAACTTACAAAAACAGGCTATAACTCGGCCACGACGATGTCCCTGTATGCTATAGGACCTCAAGAAAAGTACGTCAATGGTAAAGACGACACTGATTGGAACACATATTTTCCACAACATTCAAATTTTGTGATGTACCAAAGAAATGTACCAATTTCTGGTAACTCGTTCTTGGGTCAGACCATCACTCTCGAGTTCCGACCCCAAGAGCTTGGTGATCTCTTGTCAAATATGTATTTTAAATGCACATTGCCAGGACTGACTTCAACCTCAAATGCATACACTAATCAGGTTGGCCGGGCCATCATCAAGCAAGTAGACTTTATAATTAATGACACGGTCGTAGAGACTGTTTATGACGACTGGTTCTATATCCATGATCAGGTATTTCTTGATGCTGACGAGCAGATTGCTATGTTTGGTGCGGTAAATTCCGGATTAAATTCAAACGTTAATTCAACGTCGAATACAAATGTCATAGTCCCGTTGGAGTTTTTCTTCTGTCGGAGGTATTCACATGGTAATAAACAACATGAGAGAATAAGGCGGCCCTACTTTCCTCTATGTGCTTTATGGAACCAGAAAATCTATATAAAAATTCAATTTAACCCATGGGTCTGGATCACAAACGACCTACCGGCTCAAGACCTCATAAGTCCCTCACTCATATTTGAGGAAATCAAATTGACAGATGAGGAACGCTTGTTTTATAAAACAACACCTCTGCGCTACATAGTAAACCGCGTTCGAAAGGAATCCACTCTGTCTTTCACGGCCACCAATCCGCAGATCCAAATGACGGCAAGTTTTCCAGTCCAAATGATCACGTGGTTTATTCGAAATAAGAAATATGAAGGGGTCTTGGATGGCCGGTACTATGATTCTAGATATAACTACGGGTATACCACCAATTATATTCAGACGGCGGTCCCTTTGAATTTCGTATCTGGCCTGGTGAGATATATTGACGTTATTGACAACGCCAAGATCACTTTGAACAACGTAGACATTCTGAGCACTTTCCAGGGGTCTCTTTATTATTCGTTCAAACAACCTATGGAACACGGTCTTTCTATCCCGTCTAAGAGTATCTATGTGTATTCATTTGGGCTTAATCCAAAAGAATACAATCAGGGGGGTTATGTTAATTTTTCTAAATTGAATTCACAGACAACGCGGCTTGCTTTACAGTTTTCACAACAATATGCATCTGAAATTACACAGGGATATAATTTGTATCTGTTTTACTATGGTTACAGTGTTCTTGAATTTCAGGGGGGGTTTGCAAGGCTTCCTTTTGTGTGATGAGATATTCGATAATTCCATTCGTTATGCACCAACGAATGAAGTTCAACTGAGCCACCGTCGTGGTCAGCCCCATAAACGAAATACGCTCTGTACGACAAAATGGATCGAAGAGTTTCTTCGAGTAGCCGTCAAGGCTCGACTTGTACGCTACATGGACCGTAAAAAACTTTCCATTAGGTGCAGTATAAGTCACATGCCTATTCTTTGCATAATTGGTCACAAACCATTCCAAATTACGCAAAGAAATACCCTTTCGATGAGAAAGGATATCTTTGAGCTGTTCTGAATGCTTATCTTCTGAAAAGAAGCGTGAGAGGCTTTCAAGAAGGACGTCCGACTTGCTCATTGATCTTTTTGTGCTCTACATGTTTAAGCGGTTTTTAATTTCAAAAGATTTCGTCCACTCGACTGGAGGTGTCGGAGCTGCTGGAGCTGCTGGAACCTTGATAACAGGCGCCTGAGATGAATGGAACTTGCAAAATCCATTCGCATGTGGTTCCTTGAGACATCGCTTTCCACTCTTGTTTACGCCCTGACAAAACGAGGCGTCCACATGCGCTGTATCCTTGATAAGTCTTGCAAGCGGTACAGAATACAGTTCTGAAATTACTTCGAGAGCCTTTGAAAGGCGGACGGCTACACGCCGCTTCACCTCCTCCTCGATCAATGCGAGGATCTGTGCTTCCATCTTACTCTACTCTAGGCCCTGGTCTTAAACTGAAAAAGTCCGTCATTGTGCGCACCCTGGGTGCGAATATGACCTTTTCTGGGTTCGGCCCCACAAGAGGTTCGAGCAGGTCACACACAGGTTTCTTGAGCTGATGATCGAAATAGTATTCATAGTCTATCTTCAGATTGTTCGCCGTCACCCACGCCGGGTCCTCGGCCTTTTCAAACATCTTACCACGGCCCTCTACTATCACAAATTGTACACGGTCCCCTTGCTGAGGTTCTGATCCGGGTGCTCGAGAGCGGATAGCGTTTCTGACCTGGACATGGGGCATGGGTACAGCATTCATAATCTGTTTTAGTACCATTCGATGTCCTGGTATAATGTCCTTTTGTCTAAGCATTTTTTGAATTATGGCTTCGTGACTAAATTTATATTCCTTTGTCTTAATCAAATCTTCAATTGATTTCTGTTCATCGCCTGATAGGCATTTCATGTTTTCCTTCAATTCGCTAACAGAATTCAAAGTAATTTTATATCCGTCCGCAAGTTGCTTGGACAGTAACAACTTCTCAATGGGCACAAGACCCCCTTTCAGGTCTTTTGCACACTGCTTAGCAAAATTAACAGCAGGTTTAGGATCATCACTTTCAAGGACCATATTGAGCAACTGTTTGAGTGTGTCGCGGACGTATGGGCAGCTGTCACGGCGCACCACCTGCAGACCTTTGACATCAATTTTTTTGAATACTACGGCGTCACCCTTCTTTTCGTACATCTTGGCAGCGTACCGCTTCTTAGAGTACAAAAAGTACGGGCAGTAGACCTTCTCAAGCTCTAGATCGTTCGGTGCCTTGAAAAGCTTCGTGCATTGCTCGGCAGCCTGCTCTCCGAGCTGCCACGAATAATCGATCGCCTCTTGACCTTTCCGACCCTGAACGTCAAACTCAACCATCACACTGTCCGTATCTCCGTACCGGACCTTCGCCCCTGGAAAATGCTCTTCTACGTACGTCTTCGTCTCTTCGATCATCTGTCGTCCTCGCATAGTAACGGTTGATGCGATTGCGACCAGGGGAAGCATGCCTTTAGACGCGCCAGTAAACCCATAAATACTGTTCATACTAATTTTATAAGCCAGTTGCTGGCCGTTATAAATGGCTTCCATAGGGGTCCCCTCCGCCTGAGCCATAAGCTTTTTGGCTTTCTTACGGTAAGCCTTCAGATCAGTCAAAATAACCGGTAACAGGCTCGGCACGTTTTGAGCAAAGCGATGCGGTCCAAATTGCTCGTACACGACACCCGGAAGGTTATCGAACCTTGGGTCCATCACGAGCGTTGAGTAACACAAATTATGGGCGCACATGATACTCGGATACAGACTTGCAAAGTCGAGCGCAGTAATTGGTGAGTAGTAAGCACCTGTTTGAGCTTCCAGAACCGTCGCACCTTGATATTTGTCCTCATCAATAGAAGGTCCTCGATCAAACGTCGGAATGATGAAATTAAGTTCGCGCGCCTTGTACGCCATCTGACTAAACACCTTGATTTGCTGACCACGCTCACTCAAAAACGCAAGTGGGACCCAACACGCCTTGGCCATCTCTACGAGGTTCTGGATCTGACAGAGCTTGTCAAGTAACTTGTGTGGGAGCTCCGTATCCTTCAGACAGTAATCAGCCACCTCACCCAGACGCGTCGCGTCGCCCTCTGCAAACCTCGAGAAGATCTCTTTGACCGGCATGTCATTTTTCTGATCTTTCAAAAAGTGTTTCGAAACGTTGTTCAGTGAATAGCTCTCGAGCTTGTGTTCACGTTTCACGTCCTGGAAGAGGTCAAAAACGTACCGGCCGCGCATAGGGACCATCTTGAGCATGTTATTTCCGAGTGCCGAACTCGAAAGGTTCTTTGTGACTAGCTCGATCGGGCTGTCCTTGAACCGCCCCCAAGTTGGCGCGAGCCCATTCTTGACTGCACGGACCTGTAAAAACTCAAGATCGAACCCAAAGATGTTCCAACCGGTGATAATGTCAGGATCCGTCTTGATAAGATATTTCTCAAAAGCCTGCAGAAGCTTCTTTTCCGTGTCGAAACTCTTGGTGTCGGGACCGGCAGTCTCTTTGAGACACAGACACATGCGTTCCATGGGCTCGACCGAGCCGAACTTGCGCGTCGTCATCCCAATCTGAAAAACACAGTCTTCGGTATTCATAGGATTTGGAAAACTGCCTGACTTTGAATAACACTCAATATCAAATGACATGATCTTCAGTGGTGCAATGTCATCCCGGTCAACAGGCTTGATGTTGGTGTAATCAGGAGCCCAAAGATTAATGTCACAAGTTGTATCAAAGTCTGGTTCGGTGACATCACACGTCAGCCAGCCAGTCGAACGAATTCCAGTCACGTGCATAAACCGAAGTACGGGATCAATATTCGTCTCGTAAACTTTGAGCTTGCCAAATTTAGTTAATGGGTTTTCATACGGATCCGCCATTCGACCATCTTTGATATGTGTATGTTCAGTTATCGTGACGTGAGGTTCGGGATCTTTGCGAAGTGCCCAGGCACAAAAACGCATTTGACGCATTGTATCAAATTCTATACGAGCAAAACGTGAAAGAAGATTGTTCTGAAAGCCCCACAGGTCTTTGGCGTGGACCTCTTTGATTTCAGTTGGCTGAAATTTCCTACGAATTGCAGAAGCAAATTCAGCAAAATTATGCTGAACTCTGAGCTTTGCGTAAAAATACGGACGAAAAGTGGTACCGAGAGCAACTGACTTGCCATCTTCTTGTCGTCCGTAAATTCTTATGACGAATTTACCGTCATGGTCAGACCCCTCCCAAGCAACTGCCTGAAAGGTGGTCATTCTTTTATATTTAGTGCTTTAATTCTCTATGCAGGTACAAGCCTATAAAAATGCCAATAGTGTTCCACATAATGTCAAGGGGGTTCGCCATGTGATTGGTAAAGTGCTCTAGGACCTCCCAAAAGACACCAAGGAACCATAACTGGACTACATAATTCGGAAACAGATAGGCGCCTAGCCCAAAATAAAGAATATGGGAAATATTCCATAGCGTAAAAATTCTAGGGCCGAACTGTCTGCCTTCATCAGATATGTCACGGGCTAGAAATTTAACTATGGGATTATTTTTTGGTGCGTTTATGAGTTGGGTCTGCATGAAATCGCCTGTTAGTATAAACGTGGCGAGAACCGCCAAGACTCCGTAAATTATAAACCTGATGAAATTTTCAGGCGTTTGTTCCATCTGATATTACTGGATTTAAAAACCTGTGGATCCGAAACCGGCCGCACCACGCTCAGTCACAAGTCCCGTGCACTCGCTGGGCAGCTCTACGACATCAGCTGTCTCGAACTTCTCGAGGATCAGCTGAGCGATACGGTACCCTGGACGGATGACGAAAGGATTGCGGCCGTCTGTATTGAGCAGGACAACCTTCAGCTCACCGGTATAGTCAGGGTCAATGACGCCGGCGAGACAATCCAGGCCGTGCTTTACGGCCAGTCCAGAACGAGGTGCAACGCGACCATAGGTTCCGGGTGGGAGCTCGACAGTGACACCGGTCGAGACAACCACTCGATGGCCTGGCAGGATAATATACCCATCAGCGGAAAAGAGGTCATAACCAGCGGCGCCTGGGGTTGCGCGCGCAGGAAGAATTGCATGAGGTACCAACTTACGGACATTGAGGGCCATTTCTATTTTGAAAGAGTGTCGTGACTTTAAGTACGTTAAACAAATGCAGGACCCTCAATCCATAAAACAAGTGATCTCCGTGTTCCTCGTGTAACCGGTGTGACCCTGTGTAACAAATAACTTGGAAATATGATGACGGTTCCCTTTTCCTTTTCAAGTGTTATGATGTTTCCTGTGTTAATTTGAAGTTCACCTCCTTCGTATTCTGCAGGATCCGATAATTGACATACAAGACTAAGTTTACGATTAGCCTTTCCAGGACCCATATCCAAGTGCCAATCGTAATAACCTTGATCTTCTGAATTGTACACGGTATATTGAATGTTCTCTGTAATTTCTGTTAACTTGAATTGATAGAATTCATTATTACACTTATTAATAAGTTGAAAAAATAATGTGTAAATTTCTAGAAACTCATCAGTTTTAGGAAGCCAATAAATCTTAGAGCGCCGTTTTGTAAGGTTGACGGTTCCTCCGTTGTCGCCTATTTGAGCATCATTAAGTTCTTTTGTGTCTAACATTTCTCGTATTTGATCTATCTGTGATACGGAAATAACATCAGAAAAACGATAATAACTCGAATGTTTTGCAAACTCCTCTATACTATATACAAACTTATACGTTCTTTCATCTTGTTTATGACCTTTATTTTTCAGGTCATATGCATGTTCTTTATAAGGTCCGTTCGCGTCTACGTAATGAAGGAAGACTTGGATGTATTCGTCGCCTTCGAAAACTGGACGCGAATGTTCTATTTCACAACCCTTGTAAAGGACGCCATCTCCAGGATTTTGTTTAACAGCTTTTTTTCCCATATAAATTGGCCATGGGTGCGACTGTGAAAGGTTGATAGTCACGGAATACTCGCAACTTGGGCGATCTTTATGAGGTTTTAATTCAGCTCCTTTGAAACATGCGCGACAATATGTGTATGACGGTAAAAGAGTTTTTCCAGCCTCTTTAGATATTTGAGTTAATAGTCTTCCTAAAAGTATATTACACATGGGGAGATCATAATAAGAATTACTTTTAGGTATTTGTATATCTCCTCCATTCTTTGGAGAATTTCGTATAACTTCAGCAATCTCTTGAGCTTCTGTTGAACTTATAAGATTTTTGATGACTTTGTAGAGACCCCTCATTAAACTACTCTCTTATAAATTTCCAAGCTATTGTTACGCGCATATCAGGTGAAAATCTCGAAGGCGCCATCCCCCTATGAAAAATATTAGACTTGAACATAACAAGTGAATTTGTAACCGGCTGACATGCCATCAACTCTCCATTAAATTTAAATTGCGTCTCTCCACCCCAATCGTCTAATACAGCCTCGTCTATTTCATTTATGTAGAGAATTGCTGTCACTGCATTATCTCTTTCGTCATCTTGATGAAATGAACCATTTTGCCCAAATGTCTGACCATTCGCATAAACTCTATTCAATTTTAGTTTCAAATTAGAAATTTTACATATCTTACTGACTAGATAATCTGTAAAGAAAGGGTTATGAATGAGGTCCATAAACCAAAATCGAATACCGTTATCAACAGAAATTCCTTTATAAGTCCAAGACGTTTCATCAATAAATTGTTGAAGCTTTTTGAAGTCCGTCACTGTTAAAAAATTGCGATAAATATCAAAAGGTTTTTCCCGTACAAACTCGGGTTTATTAGATATAAACTGTGAGATTGCATATCGGCCATGGCCTTCTACAGGTTTTACTTCATGTTCTGTATTCGAAGGAAATATAAGAACAGAGTTGTTACGGACAGGTACCTTAAAATCTCCAAAGTATAAATCTCCTCCATCAAATGTCTTTGGCTCTTTCCATGTGTAATATATAGCTGTAAAGAATGACTGATCTTCGTGAGGTCGATAATAGTCGCCATCTTTATATAAACTTACGAGAGTGCTATCATTGTTAAGTTTTCTCATAAATTTAAACATCCAATGTTTCTTTTCTAATTCATAAAGCACCTCAGTACTAAACACTTTACGGTTCAAAGAAAGAATTGCACTTTTTGATCTGTTGTCGCCATAAAAATCATCTATGAACAATCCCTTATTAGATTTTTTAGGCTCTCCTATAATAGTATGAGCTGTACCTGTTAGAGCACCATCTTTTAGATGAGGGGTTAAACGATCTAATTCCTCGTGAATTGTACGAATTTCATCATCCGAATAGAAATTTCGAATAATACAAAACGAAATAGGAGATGTGTAGAATTTAAACTTCATTATACAATTTATAAATATTAAACAATAGTTCCGGATGACGCAGAAAGTGTGATTGTCGCTTGATAAATTTGAGGGGCAGCATCACCACCTAGTCCACCAGTTCCTACTACTACATATCCTAATGGCGGTGCATAACTACTGGCATTTTGTCCAGGCTGTCCAGGTTGTCCAGGATAAAGGTTGCCCACCCCAGGCACAAATTGAGCAGTTCCGGTCTGACCACCAGCGCCGCCGCTTCCACCCACTGCTTGCCCAAAGTAATTCAATCCCTGTCCACCCGTACCCGGTCCGATCACCCCCGCGGCACCACCGTTCGTGCCTTGTGTCGATTGCTGCTGCCAGCCGCCGGCGGCGCCGTACTGTCCGCCTTGCCCGAAACCCCACCCGCCGCCTCCCCCGGCTCCATTTGCAATGTTAGCTGTAGGCTGATATGTACTTGAAGGAGCGTTCTTGACCCCTCCCCCGCCTCCCCCACCGCCGGAGCCGGCGTAAAATGTAAGCTGTTTCGTCGGTGATGGATTACAGTATATTGTAATTGGGGATACAGCCGTCATCGCCAAGGCACCCTGCCCTGCATTAGATCCGTTATATGACGGCAACGGTGCTGGTAATGGTAAAAAATTTCCACTGGATCCACCGTGGCCCGCGCCCCCTCCACCACCAGTTACGGAAAAATAGGTATTAAGAATACCCAATGATGCTCCAGTAACTCCAGAATTCTGTATAATAAGTCCTACACTTCCATTTCCTCCAGGAGTGGGGGTTGTAGTCACCGGTATTGACGACGTACCGCCCGTACCTATAATTGCCTGGGCTAGTATAGCTACATTCTCACCTGGTGTAAGTGATATAGTTAATGGTTCGCCGCCCGCCGCACCCATTGCTCCTGGATGTTGTGTAGAATATCCAGAAATTGATCTATACTTAGTATTTGCTAATAGACCTAATTGACGTTTTGTACCCTGTGTAGACTGGTTATCTGTCGAACGCCAAAATTTCTGATTATATCCTTGACGAAGTGCATTTAGAGGATAACCAGTTGCTTGCTGAACACCTGCTACAGACTGTGTTATACCAACTAAAGGTACAGAAGAACCTATTGTTATGACGCCACTATCCTGAAATGGCATATTAATATAACAAACTAAAAAAGTGTTCACTTAAAATCTACCAGCACATTTCATAAAATGCACATCCTTCTGGGTACAGATGGTGTCGTGATCCGCGATCGCCTACTTTTGGCGCATGTGAAAGATAATATGACCGAATACGTCCGTCAGCGTATTCCAGAGGTGAAGGACCCCCGTAGGTTTACCGCTTCACTCGAACGTCACTGGGGTCATGTAAAGCTGGGGCTCCACGACATGTACCCACTCGATGACTTTTCCGACTTTGACAAAAAGGTATATAACCGTAGCCTTCTCAACCACCTCTCAGCCCATCTCAAATCCGACGAGTTTTACCGTGACACAAAAGGGGCCGTCCAGGAATTTATTAATGATGACGAGCATCTCGTAACTTTGTTTTCAAATGCCCCGCTGTCATGGACCGCCCCTATCGCGTGGGCCATCGACCCGCGCTGTGACGTGTATATCCCTTCGCGCAAGGGTATTTACCTTCCTGACCCCCGTGCATACGAGGCCATTACTGACGGAATGTACGGTCCACATATCATAGTCGACGAAAAACTCATCAACCTCCTCCCGACCGTCTATAAACAAGATTTCATAGCTTATCAATTCACTGATCAATTTTCAGGAATTTTCCCAACAATTCGATCACTTGACGAGCTCCGTCTTCTACTTAAATAAACCAGGCGCCTTCTTATAAATGAACAAGTCACTTCTGCTAGACATTGACGGCGTCCTCGTGCGTGACAAGGCTCTCCTCCGTCATGTCAAAGACAACTGTGTCCAGTACGTCCGTCACAAGCTTCCCGAATGCAAGGACCCTGAAAATGTCAACAAGATCCTGTACCTTGCACACGGCCACACGGCCCGTGGCCTGCGTGACGCCTTCCGTCTCGACACCAGTGATTTCAACGAAAAGGTTTATGACCGCCGGCTCCTCAACCACCTTGCCGAAGTAATCTATGGTACAGATTTTCAGCTCGAAGCGGCCGAAATCCATGGACTTACTAAGAATGGGTGGAATATCACCCTGTTTACTAATTCGCCAAGTGTGTGGGCTCTGCCAGTAGCCCGCGCAATTGGAGATGATATATTTGTTCATTGCCCTCATTCTAGTCTGAACAACACCTGGCTCAAGCCTGAAGTGGAGGCTTACAGTTTTCCAAAAAATCAGCAGCATATTTTCGTGGACGATTCCCTGAAAAATATCGGGACGGCCCGATGGCTCCCCAACTGGAAATGCGTCTACTTCAATGCCGATGAGCCAAAGGATCACAGGCTTTGGTGCCCTAACATCAGTTCCATTTGGGAACTCTGCCTGTACGTTAATTCAGTTGATCAATGGCGTCTTTCCGGATCCGATACATAATGTAATCAAGATCAAGAAATAGCATTTCGATATTTTTAGAAATAATCTGTTGGTAAGAAAAGGTCGGGTCCATCTCCTTGGCCAAGCCTTCAAGCAGCGAATATGTTCTTAAGATCGTAAGGGTCGTGGGGTCCAGTTCAACCGGGACCCTCGATGCCTTTTCTCTAATCTCCGGAGAGTTGACCGTAAATGATCGAATGTCCAGAGTTTTAAGGTAGTCAAAATATTGTTTGACGAAAATCTTCGTCACCTCGGGGTCCCTGATCTTCATTCCCATGCGCTGCATATTTTCCATGACGCTATCGACGTTATTCGTCTGGACGCCATAGACAAAATCCCTTATGGCCGTCTTGTACTGGTCGGTGATCGTGATGATATTTCCAAAATCGTAAAGGACTATCGCATTCGATCGGAGATCCTGACCAAGGTTTCCGGTATGGAGATCCCCGTGAATAACCCCTTCATAAAGTAGCTGTTCTAGAAACATATTAATAAGCTGAGCCGCCGGAAAAGGTGCCTTTATAGGATTGCTTGGAGTGTAGTCCATAACGATGACATCTTCACTGCTAAGTTTTGAATAAGGTCTTGGAATTTTGATGTCCGTACGATCCCTGTACATGTCACGGAACAGTGAAATATTTCTAATTTCTCTACGGAAATCAAGCTCGTACATAAGACCTTGCTCGAATTCACGTAGCCACGGTAAAACCGATTCCATCCCGAAATTGGGGATCAGCGACAGAAAAGAGGCCCCGTTCCGGATCAGGTCCAGATCCTCTTTAATCTGAGCCTCGATTCCAGGTCTCTTGAATTTCAACACAATATTACGATCTTTCAATTTTGCTCTGTGAACCTGTGCTATACTCGCTGATGCGATTGGTTTTGGATCAACTGCCGTAACACCTTGTGGCACCTTGTCTCTGACCATCTCATAATCAAATGGAGTGACATTGTCCCTGAGGGGAGCGAGCTCGCGTGAAAGCTCCTTGGTGAAGATATCTGGACGGTTACTAATAAATTGACCTATTTTTACATATGTCGGCCCTGAGCCGTCGAATGCTCGGCGAAGCCACGGCCCAAGATCCTTTTTAGGAACAAACCGTGACCCAATACCAATTTCAACGGGTCGGAGCAGTCTCGGTGACCACATCCCTTCTATTTTACTTTATTAAAAATTTTAAGTAAGTACACAAGGCCTTTGACCATTGTTGCACATATAACGTGATGTATTGGAGGCATCTTACTATTACTCCTCCTCATTTTCTGCCAGGGCCTCATCCGCAGCTGCGTCGACCTCGTCATCTGCGCGCGGCTTGAACAGCTCCTGAAGAAACTTCTGCTCATCCTTGGCCGTCTTGACCAGAGCCTCGTGAAATCCTTTGAGGCTGTCCATACGTTTGGACTCCATCACACGCCGGGCACGTGCCAGACGCTTAGGCAGCTTGAAAGCTGGACCTGTCTCATTGGGCTTGGCCGTGCATGCACGAATTGTCAGCATTTATATATTCAAAGTTTTTAATCTTTAATGTGAAGGGCAGTGATCCTGGAAAATAATGGTAGTCGAAGTACTGGGTGCTAGGATCCAACGCATTGCAAATACCGCAATCATAGGCAGGATCACTGGACTGTATTGACGCGCACGGTCCATAAGGACAAACAGGTCCATAGTCTTAGTCTTCTTAGGGGTGTCCTCAGAGGCCATTATATCAATTCCTAAATGTAAATCTTTAACCTGTTGTTAAATGGAATTCCGTTAAAGCATGTCGTGGCTGCTGACGTGTAAGCACCCATACGTGGCCAGACGACCCATGACCCCACCCCTATATCAGAGGGTACCAAGGCTTCCTTACATATGAGATCTCCACCGTCGCATGTCGACCCGAAAATTATTTTGGGCTCCAATTTGCCTTTTAAATTCAGAAAGTAAAAGTCGGGCTCTGCGTGATCGAACAATTTACAGTTGAAGGCACCGTAAAGCGATTCTGAAATTGTGATACCTGTGGGTTTGGTGCCCATAACGTCGGTGACGAGGGTCCCCACATGTTCTACAAAATACCGGCCAGGTTCAGCAATCACCTCAATTTCATTTCCAAAATTTTCGATAATGGCCCTATTTATGGTATCTGGAACCGGACCGAGGTCAAAGACATTTGTGGATGAAAACCCTCCGCCTATGTCCAGAATTCTGATTTTAAATCCGAAATTCTCTGCCATATCTGAAATTTTTTTGGCGCGTGCAATTCCTTCACAGAATGCAGAAGCGTTTTTGGCCATTGATCCGACATGAAAACTTACCCCAACGACATCGAGCTGGAGGCGGCTCGCCCAGTTCAAGAGGTTTTCCCAGTCCTTTTCTTCGGCACCATATTTAATTCCTAAATTGCAACGAGCATCGGGATCGTCTGCACGAATGCGGATGACCACCTTGCTCTCTGGAAATTTCCATGCTATTTTCTGAAGCTCACATACGCTGTCGAATGTGGTCAGATTTATGTTCTTTTTCCGAGCATGTTCAATGTCTGACATGCGTTTACACGGATTGGCGTAGATGATACGGTCAGTTGATACGCCTAGACCCAGCACAAGGTCTATTTCTGTTGGACTTGCACAGTCGAACCCAGCGCCAAGTGAGGCGAGGGTTGCGACGATGCGCTCATCTGGATTGCACTTGACGGCGTAGAACGGACGGATGGTCGGGAATACCCGCGTCCACTCTTTGTACGCCCGTTTTAGAGTTTCCAATTCATAAACGTAAAAACTATCTTCGGGTTTATGTGTGTGGAGGAGGTTCGACAGAACCTCGACCCCGACCATCAGAAGTACTGGACTTCTAGGGGTACACTAGATTTTATTCTCGCGTAATTTTAAATGTCTCGGCGCGAGCTCCTGCTGGGTCTTGTGAAGAAGCGCTCAGCTGCTCTCCTGAACCAGGGTAAGCTTCCTGAGGTCCGACGGACCCGAGCCCGAGCCGTCCTGAATGAGGCGACCCGTTCAGTGCCACGTGTCACCCGCCTGCGGGCTCTTATAAGTGAGGCGGTAAAGCCCGCCAAGCGTCAGTTTGTGGTGAAAAGTGTGACCCGTTATTACGATCGCAAAGGTCGCCGCTTTTTCCTGACGATGCGTAACTCGTACGTTGTGCGCCGGAATGACACAAGTCTTTATGGTCGGAAAGCTTTTGCACCAATTCGCAAACTTTCAGCGGTCCCACTCAAGATCCGTCCCAAGCGCCTGCCAAAGGTACATAAAGGCTAGAATACATGTTGAAATAGGACACAATGGACCGCATCTTCATTCTCGATCGTTCTGGTTCAATGGAGAGCTGCTGGGACGACACCATCGGCGGTTTCAATGCGTTTCTTAACGAGCAGAAGCAGCACGGTGGCACTATGACCCTGATCCAGTTCGACCACGAGTACATGGTTTCTTATGAGGCCAAGCCGATTGAGGAGGTTGAGCCACTGACGCGTGAGACATTCAAGCCACGCGGCTCGACTGCCCTCTTTGACGCTATCGGCAAGGCTGTCAAGACGGTCAAGACGCAGACTATTCCTCTAGTTATTATCTTCACAGACGGCCATGAGAATGCCAGCAAGGAGTACACGAAGGCTCATATCAAGGATCTTATTACGGAGCGCACCAAGGACGGTTGGGAGTTTGTGTACCTTGGGGCGAACCAGGATGCGTTTGCTGTCGGTGGCGGAATTGGTATCGCTCCAGGTGCGACCATGACCTATGATGTCACGCGGACTCCGGAGGCATTTGCGCAGCTGTCAGCCGCCGTCAGTTCCCGGGCGTCTGGAGAGACGCCAACCGTAGACCTGTCACAGCACTGAGTAATTCGGACACATTCCCGTTATTATGAACTACATATGTCGTTGTAATGTCATCAATTTCATTTTCAAATTCATGTCGAGGCCCCTCATGTCTTTCAATTTTTATAGTAATTCCTCCGCGTGAATGTATCTCCGTTACATCAGAAGGATACCTGACATCAGGTATAATAGTAGGGGTTCCATCCCATGTTTCGAAAAATCTACGTACGAAAAAATCTGGACCATTCAATTTCTTTATCGAATTCGTGAGGTTGACCATCGCCGTTCTGGGAGACACGCCCCACTTTTCGTCCGTCATTTCTTTGATGTCACTTTCTAGTATAAAATCGTCCCACCCGTAAAGTACCTTACATGCGTCCTTTACTGGTTGTGCAAGTCTCTTAATTTTGTATTTATCTGAAAACATCTGAGCAACAGTGTCTTTGCCCACGCGTGATCTTCCGACCAGTCCGATCAACATCTATCTGTATCCTTGAGTTAAATCTGCGAGTGGTGCACGCAGTTGCTGTGCTGCCTGTGCTGCCCGTGCAGCATTCGCCGCCTGACGGCCACGCAGGTTCGCCACCTGCTCGAGTTGCTTCTCAAGTGTGGTCACCTGACCCAGTGCAGTCGTTTGTGCAGGGGTTGCTGCCCCGGCAACCGTGCTCGGCGCTTGGCTGACACCCGGTGACGTCAAACCTGTGTATAAATAAATAAGTGTACCTACTGTAACCACCAGACCAATTGAAAGCATAAAGGCTGAAAACCGGAAATTGGTATCATGTGGTTTTTTTGTATCATAGTAAACCTTGACGGCTATAGCTGACTGTGCTGAAGAAAGAATTGCTAACGCCAGTATCAATATTGCTATCAATAATGAAATTCCGTCCATTACTTATTACGTGTCAACAATTTTATTTTGTATTTGGAGCCAAGCACTTTTTGGGTCCGTTTTATTGCCTGGGAAAGGCTAGGTTCTGACCATAATAGCCAGCGGGACCAGAACCCCGCCGTCGCGCGACCTGAAGCTGACCAATTTTCTCTCTTTATATGACGGCCTAAATATCTCATCATACGTGCACGATCCTTATGTATCGTGTAGTCTGAATACCCTTTGCGTCCAAAGTGAACAGTGTGCCCATTCACCTGGACTGTCCATTTATGGATACCATCACTGCTTTTCCTGAGAGGAATTACCTGTGTCATCTTACTATTATTTCAAGGTTATTCTGACGGCTACGTAGGTCATCAGTATGAATATTGCTATGTTGAATACCATCCAGCCAATAAGCCATGGCATAACCGCGTTATTTTCGAGAACCATATTTAAGACTTGTCTTGTAAGAGACTCATCCTCATCAACTTCTGGCATGGATAGGTTTCTTAAATCAGGTAAACAAAATTCAAAATCTGATTTGACGAGAATGGGCAGATCTGTATGTATTATAGGTAAGTCTGGGATCGGCAAGACTTGGGCCGTGAGTGAGGCCTACCAAGGGCGCTTTATCGACCTGAACGCAGATATCCTCAAGACGAAACAAAAGACCATAGACTTTTTGGAGCGCGCGAGATCATCTGACCTGCCCGTCGTCATAGACGAATACGAAGCTCTATGCGACCTGGTTGGTATGTGGGAAATAAAAGGGCCCCCTTCCCAGGGTCAGTTTATAATCATTTCCCAAATTCCTGTCAAATTCGATTTCCCAATTGAAATATGGAATTTCCCTGTACCTACATTCAGTGATATAAAACGAATAATACCAGATGCCCCTGATGATCTTGTCAGGGAAGCAAATGGTGACATCCGCCACGTCATCCAGGGTATGAATTTCAAGTCTGATGCAAAAGATGCTTTTGAAACTCCTCGAGATTTCCTTGCCAAATTGATTTCTAAAAATACTAAGCATAATCCTGCTGACTATATCGGGCATCACCTGTCAGAACCTGGAAATATAGTGGCCATCATTCAGGAAAATTACATTGATTCCAGAGAGGTCGATTATGCAAAGGTGTCCGAACTGATAAGTGTGGCTGATATTTTCGATGTAAAATTGTACGAGGGTCAATGGGGGATGTTGGCTTACTACAGTCTTTTTGGATGTATTTATCCAGCCTATGAAATAGGTCACACAATTGACACATCTAAATTAAGACCTGGAAGTGTCTGGACGAAGCATCAAAACATGTGTATGAGAGCCAAACGCATAGCTGCAATGGCGAAACGCCAACCCTGGCGTGAACTGTCGCTTGATGACATTATCCTGTTGAAAAGTTATGCAGAGGTTGAGAATGTCGAGATGCTCAAGGCTTATGGCATAGAGCCACAAGATCTTGACGTCATGAACCATCTTTCGACGCGTAAGATAAAAGCAAGGACCCTTAGTTCACTAAAGAAATGTCTGGCTGCGAGTGCAACTGTGGAGAAGCCGAAGAAGAATACGTGAAAGTTCAGGGCTCTGATGTTTACTTTTACTGTGAGGTCAATGAACTCACGGTCCGTGAGCTCATCATGAAGCTTCGTGCCCTAGAACTCGATCTTCTGAAGAAATATCTCGAACTTAACATTACTTCAAAGCCTGTTATTCGGCTCTTCATTCGAAGTGACGGTGGGGACATTTTCGCCGGATGGAGTGGAATGGACGCCATCCAGTCTATGAAACGGGTCAAGGTCCGTACTGTTGCAGATGGCTGCTGTGCTAGTGCAGCTACATTTTTGCTACTAGGTGGCTATAGTCGGCACATGACCGAAAACTCATACGTGCTCATTCATCAGCTGAACACGGATGGGGTCTGGGGGAAGTACGAAGAGATCAAAGATCACGTTAATAATTTTGATATGTATATGAAGCGTTTTCGCCAAATTTATGGTAATTACACAAAGCTGCCTGAAAAGACACTCAAAAAACTGATGAAGCGGGACCTGTACCTAGATGCGACCAGTTGCCTCAAGTGGGACGTTATTGATTCAATCCTCCTTTGAAGGCTCGGTAGCAGGCTCGGCTGGGGTCTCTTCCTCCTCTTCCTCAATAATAGGAGCCGGAGCTGTCTTCATCTGAGGGGCGGGTGGGGCGGCTGGGAAATTGAACCGAGGTTTCTTGGCGGTGAAACGCTTGTACAAATAAAAACCGAGTATAACAATTACAACAATTGCGATAATATTAAAAATGTTAAAAGGGCTGCTCTGTACGGCCTCGTGGATCTTAGTTCTCTGGACATGATCGACAACAGGTGGAACTGCGGGCGTCGCCATTACTAGAAAAGTAGGTTTTTTGCCCGGCTCCCTGGCGCACCCTACGATCAAACTAACTCAAATGGACCTTGACCGCATATGGGAGGTCTGCGACAGTTTGCGAAATTCAGCGGTCGAGGAGCCTCATGACCCGTACGCTGAATTTTTCTGCGTTTGTGGCGGTCGCAAAGCTTTCAACATCGAGAATTTGCCGGGCGGCACACTGTACAGCTTTCCGATTTGTGAAGAGTGCGGGCGTGTAGACGAGCACTATATCTCTGATGAGCCCGAGTGGACGGGCGGAGCTGAAGACGGTCCGGACCCGTCACGCGTTGGGGCCCCCACCAACCTTGATCACTTTTCGGCCGCCTGGAATTCCGGCACAATTATGAAAGTTCAGGCAGGTGGATCAGGTGCTCAGAAGCGTCTTGCGCGGATAGACCGGAACAACTCTATGAACCATAGAGATCGCAGCCTCTTCCATGCATACGCAGATCTCGACAGAATAGGACTTACCGTCCTGGGGCTGCCTCCGGCCGTTATGTATGAGGTCAAGATTAAGTATCGCAAATTTAACCAGAATGTGCTGACGCGTGGAGCCGTCCGCAACGGCATCAAGGCTAACTGCATCTTTCAGGCGTGCAGAGAGCATAATATCTCACGTACTACACAGGAGATTGCCGATGCGTTTGGAATTCCTCAGCGCGATCTTAGTCGCACATTTGATATTTTCCAGGAGCAGATCCCGGAGACGGCGGTGCACGTCACCACCCCAGCCGATCTTATCCCACGGTTTTTCACACAGGTTCAGTGCGTTCCGGAAGCCGAATGCGGCAGGGTCAGAATGAAGATCAAGAATACTTGCGTGGCGTTGAAAGACAACGTCGACCTGATGGGGCGGACACCCAAGGCTATCGCGTGCGCCGTTATGTATGTCGTTTTGACAAGTCTCAACTACAAGATCACCAAGCCAGAAATTTGCAAGATATGCGACGTGTCCGGACCTACTCTCAATAAAATTGAGAATATTGTTCGATCTGCGATACTTAAACAGGAAAGTTCCTGAGTTTAATAATGAACACAACGTTATTCATCAGTACACCGTGTTACGGCGGTCTTTGTCTCCAGGCTTATGCCGAATCCCTTATGCGTCTCCAGCGTGTTTGCGTTGCTAACGGAATTATGATGATGCTCGATACTACTGAGAATGAATCGCTTGTCCACCGCGCGCGCAATGTAGCCGTGTCGCGTTTTTATCAGAAAACTAAGGCGGACTATTTCATGTTCATCGATGCGGACATTCATTTCGACCCGGAATCCGTTATCCGACTTATCAAGTCGGGTCATGACGTGTCCGTTGCAGTCTATCCTAAGAAGTGTGTAATGTTCGATCAGGCAGAGGCTGCCGTCAAGAATGACGAGAAGAAGGATCTTAGCCGGGCCGCTTCATCCCTGGTCATGAATTTCAAGTATCAAAATACACAAATCATCGATGGGTTTGCAGAGGTGCTCGACGGCCCTACAGGGTTTATGCTCATTAAACGTGACGTGTTCACTAAGATGTTTGCCAAGTACCCCGAGCTCAACTGTGTGAATGATCATGCTAACCGTGACATCGAAGAGTACTGTGCAGTGTTTGATTGTATGATCGACCCAGAGAGCCGCCGGTACCTTTCAGAGGACTATGCATTCTGCCGTCGCTGGCAGATGATGGGCGGGAAGATTTATGCCGATGTCATGACGGTTCTAGGTCACGTGGGAAATATTCGCTTTCAGGGTAAACTTAGTGAGCGTCTTAAAGATTTAGCCAAATAAATTGTTAATGACGGTTGTGCATATAGTGGCTGTCACAAGAAACAAGGCCATCGCAGGTACAACCCTCCACACTATGATGAATACGCATATGCAGTGTATGATCCGTGGTTATCATGTAGAAGTTCATTTCGTAACGGACAAGTCTAGCTTGCCGAAAATTATCAAGACCGGAGAGAGAATTCTATGGCTTGATTACTCAACTAATATCGATGAACCGTCCATTATCAAGGCTATTGAACCTTTTGATAAAGGTGTTCAAATCCTCGTCTTCCCGGCAGTAAAGGAAGGGATTGACTGGGACCGTTTTATTAAACGGACCCGTGAGGGATCCACCGAGCCCATCCACCAGCGTGGTCTGCATTTTGATACCGAAGTCAGTAAGAAGATTGTCGACGACATCTACGAGGTGACAAAAACGAGTGCACGTGTATGGGCAATGGACGCCAAGCCTGTCGATAAGAAACTTCGTCAAGGTAAGGTTCCAATCAACCTGCCAATGCATGACGACGAGGATATGTTCAGGACACTTATTAATAATGGGATTAAGGTGGCAGCCTTCACAACATCTGATGTAGTTTGTCATTACGTGCACGAATGTTTTGGTAACATCTTGGAGATGGGAGGGATTAAGCTGAACGCTTAAAAGGAACACGCGCAAATTAAATAAGCAAAATGGAAGACCTAAAGGCTTTTGTGAAAAAGTCCTGGAATACGGATGGTTTCGACCCTTCCCGGTTCCCAGGGCCTCAGCCTATTTCTATAGAACGGAGACATTTCCCTTTACTAAAAAAACAACCTTACCTCGTATGTGAAAAGACCGACGGGGTGAGGCATATGCTTTTGTGTCCTCCCGGATCCAAGGAAGTCTATCTTATCAATCGTAATTTCGATATTCAAGAAACTCGGACGATCCCCACCTTCCCGAAGGACACAATTCTTGATGGAGAATTTGTCCAGTTGAAGAATGGAAGGTGGGTTTTTTCCGTGTATGACGCTGTGCGTGTCAAGGGGGTTGATCTTAGGGCCGAACCACTGACGGTACGTCTCGAGAAGGCGGCCCAGGCAGTCAGGTCGGTTATTAAGACGGTCAAAGACAAGTGGGAAATGCGCGTCAAGACTATGATACCGCTTGAAAACATCAGAGATCTCAAGCCCCTCGACCAATTTGATTACGAGACTGACGGTATCGTCATGACACCCATCAACGAGCCCATCCGGATAGGTACTCACGAAACCATGTTCAAATGGAAACCTCGTGATCGTATCACGGTTGATTTTCAGATCAGGAATAAGAAGGATCTATTTGTCCAAGACCGTGGCGAGCTTTTTCAAGAGGTCGAATTGTACACGCCATGGGAACTTCCGGATAAGACAATAGTTGAGTGCGGTTATGGAGATAACGGCTGGTACCTTGTGAAAGTCAGGACGGACAAGTCTCATCCTAACAACAGACGCACATATTTCAGAACGTGCGTCAACTTGCGCGAGGCTATCAAACTTGAGGAATTTTTTAATGTAGTTTAATATTAAATGCCTAGCCCACTTCGCCGCGCCTCATCGGCCCCAGCCCGCCTTGTGCGTAATAATCGTGCAGTTACTCCGGCCGCAATTAATCGTCTGGCACTCTTGCTGGCGAACCTGCAGGTCAATGTACCCAACGCAATGAACTGGAACAATCCACGCAAGCGCCGGCGCAGCCCAACCATCCGCCGGTCACCCGGTGGAAACCGCAAGCGTGCCCGTCATTAAGACCTGTACCACGCCATATAGAACGGCCCACAACGTGGAGGCTCCTTAAGCTCAGTGATAGTGTCGTCATCTTTTAGGTACCATTTCTCGTACCGTCTCACTATAAGAGCATAATGTCCACCCCATTGAATTCCCTGATGAATAACAGCCGCAAATAATTTTCGGCCTTCAAATTCTTCAGGAATTTCAATCGGAAATTTCCGATCATACATCGAAAAAGTAAAACCTATCACACGTGGCCACTGTGTGATCTTTCGACCGACGGCCGCCACGTGGTGGGTCTTACCCGTGTCATCCGTATATCCAGATATTCCTTCATGCTTTTGCAATTTAGAAATCAAATTAGTAAGTGAAGTTGGTTCGGTCGGTTCGAGGATAACAGTCGTGAAACTATTTTCCTTTTGAGATTTACCACCTGGAAAAACAGTCTCCTGGACGTCCTTCCCGTTAAAAATTCCCTGAATAAATTCCTTTCCAATTGAGTTTTCAAATATGTCAATCAGACAGACTATGACCTCTTGGGCGTCATGCTGACCGTTATTATTGAATGATGGGAACCTGTTCCTAAATGCTGAAAGAAGTCGGCCAGGGTCTACTGGGTCCGTCTTATTTGACAGAAACAGAGACTGCACAATGGTCTGGTATTCTCGAGTGACCTCACAAGGTCCTTCGTATTTTTCGGCAAATAAATGTTTTGAAAGTGGGGGGACGTGTGCAAGACATTGGATGGCCGTGTTGAAGTAGCATGTGTTTCCAAGGTTCAAGAGGCCTCTCATGTTCACTTAAGGACAACACGCTCCTATTGTTTAAGAGCAAAAATGGAACGTGAACTTTACCACAAGTGGGATCCTATCCTGGCCAAGTACAAGGCCAAGAAGGGGGTCGAAATGGAGATCCGGTTCGGCCGGCCTTCTACAAATGGTTTTGACACCAATATTGGAAAAGAGAGCTTCGTGAAGCTACTGAAGGCACTTGAAAAGTATGATGGCTGGGAGAGCAAGTCGCACTCAAAGTGGGACGTGTACTATTTTGGAGACGGAAAGCGTCTTCAGATTAATGAAGAGACTGATGAGCGCCAGTCTGTCATCAAGAAGCGTGTTCAGGTTGATGACTTTGAACTCGACGGTCATCCTTTCGATGTTCGCTTGGGTATCTCAACCGAACTACCCTTCGAATATGAGGACGAAACTGCAACCGAGCAGAAGACCAAGGAACGCTGGTCTTTTGTTCGGAAGAACCTTACGATCGACGTCACTAAGATGATCGGAAACCCTGATGACCCCGATGCGGACGACGACACGACCTATCAGGTCGAGCTCGAGATTATCGATCCGAGCAAGCTCACTGATCGAGACACGACATTCAATCTACTTTACAAAATCTTCTGCGTCATGCCGTGCCTGTAATTAATTCTTTTTGACATATCTGTCCCAGGCTGACTTGAACTTCTTGTTCACGCCAGCCTCCACAAGCTCCTTCCATGAGTATGTATTCTTATAAAGACCTACATTCACTAGAGCATTTCTTAAATTCTGTAATTCTGGGCGGTTTGGAATTGTGTACTTTATGGTAGTAGTCTTGGGCTTGGGCTTAGGCTTAGGCTTGGGTGCCGCTTTTGTCATTGGTGGTGTAGGTATCTTTACATTTGAGCGGGGCTTGGGCTCATAAGCGGGTATCGTCTTGCGTTCACCTGTGATGACATTCTCAACTACTCGTGCCGCCCGGGCGGGGCTCTGTGGTAGCTGTGTACGGATCCATGCATTTATTCCTCGTTTGATATCATCGGCTGATCTATAGACCCACTCACCATTCTTCTGCATGACAGCGAGGTTCACAAGAACATTACGGAATGCATTTGCTTTATTTGCAGGGACCCAATTTGGAACTTGAATTCGTGAACGGTACGCAGCCTTGAGTGGCATATTTCCTCGCAAAAATTTGATTTCGGCCACAAACTTCTTATATTCTTTATTCACATTTGCCTTTAGGAATTTACCATGAGAACCGAAAGCAAGTTGGGCGTACAGTCTATTTATGAACTCCTTAGTATTTTCATTTCTGTACAGATTTTTCAGATTATTCGACAGTCGTACAGCATATTCGAAATTCAATTCGTTTCTGTAATTGAAGGGTGATTCGGGAGATGGAGCATTTGGAGGTGGCGGCCGGACCGCACGCTTGGCAGCCTCGTTCGCCGCCTTGGCGTTTCTGTATCCCAATAAGAAACTGAAACGATCTTTGGTCAGAATTTGCTTATATTTTTCATAACTATTTGAGTTTAACAGAGCCCGAGCTATCGCATTTTGTTCGGCCACCTTGAGAGTAGAAAACTGGCGAGTACGTGAAGGCTTGTTTTTGTAGTTGCGCCGGACCGTCCCATTTGCTAGTAAAGTATGACCTACATTGTTCAGCACAACATTAACTGGCCGAGCCTTTGGTGCGTATTTACTCTGGATCTCTGCACGTATTTGTTCAATTGTCATTTTATTGCTGACCGCTGGTAAGTTAAGATTTGCTGCAATAGTAAGAAGGGCATCTTTGTTAAATCTCTCTATTTGCTTACCGTTTATACGTAAAGACTTGTTCTTTCCAAGGTTGATGACGTGGTTAGTCGTGACGGCCGCCTTATTCCCATTTCCTATCTTAAATAGGGTTTTGATATGCTCAGGGACAGGCACACTTGCCTTGGCGTACGCTGCCAGGGCAGTTTTCTTACCATTTGCAATTCCCTTTGGAATTTTGTACCATCTTGGTCGCCCCTGTTTGTCTGGCCGTACGTAGTATCCTGCACGGCTCTGATTGGAGAAATTCTTTGGGTGGTTGTGTGCGTTTTCTGAATTTGCTACGGCGTTGATGTGTTCTTGAGTTATATTAAGCATAGTTCTAGTTGATGCAGGTATTGGTATCTTGGAGTTCAGAAATGCCCGGATCGTCTTGGCACGCACAAGGGACTTGTTGGCAACAAGTGGATAAAAACGTGGGAAGCCATTGGGTCCCGGGCGAACATAAAAGCCATTCTTTGTCGCGTTCCATCCCGGTGCCCGCTCGTAACGCGCATTTGTAACGGCAAGAAGTTTGGCCTTCTTTTTATTCCCTCCAGCCACAAGCCTGTTGGCGCCTAATATAACCTCTTTATTCATGTATGACATTATGGTCTTGAACGCTTTAGGGCCATCGGTTGGATCAAGGCATGACGCAGTTATCGTACCGTTTGAAAAAATGAAAAGAGAAACATTAGGGTTCTTCATAGTCACTGAAAACCCACGTTTGAACCCCTGTGATGCACGGGGGTCTTCAAATGGTCGTTGCGGATTTATGAGCCAATTTTTCGGAAGTTTAGTACTGCCCATATACTGCACAGGATCAAGAGATGTGAGGGTCGCTATAGATGAAGGAATTAAAGCTTCAATTTGATAAAACAATTCCATCGTGTCAATGTGACGGTTGCAATAGAATATGCTTGAATTGGCATTGACGACGGCCGTATCCATCATTTTCGTGATCTTTCCGGGAAGGTACTCCTGTGCCAGGATGCGCGCGACGCGCTCCCATGGGCCCGTAGTATTGATAACTATCTGACCATTCTTAAATATTAGAACATTTGCGGTAGCTTCAGGATCTTTGAAGATAATAGACAGTCTCAGAATAGTCGCTCTAGAAAAGTCACCGGTAGGTCCTGTTTTATAGACCCATCTATAGACCGGCTTACTTCTGATGGCTGTTAGTCCGTCTAGTTGAGTTACAAAAAATGACCGACCGTCAGCGAGTTTCTCAAGACCTTCCAAATCTAGAATTCCTATGGACATTTTAACACTGCTCAGGTAGACCCGAGGCTTTGAGAGCTTGAAACCATTGGCGGAATTTGTATAAAGTCCGCCACTGATTTTTCGCAACGCGGCCTGAATGGTCCGCGCCGCCTTATTCCGCGCTTCAGCGCTCATATTATTAGCATATAAGAAATTTAGTAGGCCTCGTTGAATTGAGGAACGTCCGTGACCAGATCGCAACCGAAAATAAATGGCTGGGCCGCGTAAGCCTGGTTGTTGTAGGTCCGCGTCTCTGTCCTGACTGAAAGCTCCTTGGAGCTGAATGGGCCTGCGTAAAAGTCCTGGTTGAACTTGAACCGACCGAGGTTGTTTTCTGTGCAGTGTGTATTGAATGCCGCGATGAATAGCTTCTGAGGGCAGCAAAAGTCTGGACCGAACTTGAGCTTCTCTGACGCCAAGAAATGCTGCAGAGAGTTGGTGACCATCGCCACCTGGCTCTGCACCTGCTTGAAGTACGCTGGCAACACGTTCCAGATGTCCTTGTCAGAGTAGAGCCGCGCGTACTCAAGATATGCCCGCACACACTTGCAAAGAATTGCAGGAATTTCCTTGTCAAGTTTAGTATCAAGGTGAGGATCTGCATCCGCGACCTGCTTTGCAAAATTCCAGGTGGCAAGACGCCGAAGCACCGACCCAGAGTTGTCCTTCCAGTTTGGAACCTCATTACCTGCAAGAATTCCTGGCGTCTTCCACTGAAGGCTCTTGGCACTCTTGAACTTGCGCGCAATGCTCAGGTCCTCACCAGACACCAGTGACTGAAACTCGGCCTGCTCAAGTTGCAGATCCCCCTTGACCTCAGGACTAATGAACATGAAACCTTCGTGGATGGAATCTAGACCAAACTTCTTTTCGATATTGTTGGACAGCGTCTTGACGTCCTCTGTCTCGTAGAACTTCTTACAGACCTTTGTAATAATAGTAGATTTGCCGCTTCGAGCAATACCCTTGAGGAAGGGGATCACCTGCCAACCATCCAGATCATTTACATCAAAGCACAGACGGCCACAGAATACATACATCCAGCGACACACGTCAACTGAGAAATTCTGATAGTCCAGAACCTTTTGCATGTACGGCGTTGGAATGTTGTACCAGTCCTCGATATCATCGAACGGGTCAAAAGTCTGCTCGAAATACTTTGAACTTACGATGGTATTATCCAGGTTAGCGAATTCTTCACTCTTGTAATCGTAAAACTTAATTGTGTAGGCCTGTTTCTCTTCGGACCAATTCTTGCCAACGAGGAGGCCGTTCTGAAACGACCATACGTGGCGATTTTTGTAAATTTCAGGAAACTGGTGGTCACGGCAGTTTGTCATGTGACGGATCACGTCAGCTACACAGCCGCCTTTGGATGTAAGGTTTTTCCACATCTCGGGCTGGTCCTCTTTTTGGGTGGCATCATATACAAAGTCTTTGATCTCCTTGACAGGCTTCCAAGCGCGCGTGTGGTGACCGTTGCTGATAATTTCAGTACAACAATGTTCACGATAGCGCCGGTAACCATTGCGGTAGGCTTCATTGAGTAGGAACAAAAGCAATTTCTGATAAGGTGTGTTTTTCTCATCATCCTCCAGCCACGTGTCAACAGAGTTGGCGTGTGAAGGATTGTTGATCATGCAGTAGGTATCTTCCCAGAGTTTGTATTGGTTGTACATATTTTGCCGAAACTTAATGAGACGCTTGATACGCCTCTGAACAGTCGTTTCACGGCCGTTAATATCTCGAGATGGCATCTTCGGATCCCCGGTTATGGAGCATCGCGCGAGCATCTCACGGCAGGCGGTAATGAAACGATCTTTGCGTTTCTGGATTTGGTCGGGATCGTAATTTACAGGAAAGTCCTGTGCGTCCCGTTCCTGATTATTAGGAAATAGAATATACATCCAGGCAGCTGCCGGAACCTCAGTATTTCCGACAATGTCCAGACGGATTTCGCGCTCACATTCGTCAATGTAATTGAGAAGTTCATCTTGGGTCCATTGACAAATGGCTTGATTGTTATTGGCAATCTGTATCTGTTCGGCGTGTTCGGGTGTGATATTCTTCTCGATTGTTGTTGTCATTAGTAAACTATAGTTAGAAATTTTTAAGCCGTTGGAGCCGCCGATGGGCACTGGCACTGTTTAGAGTTAATTGAGGTTAGGATTTTCACCAGGATTTTGTTCTGCATCTCGAGCTGGAGGGCGATCCGCTCAGTGGCCGACTTGACACCAGCCAGGACAGTGGCCAGTGACTCGCCATCCTCGGTGGCGAGCAGGGTACCAAGGGCCTCGAACATATCGATACCTCCCTCGTCATCCTCCTCGTCGAGATCCTCCTCGTCCATATCGACTTCCTCAGGCTCGGGGTGCTGTACTGGCTGGCGGTTCACACGGGACATTTACATTTGATGAAGAAAATCGACCACCAGGGGCAACGCGGTCTGTGAGGTCTGATTTTTTTTCTTGGGGTATAGTAAAATGGCCGGTGGACTTATGCAGCTCGTTGCTTATGGCGCTCAGGATGTGTACCTGACTGGGCAGCCCAAGGTTACCTTCTTCCAGGCGGTGTACAAGCGCCACACCAACTTCGCGATGGAGAACATCCAGCAGACCGTGAACGGCACCGCCGCGAACAGCGGCCGCGTGTCCGTGACCATTGCCCGCAACGGCGATCTGGTCGGCAACATGTACGTTGCCCTGACCCCAGCAACTCTGGCAACCGCCAACCTGACCTCCGGTGTGTCTCTGTACGACAACAACTGGCTGGCTGAGCGTGCCATTGCCGCTGTTGAGCTGACCATTGGTGGCCAGCGCATTGACAAGCACTACCAGACCTGGTTCCGTCTGTACGCCGAGACCTTCCTGGGCGAGAGCGACAAGATCAACTATGGCAAGCTGACCTCAGCCGGCAGCATCGCCGCCACCACCTCCGCCACCCGCGTGTACCTGCCCCTGCTGTTCTTCTTCAACCGCAACCCAGGCCTGTACCTGCCCCTGATTGCCCTGCAGTACCACGAGGTCCGCATGGACTTCGACCTGACCCCATACTACCAGAACTACTTCGGCACCAACGCCGTGGAGGTGTGGGCCAACTACGTGTACCTGGACACTGAGGAGCGCCGCCGCTTCGCCCAGAAGGGCCACGAGTACCTGATCGAGCAGGTGCAGCACACCGGCGGTGACAGCATCACCAACTCATCCGAGACTGGCCCATCCCTGGTGCGCCTGTCATTCAACCACCCAGTGAAGGAGCTGATCTGGTGCTACACCAACCCCAACACCACCACCACCGCCAACCTGAACTCCATGTGGAACTTCACCACCACCACTTCCAACTGCCAGGTGACCCTGAACCCCCTGGCCAACGCCGCAGTCGGCTCCCTGCAGTACCTGCCCCACACCGTGGGCGCCCCACGTCTGCTGGCCAATGCCACCGCCGCAAGCTTCGCCAGCTACTGGGTGGAGGAGGGCGACCGCACCCAGGGCACCACCGAGGTCGGCCCCCTGCACCAGTTCAAGCTGGTGCTCAACGGCCAGGACCGCTTCAAGGAGCAGCTGGGCAAGTACTTCAACCAGTACCAGCCACTGGTGTACCACACCGGCGTGCCATACCCAGGCATCTACGTGTACTCCTTCGCTCTGCAGCCAGAGGAGCACCAGCCAACCGGCACCTGCAACTTCTCTCGCATTGACAACGCTCAGGTGTCAGTAGCACTGAAGACCGGCGGATCTGCCGTGCAGGCCAACTACTCCCTGCAGAAGATGTTCGCAGTGAACTACAACATCCTGCGCATCCAGTCTGGCATGGGTGGCCTTGCCTTCTCCAACTAGAAACCTAGTCTAAAAATTAAAAAAATGAATGCTTCGGCATTCGCCAAAAATACCGGGCACCAGCTGCGAAAACTCAGTTTTCGGGCTTCGGCCCCAAAAGTGTCAACTTAGAGACTTCTGGGACTGAAACTATAGAAATGAATGTTATCGAAGATATGATTCGCAATGTGATGCTTGTTAATTCTGTACTTACATATGTACAAGTGTGTCGTGTATATGATACACTCGAAAATATTCGACATAAAATGAATTAACGAATTACAACTTGCCAATCTAGATTTCCCCCAAAAACAGCCTCGATAGTCTTGGCACAAATTTTAGGATCGAATTCAGCTGAGCAGCAGAAAACGTCCAAATATACTTTACGGTGTTCTGGATACGTGTGAGCCGAAAAATGACTTTCGGCAAGTACTAGGACACCGGTGGCCCCGAAGGGTTCGAACTGATGAAACGCCTGTGACACGACTGTGAATTCACATACTTTAGCCACACGCGTCATGTATTCATCGAGTTTCTGAATTGTTTTAATCTCGCAGTCGTTGAGTAGACCGATGAGATGCTTCATCTTTTACATAAATGCGTCCTTCGTTTTAATAGCCATGAAGATGGCCATGAACAGGAAAATGGTTGCGAAGATAAACTGGGAAGTATCCTGTGGCTTCTTTGACCCCGCGTCAACCATGCTGGTCACTGACAGAGTAAAAAGGGTAAGTGTAAGCAGGGCCCCTAGAATTTTGGAAGCCCAGTTAAAGTCCATAGCCGACATTTAATAATAGGTGCTAAAATAAATGAGCACTCCTGAGGAGATTGCCGAACAGCTCAATCCGCCGAGTGATATTAAAGGTGCCAACCTGACTAAATGGGTCATGGAACAACTTGGGAGATCAAATATTATATTAGGTCTATCCGTTGTTGCCCTGATTATAGAAAAACGTCAAATGGATTTTGTAATGAATTCAATTCGTAAATTGAAATTAGATAATCCATGTGACATTGTGAAAGAGGTTAAGACTATAGCGAATGATATCGAGGTTGAGAATTTTGATAAGTTTGTCACGTCTGTACTGATTAAATGCGCTGAAGAATTCGACATGCCTGATCTAGAGGTCATGCTCGACCATAATTTAGTTAAATATATCCTCCCGTCCGATAGTTCGACCGAAACATGTTGTTTGGCCTGTATCCGGCGGCGCCGCCGGTAGCCGGTACACGCATGACAGAATACCAGAGCCCAAACAGGAAGAGGCCGAAGAGCATCAGTGTCAATGCCTTGGAAATAGAGACTGGCTTGGTCTGCTCGTCCTTGTTCAAAAAGATCTGGACGCCTGCAATGAGCAGGAATGCTGACACGACAAGCACAATACCGTCCTGAAGTTCCTTTACTGGTGACGACATTTATTATTTGGTTATATTTTTAATTGCAGCTTTTGGGGGTGCAGAAGTTAGGTAAATCCCTAGTCCAATAAGTACCAGGACGATAAGAATTACCAGTATTATAGGAAACCAGTCAATTTCTTGAGGACAGCCTGCACACATCATATTGTTTGGGCCACATCCTGGATCTATACGTCCAGATCCCTCGGGGCATTTGCAATATTCGCAAACTAAATTTGAAGTCGGAGCCGGCCCCGGAGCGGATGCATTCATACATGCTTGCATTCTACTCACAAGATTATTTTGTGGTGGAGGGGGATTGGCCGAAATCAGTCCACACATTTTGTATGTATTGTTGAATGCCAATCTGTTACTGTCAGGAATAGGGAGATAATTATCAGGGCATGGAGTTCCTAAAGGCACGCTTTTATTCACACCTGTTACTGACACGTATTCAGCATAATCATGATTAGCTTCGCACCCTGGTAATTTTGAATTTAAAATAGATAAAATACCAGCATCAATAGTTTCTGGAGGGCAGCCTATACATGCCATATTTTGTGGAGGACAACCTGGATCTATCCGTCTAGATGATTCAGGACATTTACAATATTCGCACACCAGTGCCATATGTTAATTAAGGATATTTTAATTGGTTCTAGTAATATGAATTTCTCCTTTCTCATGGATGCTTATCTTATGGAGGCTCTTCGTGACCGCCCGGTTATAACCCCAGATGAAGTTGAACTTTCGGACGACTGGAAAGCTTTTGAAGAGCTCCTTGGGTCGAAAAAGAAAGAATATGTACGTATGAAAAATCAATTGACGTCTATGTATTCTGAGCTAAACCAGAAAATTCGTCAAATTGAAACTTTGAAGAAAATGCAGACAACTATGGAGGGAAGTACCGACTTAAAGGCGAAGATGGCTGAAATGGTAGACAGCTTCGAGAGTGAACAGAACATCCCGGCAATCAAGCAGAATATAGCAGCGTTGGAAGGTAAGGTACTTGCAGTCGAGAAGGTGCTCGTGAACACAAATGCATCGAGTTACGCCAAGTTTCAATGCTTTGTATGCATGGAAAGATACGTAGAGTTGTTTTTGGACCCGTGTGGTCATATGATGTGTGAAACGTGCTGGTACCGTACTAACTCCCAAAATTGCCCAGGTTGCAGGACGGCGGTGAAATGTCCTCGAAAGATATATACGCTAAACTGAAGTAGCGTAGGAGAGTGGTCAAATCCGTTGCACTTAAGATGCAATACCTATGAGTTTCGCGGGTTCGAATCCCGCCGCTACTATCCGCTCTAGTAACTCAGTTTGGTCAGAGTATGGGTCTTATGAGCCCGGAGTCACGAGTTCGAATCTCGTCTAGAGCATATGGCCCTGTAGCATAATCGGATAATGCGTAAGACTTCTAATCTTGAGATTGTGGGTTCGACCCCCACCAGGGTCGTAAAGGTGCGTTATTCTCGTGTAATTAATTAATAAAGTAATATCGGAACACTTGTTCCATCTGACCTTAGCTCAATTGGTAGAGCGAAAGACTGTAGTCGTTTGAAATTTATCTTTAGGTCGCTGGTTCGATTCCGGCAGGTCAGAAAAATCTACATGGACAACTTGGGCCATATAATTTTTCTTGTATAGTTTGTTTTAACAGCCATGTAAGACACCATACTATAATAAAAACAAAAGGGGTCAGAAATATATTAATTTTTTTATAGTACAATAATGAACCAGTTATTATACAACCTGATATAAACGGTAACAAGCTCGTCTGCCCACATCTATCGATGCATTTGGATGGGTCTGCCATTTAATATAGATGAAATATTATTTTACGCGTACATAGTATAGTGGTTAGTACAGAACCCTTCCAAGGTTCAAGGCGGGGTTCAATTCCCCGTGTGCGCAGACGCCTCTGTAGCTCAATTGGTAGAGCACTCGTTTAGTAAGCGAGAGGTATTGAGATCAAAACTCAACAGAGGCAGGGAGGGGCTCCGCCCCGACCGGGAACCGTCGGTTCCCGTGGTTCCATCGTCTAATGGTCAGGACACAGGTCTCTGAAGCCTGTAATGGGAGTTCGAATCTCCCTGGAATCTTCTCCTATAGCTCAGTCGGTAGAGCGTGAGGCTGTTAACCTCAAGGTCACAGGTTCGAGACCTGTTGGGAGAGTTTTTAAATTGAACAGTACTTCAATTTAAAAACTTTTATAATATTAATGGGATGGTTCGATCCCACATGCCCATCTGGAACTTCAAAGGGCTATGATGATTACTGTGTACCAAGTGGTTCATCTCAATGCTCGACAAATACCTCTCGTAGTTGTAATCCAGGATATACATGTGGCGTTGGTGACAACTGTGTACCATCTGGATATAAACAATGTCAATCTGATCCTTCCAAATTTTGTCCTTCTACAGGATATAGATGTGGTCAGGGTGGATATTGTGTACCTAATGATCAGGTACAATGCGGAAATACACAGTATACGTGTCCGATGGGTTCGAGATGCAGTGGTTCGGGAACTTCTTGGCAGTGTATAACGGAATGTAACAATCCAACTATACGAAGTGATCTCGGGTTAACCCATGTATGCAGTAGCCACACTGGTGTATGTTGGGATACTTTACCAGATGCACCTACACCTGCGTACACATGCCCTTCGACCACACCCACAACTCCTCCACCTCCTTATACTGGAGGAACCCAGCCTCCAGCGGCACCCGGTTGTTACTGGTTCAATAGAATTAATAATACTCCTATCCAGATTTGTCCGCAGACGACCCCTCCGCCAACGACCCCTCCGCCAACGACCCCTCCGCCAACGACCCCTCCGCCTACCACTCCTCCGCCTACCACTCCTCCGCCTACCACTCCTCCGCCTACCACTCCTCCGCCTACCACTCCTCCGCCTACCACTCCTCCGCCAACCACGCGCAGTGCACCAGTTCCTATTGGTGCTCCAAGTTCGGGTTCACCGGGACCAGCTCCACTTACACTTGGGACACCAAGTCCAATCTCCGACACTCCTTCACCCACACCATCACCATCACCATCATCTACTGATTTCTGGTCAATTGAATTCTTGAATTTGAATATAAAATGGTGGCTTGGGATAGGAGGTGGTGTATTTTTCTTCCTACTTTTACTGATGATCCTTCTCTAAAAGAGAATTCATTTTAGTCTGTAAATTCTTCTGGAAGAACATGAATATGAAAACGAATACGGGCAGACTGCGAAGTTCACCAAGTGAAGAATGCGTGTACCCGTAGACCCCCTCAAGTGGGAAGGGTATTTTCTTTATAAGACCCCGAGTTACGTACAATATTATACCAACCAGGGCAAACTGAAGGGTAATCTCTAAAAAGATACGCACCTTTGATTTTGACTTGTCGTATGGACCTATTATTTTGTCGAGTGCACTTGAAAATAGAAAAGCAAATATAAAGCACCACATAGCCACGTAACCGGCACCGAGGATCTTGACCAGTTCTTGCATTTATATACGCGCTCTATTTTATTTCAAAATTTAGGTACATGTATTAATGTGCGACTGGCTTGTTTTTTACCCTGATCAGGACGCTAAGATTTTACGTATTGAGGTTGTGATGAAAAAGCTTATGGAGAAACAACCGGACACTGTCGAGGACACCGACACCTTCTGCGAGGAGTTTTACACGGTCATCGACAAGATCCAGGAAATTTGCATTGCAAATGGGTACAAGCAGTCATGTATTGCTAACCTAGAAGGAGTTGATGTATATGATATTAACCCGATGGTGATGATACGTATCATATGGAACATCTACAATCACACGAAAGACTGTATTTTACTTCAGGAATGCGAAGTTGACGGAGGGGGTGGTTTCGTGAGTACCCTTATTAGCACTTTCAAGGGGTTTTTACCTTCGTTTATGCGCCCTATGGTCAAAATAAATTCAGGGGACCAAGAGTAGATGAAGATTGATCATATCTATTGCATTAACCTTGAAAGATCGGTCGAACGTCGTGCCAAAATGGAAATTGAATTTAAAAAAGCTGACATCGATGCTGAATTTGTCAAGGCTTTTGATGCCAAGGCGGCGGGGGTTAGTGGTATGTACGGGTGTACCCAAAGTCATTTTTCAGTATACCGGGACATACTTTCAAAAGGATACCAAAATGTCCTTATTTTGGAAGATGATGTCAAATTACATTCTGAATTTAAAAATAAAATTGAGACCCTGAAAGAGCCATCAAAATGGGATCTACTTTACCTTCACTGGATGAATTTCATTTCTGAAAGGTACGAAGAGGGAGACTTTGCTCTTGGAAAATGTCTCAGTACTGCCGGGTATGTTATAACTAAAGAAGCATGTGAAAAGATTGTGAAATTTGATCCAATGGATATCCATATAGACCTTGACATAAAATTGACAGAGTTACCATTAAATACATGGGCCTGTATAGATAAATCACTTATAAAGGCGGAATTGCCTTGGACGGGTGACATAGGTTTTGGCCCTGACCGAATAAACAAGGAAATTGTATTTTATTTTATGAATTGGTTCGAAAACAGACATGGTGGAATGATTGCCCTAATGATCCTGACAATTCTCGTCAAATTCTTGATAAGAAAATGGATACGTATATAAATGGTATTTGATCATGCCTATTGCGTCAACCTTGAGCGCTGTACAGAAAGACGGATCATCATGCAGGAAGAATTCAAAAGGGCTAATTTAGAAGTTGAATTCATCAAGGCTTTTGACTCCAGTGCTCATGGAATTACCAAATCAAATCTGAAACCCGGGATACATCCAGGTGACTTTGGATGCCTCATGAGCCATCATGCTATATGGAATGACATGATCGAAAAAAATTACAAGGTTGCCCTCATTTTCGAAGATGACGTGGAATTATGTGACGATTTCAAGAAACGAATTAGTGAGCTTGACTTTCCCAAGTTTTGGGAAATTGTCTACCTCGAGTATATATCACCAGTTAGTGAAGGTCGGGCGACCAGGGACATGGATGAAGGAAGGTGTCTGGGAACTATGGCTTATCTCATTACCCAAGAATGTGCACGTAAGTTGATACAATTCACTCCTAAAAACTGGAGAGGGGCAGACGTTCAGTTGGCACAAATGCCCCTTGCGTCATTTTTCACGACTACGAGACTGGCTAATCATGTAGGTCTTGTGTATACGGTCATAGGGTTGGATCCTTCACGTATACCTATTTATCATAACGCCCTATTTTTAGAAAATGAATACGGGGGGTACCTGGCGGTTTTCGTAATGATGATTTTCATGTTCATTTTAGTTAAAAGATTAGGCTTTGTATAAGGTAATGGCAGAACTCCTCAGATTTTACCCACAGGGTAGATACCTTTACATTGAATTCATGGGAGATAAGTACATCGAACTACAGCCAAAGTCCAAAGTAGAAAGTGAGGAACTTCTTATGAAAATCAAGCCTATCGTTGCACAACTTGATGCATTCGTTGAGAGTAGAAATCTCAAAGAAGTCATAGAAGTTAACCTGAAAGGTGTGCCAATTGCTAAATTAAATTCAAAAATGGCATGTGAGATGCTCGATCTATGTATGAATATCAGACCAGATAAAAATCTACTTGAAAAGATTGTAATCACGAATGCCAACCCAATTTTTAATATGATATACAAGTCCGTCCAGACATGTGTAGATCCAAAGATTAGGAAGGTTCTAACTATCGAAAGTAATTCAAAATTTGAATGAGGGAGCCTCTTTCCAGAAAGCTTTTGGATTTGTGTGATATAAGTCAAATAATCTTTCATTTTCACGTGTTATTTCAAGAGCGTCAGCATCTGAACGTTCGAAACCTGGTGGTAATTCGTCAAGTAGAATTGTATGGAGAGCCTCGAGTTCGGGCGATCGAAGTTTAGCAACCTCATAGCCTATGTCAAGATCCAGCCCCTCTGGAACCGTTTGTACCCAGTAATGTGCACACGCTTCCTTTGTTTCTGGTATCACACAGTATCCCTTGACTAAATTACATTGGATACCCTTCATCTCCAGACCTTTTTTAAGTAGAGCTGCATGCTGTACGACTGACCCATGTATTTTATGCAGTTTAATTCTTAGTGCAAGATGTTTTGTAAAGTCCATTATTTTATATTGAGAATTAATAATGAAGGGTACAACCGCAAACGCGTCATCCGTCCCGGTAATAATAGTCCCAGCAACATCGGGTCCAGCACCACCACCACCTGCCCCTGCCACACCGGAGCCGTCTGGAAATAAAGGAGTAATTATTTTAATAATTTTACTGGTATTGGTGGGTCTAGGGTTTTTGGGATACTTTCTTTACAAGAAGTTTTCACCAGCTCCAGAAGATAAGACCCCAACTCCAGGGCCAACTCCAGCTCCAGGGCCAACTCCAGCTCCAGGGCCAACTCCAGGGCCAACTCCAGGGCCAACTCCAGGGCCAACTCCAGGGCCAGCACCTTCTGGATTACCACTAGGTGTTACTCCTTTTGGGGGTGCGACGGACTGTTGGAGTGTAGCAAACGCCGTTGATGGTTTCGGGTATTTACCACCAGGTACTACATTTGAAGGTGCAGTAACTGAATGCAAATCTGATCCACGTTGTAAAGGAATTCGTGGAACTGGTGGCGACTGGTGGAAAATGACTAGACTAGTTGAATCTGGCCCACCTGATCCTAACGGCCCAAGCTATAGTTGTTTTTCCGTTCAGTAGCTTAAAAGTTTAAAACTAATAAATAGTATGACGGATCCAATTCTTTCATCAAGCACTGCACGTTTCACAACTTTTCCAATTCGGTACCCTGATTTGTGGGAGCTTTACAAGAAGGCTGTGGCGAGTTTTTGGACGGTCGAGGAGGTTGACCTTGCCAAGGATCTTACAGACTGGGAAAACTTGACTTCACAGGAGCAGCATTTTATCAAGTTGGTACTTGCGTTCTTTGCTTCAAGTGATGGTATCGTGTTTGAAAATTTGGATCTAAATTTTACAAAGGATGTTCAGATCCCGGAGGCTCGTTCATTTTACGCATATCAGGGTTTTAATGAAAGTATTCATGGTGAGACGTATTCTCTTATGATTGACAAACTGGTTCGGGATCCTGTCGAAAAAGACGGGCTCTTCAGGGCTATAGAGACTGTGCCCGCTGTTACCAAAAAGGCTGAATGGGCCATCCGGTGGATGAATCGTGGGTCGTCGTTTGGACAGCGTCTCGCAGCTTTTGCCTGCGTGGAAGGAATTTTCTTCTCGGGCTCCTTCTGCTCTATTTTTTGGCTAAAAAAGCGTGGCCTCATGCCGGGCCTGTCGTTTTCGAACGAGCTTATTTCACGGGACGAGGGTCTGCACCAAGAATTTGCGGTTACCCTGTTCAGCCACCTCAAGGACAAACCATCACATGGGACTATAATTGATATAGTAAAGTCTGCAGTCGAAATTGAGAAAGAGTTCATTACGGCCGCGCTTCCGTGTCGTCTCATCGGCATGGATGCCGATCAGATGAAACAGTACATTGAATTTGTGGCAGATCGCCTGCTAACTCAATTCGGTATCAAACCTTACTGGAATTCTTCAAACCCATTTGACTGGATGGAGACGATCAGTCTGGAGGGAAAGACGAATTTCTTTGAAAAGAGGGTCGGAGATTACTCAAAGCATCTCGTTGCCGAAGGTGATCGGGTCAGGTTCGATGAGGATTTTTAATTATAGCGCGTGTGGTGGTAGACGTTAGGCCCGCCCTCGCCAATCTCGTAGGGTGCCTGCCACCAGCTCGGGATACGATATTTCTCTTTGTTCTTGTACTGCAGGTTCATGATGAACCCTACAATCAGTACAAAAACAATAGCGTGCAGGATCAGACCGGCAAGAGTAGGGAGGCCATCGGCTGACGCGACCCACCCGCCTGCCACACCACGGACGATCTTAAAAGCGGCAGGGTTAGCCAGGGCGACGAAAGCAATTGCGGGGATAGCGTAATCAATGGGAGCCATTAATATTGATAAAGAAATTAAAGTTGGCTGGCCCAAGGCTCTTTTCTATTTATAGCCGCCTGAATTGCTAGTATTTTATTACCTACATTTTGTCTGTTGAAGTTTGGCCGTGTTGCAAACTGTGTTTTAATGCTCATAAGTTTGTTTACGTTCAGTGAATTAAGTATGTTATTTGGATACATCTCTAAAAGCCTGTTAGTGTATTCATCAGGTTTCATGGGAAGGGGAGGTGGGTTAGGCTTGTTGGGAAGGGCCGGTGCGGTCTTGGGGCGGATGTTTCCAGACGCACGGTTGTAATTGTAAGCCTTGTTATTGGCAGACCATCTTAACTGACCCCCTCCAATATTCTGAACCTTGTAATAGGCGTTTGTAAGAATACGACCAGTTCTGTTTGCTTGGAAACCACGTGCTAACAAGCCACCCTGTGGCGTCTTGAAAATTTCGCCTAAAGTAGGATCATTAGCAACCTTGACGAGGTTGGCAGCAGCTTGTTGAACGCGAACAGGTGCGGCGGGTGTGCCAAGACTGTTACGGGCCACTGTAATAGCACGGTTAAATTCGGCGAATTTATTTGTTATATTTTTGGGCATAGGGCCCACCTCACTCTTGAATTTATTAATGGCAGCCTGAATTCTCGTCAATTGGGCGAGCTTATTTGTCGCCGCAGTTTGGGTCAATATGATAGTTCGAAGATCCTGTTCAATGCGCCGGATCTGGGCATTGATGGCAGTTCTGTTGAATTGAGGAGCCACTGGTGGTGCCATTGGTGGCGCCACTGGCATCTGGTTCACCAGAGTTTTAAGGGCAACATATTTACGGATAGATTTGATAAGACCTACATTTCCACGCAGGGTAGTTGGGTCAATTGGCGTGTTACGGTTAGCTCTTTTTGCTTCCGTGTTTAGACGCGCATATGAATTTAACCAGGTTTGAACGGCCCCTCTGAGATTTCCAAGATTTTTGTTCTCTCTACGGAACATCCTTGTTATGACGCAGGAAAAAAGTGGGCCCCGTCCTGGCTTAGAGACGAGAACCTATGGTATAGTAGAAGACACAAATGGCCAACCACCTTCGCATGTTCTCCACCTTCAACGCTTCCGATGTTACCTTTTCCGATGTCCGCAAGAATGCCAAGGGTGGCAAGGCGGTCTACCTCAACTCGGCTGATGGTCGCAAGCTGATGTTTCAGCTGCCTGCTCTGCGGGCCCCTTTTGGTCTGAGCTCGTTTACTGACGAGGGCTCCGGCCGTGTAACCTACTCGCTTCCTCTGAGCCTCGACAAGCCCGAGGTTCTGGCTGCGTTCCAGGCGCTCGACGAGCGCGTGGTATCTTGGATTGCGGAGCACTCTGCAGATGTGATGGGTAAGACTATGAGCAAGGCGTCTCTGCTCGAGAGTGACGTGTACAAGCCTCTCGTGAAGAAGGCGTCCAAGGAGGGCTACGCGCCAACCATCAACCTGAAGTTCCTTACCAATCCCAAGGATGGTTCCATCACGACCAAGTTCTACAACTCGTCCCGTGAGAGCGTTGACCAGGACGCCATTGAGCGCGGTCAGAGCCTCAACGCGATTATCGAGATCAACCAGATTTGGCGTACGCCGGCCGGTGTGGGTGTGCAGGTGCGCGTCCACCAGGTGATGCTGGCACCGACCAACAAGCTTCCAGACTGCGCTTTTCTCGCAGCTGCAGACGAGCCCGTCTCCGAGGAGGAGCCTCAGTCCGACGCGGCCAGCGACACTGCGAGCGAGGAGTGAACTTATACCCGAATGGACCTTATAAAATATGTAGTGTAATATAAATGGATTGGATTAATCGCGGAGAATTCCAACTCTTCAATGTAAAGGGAAGAAAATATGTCTACCGCCGCCGCCCCAACGGCACCAAACAAGAAATCAACGTCCCGCGCAATGTAGAATTTGTAAGACCGGCCGTAAAAAGATGGCTCAAGGCAACTTATAAATCACCAGTCAAAACAAACTTCAAATTTTCATTATTAAATACGTACCGCCCTCCACCTAAATCACCAAGCCCAAACAAGACTTTTAACTGTACCATGCTCAAACGCATGTTTCACCTGGAAACCAAAAACGGCAAGGTGGGCTTCAACGCAGTCGGTCTAAATGAAAATCAACCAAACCGTATTAATCTCGTGTACTTAAAGAACAGTCGGGCCGTGCGTGGACCAGCGCGTCTTGATGCCGGCAAGCAAGGTGTGCTTTTCGTAGGGTCCTTTTACCAGTCAGGTAAAGATCCTTTTGTCGTAAAGGTGTCACCATTCGACAAGACACTTTCCAGGAATAATCAAATACCTGACGTTGAATTTCAGATCCAAAGGGCTCTTTATAAGATTAACAATGTGAATATAGCCCAACCATATGCATTTTTCCGTTGTGACAATTTTATTAAGAACTCTAATTTTACTGGAAACCGTAATTCAACCAAGGATTACTCGAAACAATTTGTCATGGTATCAGAATACATAAGTAACGGGGCACTTTATAAATATCTTGACAAAACAGTCGCACGTCTCAAGGACACTCACCTTATGAGCATGATCCGTCAGGTCTTAGTGGCACTGAACAACATACATAAAAAATACCCAGAATTCCGTCACAATGACCTGCATTTAGGAAATGTCCTAGTGAAGCCATCATATACCCCCGGTGTCATTTTAGGTTATCCTACAATGGTACTTGCCGATTTCGGGTTTTCACGGATAAAGAAAACTGGGTCAAATCCTCTTGCAGATTCTAAAAATTTTGCAAACAGCTGGGGCATCGGACCTGATACAGATATTCGTTATGACAGTCACTTTTTCCTAAACGAGTTCCGTAAGTGGCTGACACCCAAGGCTGCCAAGTTCCCACAGACTGCTAAATTTCTGGACGACGCAATTCCCGAGGGATACCGAATGGATAACGATACTTACACACATAATTCACGCTTGAAATATGGTATCAGCTATCCAGGTCTCAAGACTATCGCTCAGATTCTGGCACCCAAGGGCTCGAGCCCGCCCGCTGCCGCTCGCAAGGTGGCTGCTAAATGGTTGGCCAAGGCACGTGCCAAGATCCAGAAACGGAAAAACAAGGGCAAGGGACCTGCACCTGCTCCACCGCGGCGCCGTACGCCCACCCCTCGGCGCCGGACCCCCACCCCTGTAAAACGCGTAAACTTTAACATGATGACTAATTCTCAGCTTCTGGCACTTTCACCCGCGAGCCAGAATAATCTGCCACAGCGTCTGAAAACTAGGATCAAGATGCTCAAGCAGTGGGGTGCAGGGCCAGCTCCTAAAAATTCCAAATCAAAGAAACTTCACGTCAAGGCATCGGCAGCCATTCTCAAAACAGTAAAATTCAATAAGCTGGTGAACAAAATCTTTCAGGCTAACCTGAAGACAATGGGACCACAAGAAAAGGAGAATGCAAATGGCAAACTGAAGAAGTTATGGGACCCACAGAACGTTTGGAACAAGGCGCGCGTCAAGGCTATCAAACTGGTAGAAAACCGCCTGACGAATAACAAGCCTCCATTCTCACCAAGCCCTCCCAAGCCCAAGCCCAAGGTGCCGAGCCCTCCCAAGCCCAAGCCCAAGGCGCCGAGCCCTCCCAAGCCCAAGCCCAAGGCGCCGAGCCCTCCCAAGCCCTCAAATACTGCACGGCGTCTGGGAATGATCCGTACACCAACAACGCGCCGCCTTAAGATCCGCGGTCCTTCAGGTCGTGTGGTCTACGCAGAAGGCCTGACTATGGATGTTCTGAGGACTATAGCCTCACAGGAGGGGCTTAATACAAAATATATGAAGACAAAGTCAGAAATCGCTGAAGCTTTATTTTATAAGAAGTAAGTAAATGAAGATCAACTGGAAGGAACTAATTTTCTGGATCCTCTTGGCAATTGTAGTATTTATGGTGATGTCTGTAGGTATCTCGAGTTATACACAGCAGTCAGTTGATAAGGGAAGTATTATAGTTTACGGGTCAAAGACATGTCCTTGGTGTATCAAACAGGAAGATTACTTCAAGGACAAGGGTATACCCTATGAATTCATAGATTGTCGAGATGGCGAATGCCCTGATTTTGTTCAGGGGTTTCCAACCTTAGTTGTCAACGGTCAGGTGAAATCTGGTTATACTGAATTATAATTTGAAAAGTGAAATACCCAGAGCGAGCAGGAAAGTCTGGGTCAGACTGTCAACTGGCTTGAGGATGGTGATGTGCTTGACCAGTGTATCGTTCCACAGGAACCGCAGAATAACGGTCATCAAAGTCAGGAAGATCAGGAAAACAACAAAGTTGTAGATGAGTTCCTGACGGTTACGGGAATACAGCAAGTCCTTCATTTATAATTAGCGGTTAGAATTATTTCCAGTCCTGGCCAACCCACGCCGGACACCCCACGCTGAACAAAATTTAGAGTAATGAAAACCTGGTTTATAATTCAAGTTGGCTCGTCTCGGGTCGACTATTGTCTTGCCTGACGCGTCAACAAGGAGGGGACCGCCCGCCCACCCCTGTTTATGCGACCATAGGTTTACTGGGAACTCTATAATTTTCCCTGGTATCAGCCTCTTTGAATTTTTATTAAGCTCATTCAATCGTCTGAGGACCCCCAAATTAGAATTAGAATTTGAAATTCTACCATTATTCGGACTGGCAGGCTTGCGCGGATTGGCTGAAGCCTTCTTTATAACTTCCTCCTTTACACGGAAGAATTTAGCAAGTCCCTTGACGGTATCGCCTGGGCGCACCTTGTACCGGACGGCCCCAACTTGTTTCAGAAAATGAAAATCGCCTGTGAAATTTCCAAAGTCATTTGTGGGTGCGACGAAACACATGACCTTGTAGAACCCAGGGCGGCAGCGCGCACTTGGATTAGTCATACGGTACACATTACCAGGGTTGTCGCTCAGAATAAGTTTTGAAATTCCCTTGCAAGTTTTGAATGTGAGATTATTGGAAGGCGTGTGTGAACGGGCACCAGGAACGCTTTTCTGTGTACGGTTTTTCGAGAAGCTTCCGAATGCATAGTCATAACAATTGTCGTGCACTTTTCCAGTACTTCCCCAAGGATCCCATGTGTACTTGGGTTCCGACCCCGATAAAGGAAGGGCCTTGGCGCGCCCCCTGTTGACTTTACTCATTAATATTGTCGAAGAGATTAAGCTGGAGGCTGAGGCAGGCCGAGTTCTCTAAGAACCTCTCTAAGATCCTCTCCAGGTTCAATATCGAAATGGAAATCTGTTATGAACCTTCCATTTGTAGTTGGATTGAGTGTTCTAAAATCTAAACCAAATCCCTCTATGATATTCATGATATTGCTCGTATCATAATTTATTGTGTCAACGTGTCCGTCACTTACGCGCTCAATAATAAGGCGGCATTTGTAAGTAGGGAGATCAAATGGTTCACGACACATGGGGCAGGTGGGGTCGCCTGGACAGGAGCGTTTCCACCGATCTACACACCGTGTATGAAATTCGTGACCACATGGAAGGGTTCGCCCGGCGTTGTGTGCCATAGGGCCAAAGCATACTGAACACTGGGGTGCTCGATGGATCCAGCAATTACCCCCTGGTCCTGCTTTGTTTTTACATGGGGCCCCTTTAGCTGTTCGAGACCCACATCCTTCCATAGTGTAATCCGGTATTTAGTTTTACCGTGAGCGCCGCGCACGGATGACCTCGGCCTCAAGGGACCTGATGGCTTCCCGGTACTTCTCACGCATTGAATTTTCAATTACCTTTTTAAATATGATAATAGGGTCATCATCCTGTTCCATACGGCACTGTGGACACTCATCAGAAGTCTCGAACCACTTCATGATACATTTCGTGTGAAAAGTATGTTTACATTTCAGTTTCTTGTCTGTTCTTTTGACATCTTCAAGACAGACGACACATGTTGATGAAAGATGTACACTGCATAGGTCCCCCCCTGGCAGTGCGGTTCTTTTGCACTTGGTCCCGTTGCGTGTCACTGACGAGCAATTGTTCATTCTCTGCTAGAATCTTACAAATATCTTTGTGGATTTCATCCACACTGCGGTTGGCGTTCACGACACGGACTATACACGGCATATTTCTAACAAGTTTCATATAAGCTTCATTAAGCTCCTTCATATATTCAAGGGTCACACCTCCGTCCCCTGCCTGATGACGCGTCTGTACATGTTCATAGGCAAGCTCTGGGGTCTTGGACAAAAAGATATAGAGGTCAGGTTGCCATCCCAACTTTTCATAGAAATAAGTGTAGGCATCATGTTCCATGTCCGTCACCTGACCCTTCTTTCTGAGGATTTCCCAGAATACATAATATGAACTCTGCAGAGATCTTTCATAAATTATTGGAAATTTGGTGTTACTTGCGGCCCTCGTCTGAAGGATCCGCATATGAAAAAGAAAAGCCCATCTGGAGGGGTCTGAGTAAAACTCTTCCAGAGGCCATTTATCAATGGGTTCGCGACGTACCTTCCAACCCTTTGCTTCGAGTAAATCAAGTTGGGTGGTCTTGCCTGCACCAATGTTGCCGTCGATTACAACACGTGGCATTCTTACGTTTTAATGGTATCTATTGTTTATTTAAACAGTCCTACAAAATTATTAATAAGACCCAATCCTGTTAGCTCACTTGGTATTCCTGGTATACTTGGTAACCCTGGTATAAGCCCACCTGAGCCACCACTCGAGCTACCTGGCACGACAGTCCCGGTGGGCAAATAAGTTGGAGCCGGCGACGGCGACGGCGACGGCGACGGCGACGGCGATGAAAGAAGCGGCTGCGCGACCATCGATGCCGGTGTGGGGCTCGCGGGACACTTATATCCGAAAGCTGGACATATGACTTTTGAAAAATAAACGCTTACAGCTATTATTAAACTTATCGCACATGACAACAGTATCACTAAAAATACTATAACACCCGTACTCAGTGCCATCTATATTTAAACCTATATTATTTTACATTACTGTTTCTCAACTAATGGGGAGAATGCGGCCCCTGAACCACACGCCGCATCGCGAAGGGGGAGGGACAAAGCGTCTGGGCCTTTGGACTGAAGGAGCATGCGATACGAATAATTGTCCTGGTAAGCAATACCAGCCTGGCTAATTACAAAGTCATTCATAATACGGCTTGAGTTAAAGTCCGTGATGCAGCGGCCGTCGGCCATTCCAATGCGCTGAGACATTTATATTAAGCACGCAATTTTATTTGCTGGACCCACTCCGCAAACTTGGACCCCATGATCGTGTCGAACAGCTCCGGCTTCTCGACCGCCTCAATAAAGGTGGCCGGGGTGATGTTCTGGTTAAGCAGATCATATGCCGCCACGATTTCACTCAACTGCTGAGCCCCCGTCACGATAATCTTGCCCGTCTTGAAGATGCTGGCAGTCACCTGCTTCATATTAGGGCCTGGAGTGAACTTGACCTTGACCGCCGAATAGCGGTCTGGGTCGTACGTCACCTTGAAACCAGCCTGTGTCTTCAAGACGTCAATCACCTTGTGCAGGTTCACGCTCGTGTTGAGCGAGAAGTTGGTGTTGATCATACTGATCTGCGGTGGCTGCGCCACAAGCTCCTCAAGTCCCAGTGTGTCCTTGACGATAAGGGTCAGCTGGTGCAGAATGCGCTTGCAGTCATACAAGTTAGAGCAGCCCGCCACCTGGATAGAGCCGTTCGGGAAGAGCTTGATGCTCTTGCGCGAGTAGGCGTCCGAGTACCCAATGGTGACTTGGTTATAAAAAGCGGTCGGGGTCATTGACCACTCGAAACCCGAGAAGTTGGAGTTCTTGGGACGGATCCGAACAGTTCCGTGAGCGGAAAACACCTCACGGAACTTTGCGATGTCTATGTCCGAGTTGAACTTGGAAATCATGGTGATGGTCGTGATACGAACCCACGACGGGTCCGGACGGTCCGCGCGGCCCGTGTACTTGGCACGGACGTCATTCAGATTCAGGATGTAGTCGAAGGTATCCATTTCATGCTGGATGTCTAGACACTCACGCGTTTGACCGGGGCACGGAACGCTTTTTTTTGGGCTGCCGGCGGACAAACTTTGTGAAATTTTTGACCAATTCGTTTTTGGAATTAGCTTTCTTGTTGCCAAGGGCACTTTCTCCCACAAGCTGTATAATCTCCTCCTTTGTCAGGCGCTTAATAATCTCCTTCATAAGCTTGACGCGAATAGGCTGAGGTGCCTTCTTATTCACTGGAGTTGGCGACACGCGCACGCTCGTGTTCATATTAGTAATTGCGTTTACGACATTCATTGCCTTGTTAGGTGTGCCGATCGTCTGGACGGCGGCAACTGCTTCGGGTTTTACATTCTTAATAGCAATTGCATGTGATGCATTTGGAAACTCGTTCAGAGCCTCGGCGGCCTTCGCCACTTCTTGTGGCCCGCCGCCATTCTGTACAATTTTAAGAGACGTGTTTATTCCGCCAGTTTGTTGTATGGCATTCTTCTGTGCAGGTGGCAGAGCGTTGAAATTTCTCATCATTTGTCTGGGTGGCGGGGGTGGTGGTGGTGGACCCGGTGGCGGGGGCAGGGGCATTGGGCCCAGATTTCTTGGAGCACGTGGTGGTTCTGGATATCCAAACATTTTAGCAAGTTGTGGTGGCAAGAAAGGTGGTGGTCTGCGGTTGTAATAATTATTTCTCCGACGACCAAATAACATATTTGTAAATCCATAAGGACGGCGTGAATATTTCGCGTCATCCTCGAGACGCTTGAGTGCCAAATTAATTCTGTTCAGAACATTCTTGTTCTTTATAGGGCCGAGGTTGCTCTTAAAATTCTGAAGTATTCTTGCTGCATTCAGTGTTGGACGCATTCTCTCAGCTTTGCGAACCTCCTCTAGAATGCGCGTTTTTATATCTGTGCGCAAGGGGTGATTTATTGGTAAATTAATTAAGAGGCGCCCGTAACCTCTACCCTTTTCTGTAAGGGACGCATTTCTCAATCTATTTAACTGCGCCCTGATATCATTTTCCATTTGCTTTTTACCAATATTTTTTGGTGGAGGCGGTACGTTAGGGGGCTTGTTAGGCGGCTTGTTAGGCGGCTTGTTAGGCGGCTTGTTAGGCGGCTTGTTAGGCGGCTTGTTAGGCGGCTTGTTAGGCGGCTTGTTAGGCGGCTTGTTAGGCGGCTTGTTAGGCGGCTTGTTAGGCGGTACGTTAGGGGGCTTGTTAGGCGGTACGTTAGGGGGCTTGTTAGGGGGCTTGTTAGGGGGCTTGTTAGGGGGCTTGTTAGGGGGCTTGTTAGGGGGCTTGTTAGGGGGCTTGTTAGGGGGCTTGTTAGGGGGCTTGGGTGGAAGTATAGGAGGCTGAATTGTTGCCTGAATAATTGGAGGTAAGGTGGGTATAACTGGATATCCCATACTCATCGTTGGCGCACGTCTATTTGGGGCTCTGAACCTGATATTTGGCATTCTAAATGCAGGTAGTTGAAACTGTGGACGCGAAAACCTGATATTTCTTCCTCTGTTTGGCATTCTAAATGCAGGTGGCTGAAATCTGATATTTGGCATTCTAAATGCAGGTAGTTGAAATCTATTAGATTTTGGCTCTATAATAAAAAGTCCTGTAATCTGATTTGCTATTTTAGCTTTGCTTTCAGGATTACCAATTCGATTTATAAATTCAGGTCTCTCTCTAGCAATTTCAGTAAAGACCCTCTCCTGACTAGGGGTCAGCCGACCATAAATTTTCTTATTAGTTTTGAACAAGTTTGTAATTTGATTTGCTATTTCAGATTTTTTCAGGCCAGATTTTTGTAGGCCTGTAAACAATTTAACAATTGAATTGGCTGTTGCCATTCTCTACTATGGAGAGAGGAAAAAGTTGGTTGTGTGGCCCTGTCAACCCTTCGGCACCTTAATGAAGTAACGCAAAATGCTCAAGACGCGCCTCATCTCACCTTACCAGCACGACGGCGTCAGATGGCTTGTGAAGCGCGAGAACGCCACTGACTATCCTGGGGGGTTTCTCTGTGACGAGATGGGTCTCGGTAAGACTGTGCAGATGTTGGCCACTATGTGCGTCAATGCGCATTACCGCAAGACGCTCGTAATTGTGCCCAAGTCAATTGTGGCGCAGTGGCGTGACGAGATCAATAAGTTTGCGCCTCACTTTTCGGTCCATGTCTTTGACGGGCCCAAGCGTGAGCTGGCAAACGCCGACATCACTATCGCACCTTACTCGGTGATGTCGCAGCGCAAGGGCAAGGGGGTCTGCCCCCTTGTGACGCAGCGCTGGGATCGCGTCATTCTGGATGAGGGTCACGAAATCCGCAATCAGAAGAGTAAGACGCATATTGCCTGCCGTGCTCTTGTGGCGCGGGTACGGTGGATCCTCTCCGGTACCCCAGTATTCAACTCTATGAAGGACTTTGTGGCGCTGTGCGCATTTATCGGTATGTCAAAGCTTGAGGTGCAGTGCTCTTACCGTGATATCCAGGAGAAATACGTGCTGCGCCGCACCAAGTCTGATGTGGCCCAGCACAATAAGCGCCTCGAACTTCCTCCGTGCGACTTCGACAATGTCGAACTCGAAATGTACCCAGAGGAGAAAACACTGTATGATGACGTGTTCCGGAGGGGTCAGGAGGTGATCACCCACGCTCTGGCAGCGGAAAACCGCGGTGCCCACCAGATGATGGTTTTGGAGGCGTTGCTTCGCGTCCGCCAGGTGAGCACGTGGCCGCAGCTGTATCTTGACGGAATAGCCCTCAAGGAAGATACGGACCCAGAGCCCTGGACCGGTCGGAGCCGTAAAATGGAGACTTTGATCGACCTGGTGACGAGCCACCGCAACGAAAAGAGCCTCATTTTCGCCCAGTTTATGGGGGAGATGGACCGGATCCAGGAGCTGCTGACCGAGAGGGGCATCCCGGTGCTCCGGATAGACGGTTCGGTGCTAAAGGACCAGCGCGAAGAGCGGATCGCCGCCTTCAAGAAGGCAAAAACCGGTGCAGTTTTTCTGATACAAATCAAGGCCGGGGGTGTCGGCCTTAATTTGCAGGATGCTACGCGCGTCTACATCACAACTCCGGCCTGGAACCCTGCAACTGAATTGCAGGCGATCGGTCGCGCGCACCGCACCGGCCAAACTCGCAAGGTTGTCGTGCGGAAGCTGTACTACGTGGGGACGGAGACATTGCCGAGTGTCGAGCAGAGCATCATCCAGTTGCAGGAGCACAAGTCGGCGATCTGCGCGCAGGTGCTCAATGACGAGCGCTTGGTCAAGCAGATCCCAGTGGGAAAATCGAAGGTCACTATCCAGGCGCTAGCTAAAATATTCCGCGTGTAATTGCAAAACCAAATTAAAATCCCGCCTCATAATAAAATGTCACATACCCAGGCCGTTGGATCCCGTGCACAGGTGATGAACGGCACCGCCCACCACACCTCCGGAGGCCTCACCAAGAAGGACCTCAAGTATTCTGGAGGTGAGATTGTGTCCAAGGACAAGTCCAAGTCCGAGAAGAAGAACCCATGGATCGAGGCGGTAAAGAAAGCCAAGAAATCCCTGGGTATCCCCAAGACTGAGTTCGCACTTGTAACTAAGGGCTCAGAGCTGTACAAGCGTGCTAAGCAAATTTATTCTAAGTGAATACTAAATGCCAGCCAAGTCTCGTAGCCGTAGCCGTAGCAGATCCCGCTCAGTGAGCGCCCCCACCAAGACCCTGTTAGCTAATCTGCGTAAAATATTCGGGATCAAGCGTCGGTCTCCAAAAAAGCGCACTCGCTAAATTCTACATGAGGCTGATCAGGTTCGGAAACTCCCCCATGAGTTTTAATTTGATAGGCCCTGCATGTTATTCCGTAATTCCCATTGTAAAAATAGTACCCATCAAGGTCAACAATACACGTCACCTCGTCACCCCTGAGTGTTCCTTCGCACATATCAGTGGGAATATACACACCGGCGCTATCAAATAATAGGGTCCGATCATCAATCTTAATTCTAAGTCCATATTCTGAAATATTTGACTTGAAAGGCTCGAGAGGGCACAGAGTTTTTTCAAGTTGTCTGTACCAATCGGTGAATTCATTATTGTGCAATGTATCCACCGTCAGACTTTTAAATGACCCAATTCCGTAGCGCGTCAGGCCGCGAGGCACCTGAAAGCGAAGCGGTCCCCCATTTTGATATGAAAATTTAACTCGCTGCCCTGTACCTACCTCAATAAGGTCTTTATTAATCTCTGACCATAAAGGCATCCTATAAATAAAATGTCCGATCCTTTTAAATGAATAACAAGCAAATCGAAAGTATACTTTATGCAAAAAGCGGTCTGCAGGGTTTCCATAAAAATCTCGGACGCAAGGCTAATCAGGCCTTTATCAATGCCATCATTTTCAAGGCTCAACAGAATGTTAAACAGGCCAAGACTTTGGCTAATGAGTACAAAATTCGGACAAAGTTTGTTGCAAACTACAAGGAGGCTTTAGAGGCTCTTAAGAAAACTAACGCCGAGCAGCGCGCCGAACTCTCTAAGCTTCTCACAAAGGTCAATAAACTGGCTTCGCCCGCGGGTCGGCCTCCCTTGGCCCCGCGCCGGACGCCCACCCCTGCCCGCGCCCGGGCAAATCTGCGCAGTCTGATGCAACAGCAGATCGCTGCACTGACGGCTCAAAGAAACGCCATCTCCCGCCAGATTAATTCTATCGAGGCTAGACTTCGGCAGCTTCCGAGTATCTGAAGCACTCAAATAAGCGGGGACTTGGGCGGGACAGTTTTGAAAACTCATCGATAGTGTATTCGTCCCCCATAGACCTGTTGCATTTAGAGCAGATAGGGCGCAGATTGGACAAGTCCGTCGCGCCTCCTTTACTTTCAGGAATGTTATGACCGACCTCAAACTGAAAGGGGGTCATAACATTTTCACACCACGTCACCAGGCACTTGTGCTTGAAAAGGCGGTCGCCGCACCACGACAGCCATACTTGCTCGCGCAGTGCTGCAGGTATTTTAACCTTCATAAATCTTATTTCAATAGCACCTTTAATTCAGTTATCCATGGCTCGTGATTTTCCGGAATAAATTGATATCCTCCGCCCTCGTAAAATATCTCTGATGAGAAGGTTTTCTTTTCTAAATTGAAAATTGATATACACCAATCAGAGCAGTCAGGTTGTTCGGGTACCATCGCACTTAATTCTACAGGTCTATGTATAGTCCAACAACCTGGATAAGTATAAAAATTGTAAAGCGTTTTCGTTTTTGTATCATAAATTAACCCATCATGAGAATGAAGAAGGTTGGACATTGTCCGGACTCTTGATGGCTTAAGTTTACGGGGCGGGAGACCGTAAGCCTTGCGCGTATCTATATCCATGCAATCAATAATACGCTGTTTTATCATTTCCTAATTACTGGTTTTGGTTTCTTTTTAAGGAGGACCATTACGATTATTAGAACTAAAATCAAAACTCCAACTCCTACTCCGATCCATATCCACATAGAATTATCACTTGAAGGACTGGGTGTATCTCCTCCTCCTGGTGCAGGTACAAACATTGGAGGAACGTCACCGGGTGTATAAGTCAACGGTGCATTTTCACGAATAACCTGTTCGAACCATTGGGTGTCTTTATAAGGAGACGGTGTCGAGTTTCCGAGGATCCCGCCAACATCAATTGGGGGAAGATTAAGTACTCCCCCTGTTATAATAGTTGGCGGTGAGACTGTTGCACTGATGGCTTGTTTTCCTGTATACGCAATTATCCAATTTTCAGGTTGAACGCCAGTCGCTATTGTGGTTAATATAGTAGAATATGTGGACCGGTCTATACCTATAAATATAGTTGGAGTACCGGAAAGACCTATTTCAGGGCTTGCAATTCTATAGGATCCATCCGCATTTTTATAAAACATAAATGCACCCGTGCCTTTCCGATACGTAGGCGTGCCTTCCTGGACAGCCACAAGGTTAGCAGTTGGATTTGTATTCTCTTCAATTCGTAGTTTGTATAATTCTACACTTGTGGGTGACATGGGGCTTCTGTTGAACACGATAGCACCCCAATTTTCTGCTGAATTAAAACCATCACCGCCTTTTTGAAATTTAAAATAAGACGGATGGTCGGATAATACAATTTTATTACCCTTGGAGAAGTCACAATACATGTACTTATTAGAAGTCTTAGACTGTATTGTGAATTCGCCGCCTGCCTGTATAATTGTCCCGTCGTCCGCTTCGACTGTATACAGTTCCTTCATTATATTAGGTTATGAAATTATTTGCCTCTTGGTCTGGATTTTTTGGATGAAGATAAGAGTATGATAATTAATATGATTAATAGAAAAATACCTACACCTGCTCCGATCCATATCCAGAGAGAGCTGTCTGTGGCCGGACTTGGCGTGTCGTAACTTGACGTGTCTGGTGGTGGTGGTGGCGGATAACTTACGTAATCAATTGTCCATTTCTCAATGTTAGGTCCCCCAAGAATTATTTTAGTTCCGTCACTGCTGGGGGCTGCATATCCTACTGCCTGATTTTGAATATTGTAGGTGCCGTCTTCGTTTGCCCAGAAATTCCAACCAAACGACTGTGAATAAGGTGTGTTATAATTGGTGGCCGTCTGCTGGAATGGTGCAAGTATCATATGTTTTTCGCCCCCCATATTCGCACCTGTAGATGTGTTATATCCTGAACTTGCGTAAGACCATAAAGACCCGTCTGTCTGGACATAAGCTGGAAAAATTGGTCCTGTAAAAGGTGTACCGGTATTAGTCGGTATTTTTCGTGTATTGGGTATATTCGAACCAAATAAAAACAACTGAGGGGTGTCGCTAAGTGACACCTCAAATGTAGAAGCGATCGCCTGTTGATCCACTGTATCAAAATACATGTATTTTCCATTTGATGCTTTAATAGTAATTGGTCCTATAACTGATGCGGCTTTTGGTCCCCATGCCGCTGCGATCGGCGACGGCGACGGCGACGGTACACCGACTGGACTGGGAGGCGTCGGTGCAGGTACACTCATTAGTATTAGCACTCAAAATTTATCCTGAACACATCATGCAACCTTCTGGGTTATCTCTACGGCACGCAGCGACAGGATCAACTGGCACGGTAACCTGAATTGGCTTGGCCTTTGCTCGTGTACGCAGATAGTACATACCAGTCTTGAGACCCTTCTTCCATCCATACATATGCATACTAGACAACTTAGCCAGAGTGGGGTTCTCCATGAAGATATTCAGAGACTGAGACTGACAAATGAATGCGCCACGGTCAGCCGCCATGTCGATAATAGATTTCTGTGGAATTTCCCATACCGTGCGATACACCTTACGGAGTTCTTCGGGAATGTTCAAATTTTGAACACTGCCACCATCTTTTACAATTTGGGTTTTCAATTCAGGTGACCAGGCCCCAATCGCCTGAAGATCCTTCACAAGATGCTTGTTGATCATGACAAATTCACCGGCAAGGGTACGACGCAGGTACAGGTTTGTAGTGTAAGGTTCAAATGCTTCGTTGTTTCCAAGGATCTGGGCTGTGCTTGCCGTCGGCATTGGTCCGACGAGCAGTGAGTTACGCAGACCATACTTCTTGATATCCTCCCGCAAATCTGACCAAAAATCTACCCCGACATTACCTAGACCCCACATGTCATGCTGCAAGATACCCTCGGCTGCCGGAGACCCCTGGAAAGTCTCGTATGGGCCCTCAGCCTTGGCCAGCTCACATGATTCCATAAGTGCCGCGTGATACATACACTCGAAGATCCCTTTGTTCATCCCACGAGCCTGTGGGTCATCGAACGGAAGCCCCATCATCATAAATACGTCAGCCAGCCCCTGAACACCGATGGCAATTGGCCGGTGACGCTTATTAGATCTCTCGGCCTCTGGAATTGGGTAGAAGTTCTTGTCGATTACGCGATTGAGGTTGCGCGTCACGACCCGCGTAACCTCGTGGAGTTTCTGAAAGTCGAAAAACTTGCCATCCTTTACAAACGCAGGAAGGCTCAGCGACGCAAGGTTACACACAGCCACTTCGTCCGCATCTGTAAACTCCACGATTTCAGTACACAAATTAGATGACTTAATAGTACCGAGATTTTTCTGGTTCGACTTGGCGTTACACGCATCTTTGTAGCACATGTATGGCGTGCCTGTCTCAACCTGTGACTTGAGAATGGCGTCCCAAATGTCACGGGCCTTGATAACCTTGCGGAACTTTCCCTCTGCCACGTACTTGGTATAAACTTCGTCAAACTTGGGACCGTAAAGTTCTGTGAGTTCTGGACACTCGTTAGGGCACATGAGATGCCAATCTGTATCATTTTCTACAGCGCGCATGAATGCGTCAGGGATCCAGAGGGCTGTGAATAGATCGCGACAACGCGCCTCCTCATCGCCCTGGTTGAGGCGAAGCTCCAAAAAGTCCATAATGTCTGCGTGCCATGGCTCGAGGTAAACGGCGATCGACCCCTTCCGGCGCCCCCCTTGATTGACATACCGTGCTGTCGAATTAAATACGCGCAGCATCGGGATGATGCCGTCAGACTGACCATTGGTTCCCACAATCCGAGACCCTTTGGCTCGCACCTTACTGACCGCAAGACCTATGCCCCCGGACCACTTGGAAATCTGGGCACATCGGCTCATAGTCTCGTAAATTCCCTCGATGCTATCTTTTTTCATATCAAGCAAAAAACAGCTTGACATCTGAGGGTTTTTTGAACCGGCGTTGAACAAGGTCGGAGTTGCATGAATGAAATAACGGTTTGACATAAGGTCATATGTTTCCTTGACGCGCGGGATGTCATCACCGTGGATACCTATGGCGACACGCATAAACATATATTGTGGCGTCTCACCCGGGTTCAGATACATTTTCTGCAAAGTCTTGAGACCAAAATAACCAAAACCATAGTCGCGCTCGCGATCGATCACCGCGTCAAGCTCAAGTGCGACACATTTCATAAACTCGTCAGACACGCGACCATTCTTGTGGTTGGCAACCATCGCGTCACTGAAAGTCTTTGGAGAAATCTTATGCATATTTGAAACTAGAATTCGAGCAGCGAGTGTCTCGTAATCGGGGTGCTCGGTCATCATATGGACTGCCACGTCAGCACTTAGCTCGTCAATTTCAGAAGTCTTAATTCCGTCGTACATATTTGTGAAGACCTTTTGAGCAACTTTGTCGGCGTGTACTGTAAGGCCGGTACATAGTTTCTGAATTCTGTTGGTCACCTTGTCAAACAACATAGGCGTCTCCTCACCGGACCTCTTGATGACCTTCATTTGTAATCAAGCGCTGGTTTTTTTTAACCCACAAGGGCGAGGTATGCGGTTTTTAAAGTCAGGTTCTTGAATATAATTGCAGTGAATAATACAATCCATGATAAAATACTATCCATAGGAAGTGCAAGTCTTGCAAATATAGACCCTGTAATAAACGATAATATCCACAGTGGAATGGGAATTCCGAAAATCATTTTCCTAGTATAATATATGAAAATTGCTATACTCATACTTTTTGTAATAGCAACAGTCCTGATCCTTCCTGGAATTTTGTATTCGAAAAGAGTAGACAATGTTAAATTAAATTGTAAATTGAACACGTTTAATAATACTGTAAGAGGTGAAGGATTTTCTATTACTCAAAACATACTTGATGATAATTGTCGTCAGGAACTTTACGACCGTTTTTATGAGAGGGCTCGTACCAATAAAAATTTAAATGAAGATATAGAGGTCTCTCTGTATTCTGATCCTGAATTTCTAAATCAAATATCAGAAGTGATTGGTGAAAGGGTTTATCCGGTAAACTCACTCGATTCGCAAAGATGCTGGATCCGTTATTATTATGCGGGTATGAAAGCTCAGTACTATGAGAACTATCATCATGACAAAAAGCGATACAGTAAAGATGTCAAACAGTACCGATTAGTTATACCTATATATGATACGTCAGACTCCGTTTTTACTATTGAAGATATAGGGGAATTTCCATTCATTGAGAATACTGGTGTAATACTTGAAGCTGGAAATTGTCTTCATAAAGTTAAATTTACATCCGGTGAGCGACTTATACTCATAATGGACTATACTACAGCACCATGTGACAGTGCCATTAGCCATTATTCATGTAGAGGTATTGATGGATATTTCTGGTGGATCGTAGATGTAATATGGAGGTTTTTATCATCAGTCTATTACAAACTTGTTAACATGAAAAATTGATGTGCGCATCCGCTTTTAATGAATTTTTAACTCGGTACATATAAATGAGTACACGTCACCTCCCCACGCCCCTGAGCGACGCCTTCTTTTCCGATTTCAATCGGGAAACCATCCATAACGATATCATCCAGTCTATTCGTGCCAAGACAGGTTACACAATTCAAAGACAAAATGACGCCGATCTCCAGGCCCTGATGAAGCGCGTCTACATAAATCTTATGGCCGACCCATATGTCGATGTCCGTGGCCAGGTGGCCAACATGAACAAACGGGTCGTACAGGAGGCCACTCAGACAATCTCTACAGGTGTTCTGCAGCAGCTCATGTATATTAAAGACATTTCGCAAAATCCAGTACCTCTCGATGCCCCTGTGAGCACAAGTACCTACGGTAACAAGATACCTGACAATACCAAATTTGCTTTTTAAATTAGCAATCGATGTAGGCTGGTTTGGTGCGCGGCGCTTGTCCCTGGAGGACTAGCCAACACGTGGCATTGTCATTTCCAAGTTGCCAGCCTAATTCGCACCAAGCTTTCGTTGGTGCACCAGGATTGGCTCCAGGCCCCGGTGGGTTAGGTACACATTGTCCATTCTGTAAATATTTACCACAAGGACATGACGTAACAGGTCCAGATGTAGGTGGTGCTGGTGGGATAGGCCCGGGTTCAAGTCCTGGAGCAGTGGGTATGGAGGGGTCAAGTGTTTTAGGGATGTACGAGCATTTATTTGGTGAGCCGCCAAGTGAAGGGGGTGCGACATTGTAATTGTAAGGACAGAAACCACGGGATCTCTGTTTCTTCGTTGGGTCGTATGGGTTTACCGATACTAAGTTGTCGGCTTCGAACATACCCCTGAACCCTTGTTGAAACCCAGTGTAATTTGCTGGAATAAGGCAGTTTTCGCCATCTGCCGTCTCATCTATAAGGCAGCCGTATGTTTTGGGCATATATTCTCTTGGTTTAGTATCGTCTTGTAAAGGATTTGGCCCTTGTAGGGTTCCGTAATCTCCAAGATCAAAATGTTTTATATCAAAACCGTCCTGTGTAAAAGGACTGACAATAGCTGTACCATTTGAATCGACGAAATATCCATCGATGGCATATGATCTTATACTTGTGATCTTCATTACGTTAGTTCCAATCTTAGCAAACTTGTAATTTCCCATACCATTACCAGCCAGTCCGGTATTGGGACCGATACCCCACGTATTTACACCAGAATGATCTCTCTTCACAATTGAAATTGCTGAATTAGTTGATGCGCTGTCGCGTGCGTATGTAAGATAGTAATCTCCATAAACAGATACCAGTGTTATGAAATTTTTACCGGAAATCTGAGACTGATTTGCACCTAAGAAATTGTATTGTGGTGTTCCAGGAGGTGGCGCGTCTACAGGGCTTGGGGTGGTCGCAGGGCTTGGGGTGGTCGCAGGGCTTGGGGTGGTCGCAGGGCTTGGGGTGGTCGCAGGGCTTGGGGTGGTCGCAGGGCTTGGAGCTGGTGAACAATTATTTCCCCAACCTGGGCACGTGACGTTACTGAAATATATAGCAACAACTATACCTATAATAACAAGTAAAACAACTACTATAATTATACCCCCCTTACCTCGGGGGGCAGGAGGGGCGACAGGAGGGGGCGCGCCGCCTGCACTCGCCATTAACTTAACTATTGAAAATATTCTAGACAGAAATTAACTATGAGGGCACTTGACGATATTCTGGCCGGTTTCCTCATATTTTTTATAATAGATCGTCTGGTGCGTCTGTTTACATCTACTATCGTTGAACCATGGGCACATACTAAAACAACTGATGAGCATAAAATTGAAGGGATGAAGTTAGGAGTTGAGGCAGTGCTTCTGATATTTGTCCTGATTTTAGTGTTCAAATTCAGAAAAGAATTGAGCAAGGTTAGTAACGTATTAAACAAGTAGAACCATGACTAAACAAGATGAACCGTTACCGTGATGAAACTGCTGAACTTTGTAAACAGAAAGGTTGGGACAAGGCTCCAGTGAGCATTGTCTGGATGTTGCTCAACGAGGAGATGGGCGAGCTCGCTTCGAGTATCCGTCAGGCCCATCGAATTTACCGCAAGACGGGCCTAAAAAAGGACCGCGGTACAGACGTAATTATGGAAATGGGTGACGTGTTTAGTTATCTATTTCAATTAGCGTCCATGCTGAAGATAGACCTCGATGAAATGTGGGAGCTCCATCGTCAGAAGGCACAGGCAAAAATTTACAAGGAAAATAATATAGAGGTAAAGTAATGGCGAGTGCAGCCTTGATAGATGACCGTCTCCAAATTGATGGGTTTAACGCATACACATGGACCGGGACCTTCGGCGTCCCAACCGATGGCTTCTATAAAAACTTTATGGATGGTTCATATGTGTCACAAATTGATGAGACGCCTCAAACTTATACCGATGAAAATACTGATCTCGATCATTTTAACCCACTTGATCTCAATCGTTCAGGCCCAATGTATCTTAAAGAAGCCAGTGTGAACCCAGCTCCTTGGCGCATGTTTCCTGCACGGAAATATGAGCTGGACAATGGTGTAGTCACTTGGGAGCGTCCAGATCGGCCAGCGGTCAGAACCGATAAAGAAGATAATAGACTTCTTATTATTCTCATTCTTGTCGTAATTGGAGTTGTTGTGCTTAAGAATGTCAAATTTTAGCTATCTTCGGAGCCTCCACCTTGACGAGTTTGATACTTAGGTCAGTTTTTTCAATTTGCTTTCGGGCACTCAACATGGGACACATGTGCGTCTCAAGTTGAATGCATCCAGTGCAGAAATCCCCAGAACAGTCCCTACACTTGAGGGTCAGGGTCCCCTTCTTCCGGCACTTCGCGCACCCCATCTTCTACTACTTCACATACAGGAAGTTTAAACTCTAACGCGGGTTCTTCCACTACTTCACACCTGAAACCGTTGGCCCGCCCCTCAACCACGCGCTGCCAAAAAGCCTCCATGACCGGAAGGGATCTCTCAAACCATTCACGATCCCTTTTCACATTTACAATTACAAATTCCTCTGGTAGGTCGGTTGCTGGCCTGTACTGAATAAAATCACATTCATCCAGGTCAAGAATTTCCAAAAGTAATTGGATTTGTGGGACATAGTACTTTGGAACTTTAGGCTCAATTTTCCGAGACAATGGACACTTAATTTCTATCAATAGACCGTCTTCTGTAATACCGTCAGGTGAGCCTCCTAGAAAAGGATACTTGGGATGTTGGACGAGACCAATCTCATGACTTTTTCGGTTGAACATAGCATCATACTTGTCCCGTGCAATTGGCTCGAGTAATGTCCCACGGGCGGTAGCCTCGTTCCCCTGGAACTTTCGGCCGCCACACTTTTTTATCAACAGTCCATCTGGTGTTTCGTACGGGTTTACACCAAGTGCAGTTGCAGCATCACTTGCGGTAAGCATATTTTCACGAAGTGCTAGCCACTCGGGGCTCCGTTGCTCGTGGTACTTCCGCTCTATCAACTCCTTGATTTTTGGATGCATTTGTTGGTATCTGCTTATTTTTAAATCGTGCGTCTGTCTTAAGTAACAACTGAGCGGCATTTTGTTCTGCTTCCTTTTTTGAAGTTGCGAAGCCGCAGCCGCACTCGAGGCCGTCCACCACCAATTGAACACAGAACATTCCATTCGTGTTGCCAACTATCCGATACTCTGGCAGAGGCATCTTGAGGGCTTGGCACCAACGCATCAGCTGATCCTTGTAATTGTCATCGGTGAGGTTGGTCTCAACCTTTGTAAATGACTCCAGGACAAAACGCTTCGCATGGATCATACCAAGATCTAGATAGATGGCACCCACCAGAGCCTCGAACGCATCCTCCATAATGTTAGGGTTGGTGTTCCAGTTGTTGCGCTGACCCTTTTCATCCATCAAAATAAGTTCATGAAGTCCCAATTTTTTTGAAATTTCGCAAAGAGTTTTGCCCCGGACCATCTTCGTCCGGGCCTTTGTGAGGAACCCCTCTTGTTCCTTTTCATATTGATCAAACAGATGTTTAGTAATAATAAATCCAAGGACGGAATCACCCATGAATTCAAGTGTTTCGTACGACCCAGTCAGCCCTGAATAACGTTTCAGGGCTGACTTGTGCGTGCGCGCGCGTTGATACAAGTCAGTATTTTTGATTTTTGTTCCGACAATAGAATTTATGAGTGGAACGTCAACTGCTGGAGCTGGTTCCATTGTTTATGTTACTAAGCACCAAGGTTTTAAGCCTTGGCAACCTTCTTCTCGACCTTTGGGCGTGAAGCCTTCTCCTTGGCGGGCTCGGCGGCAGCCTCGGCCTTTGGTGCCTTGGCAGCCTTGGGCTTGGTGACCTTCTCGGTACCAGGCTCCTTCACGTAGTGAGGGCTAATGTACTTCTGAATGTTCATGAAAGTGACCTGAGTGCCCTCTGGCGGGTTCAGCAGGTCCTTCAGTGGGGCGTCCAGAGTGATGTTCTTGCCGTTCTTCAGGCCCTTCTCGGTCAGGTAAGCACTGATGCGCTTGGTCACATCAGCACGGGAGATCTTCTCGTCGGCAGCCAGGCCCAGGAAGCTACGCAGCTTCTCGGTCACAACCTGAGGCTTGCTGAAACCATTGCTGGCGGCACGAGCCTTGGCCTTCTCGCCGTTGGGATCCTCCAGGTGCTGACGGATCTTGCGAACGTCCTTGCGCAGAGACTTGATCTCCTTTGCCAGGTCCTCGAGTGTGAGTGGGGCAGCCATTTCTACTCTACAGGTGGCCTGTTCCTTTAAGCCAGTAACAGGGCCATCAAAACAATAACTAAAAGTGCCAACAAGAGTTTGAACAGGGTCAGCCATGAAAACTCGCCTTCACGTTTCATCCATTCCCATGATAGGAAATCTGAAGCACCAGGTGTCGGAGTGGGCTCGTCACTCGTCACTAAATTAACATTGAAATTAGGTGGAAGAATTCCGGCCGAAGGTCTGAACTCCAGGCCCATAATAGGCATGTGTCCAAATTTAGGTCCACATGTTGGTGCACAACAGCCAGGTTCACAGGGATAGACAAGGCCATTTTCTCTATTTACGTAACCACACATCACCTGACCGGGTGCATCAATGTCAGGCAAGCATTGACAATATCTTGTTAAAAATTCGACACTGCAATTGCTTGATGCGTTCATCTACCATTAAAGAAGATTTTTCCTACTAGTATAATGGAGTTCACCAAGCCAGTAAAGCTTCCAGATGGACGGTATTTTCTGAAGATCAATGGTACTCGGCGTCAGGTGAACGATGTGCTTCTCCAGGATGATCTGGTCGGTAAGTCAGTAAACTTCAAGGTGGAGACGGGCCTTGACGTGTTTCAGTCTATTGATGAGGAGATCCTTGGACATGCTAAGCAGTCCAAGGTTGAGTGGTTTGGCAAGGAACTGTCAGACGAGACTATTAATAACGCTTATCAGGAGAGTGTGACTGACGGTATTCTGAGCTCGTCCCTGGCAACCATTAAGGGGGAGATTGTAACTCTGGCTTTCGATCGTCAGAAGAACCCAGTGCCTCTTCAGGACATCAAGGCAGACACACGTTGTGATGTGATGTTCGAGCTGGCCGGATTGTGGTTTCTGAAGAAGTCCTTCGGTCCAATTTGGCGTGTGATCCAGGTGCGTGTCCGTGGCGCCCCCAAGGCTCCTGATTTCCCGAAGGATTATTTGTTCACAGATGATCCTGAGGACGATGATGACCCAGCAGATTATGTCGACTGAGCCAAGGTCCAGTCGGACTGAGCCAAAAAATTATCCGCATTTAATATAAATGGATCTCAAGGGTCTGGCAATTTTAATACTGGCAGTTGTAGTTCTGTACATGCTGTTCACCCCCAAGTGCAGCGGGTACGCCTCAATGGCACCGGCCGCCTTCTCGGCACCAGCAGTCGCATCAGCCCCAGCAGCAACCGATTATTCTACCAGCGTGGTGTCTGCCACCGGCCTCATCCCTCGTGAGGTCGTGGCAACCGAGGATTTCGGACAGTTCAGCCCAGATCAGATTCTGAGCGGTCAGAACTACCTGGATCCACGTTCCCAAATCGGTTACCCAGAGACGGTGGGTGGGGTGCTGCGCAACGCAAACCTGCAGTTCCGCTCAGAGCCTATCAACCCACGTGACCCAGTGTCCATTTTCAATCTGAGCACCATCCCCCCAGACACCATGCGTCCCAAGTTTGAGATTTCTCCAGAGTATCAGTAAATTTAAGCTTAAAAAAATCGTCAGTCAATTGATAAATGGCTGACGAGCAATTTAAAACGGCTATGAAGGAGTGGGTGACACTTAAAGCCCAATTATCATCAGCTCGCAAAGATCTTCAAGTGCTCAACAAGCGCGAAAAGGAGCTCCGCGAGTTTGTTACGGAACATATGAAAACCCATGAGATTGACACAGTCCGTGTCCATGAAAAGGTCAAGGTGAACCTGAACACCAAGAATACAAAGGGTGGTATCACAAAGGACGTCATCAAGAAGGGTCTTTTGACATATTTCGGTGGAGATGAGGTGCGTACTGAAGGTGCGTTCCAGGCCATAGTTGATGCGGCCCCTGTAGCCACCAAGTCAACTGTGTCAGTGCTTGGTTTAAAGGCAATGACCGAGTAATACTTAAGTAAAATGGGCATCAATGATGAGTACTCGCGTGATGCCTACTATGAGTACAACGCCGTTGTCGACCAGGAAGAGGAGCAGGACGAAGTAGATCTCGACTTACATCCAGAGGATTGGCAAGACATGTATTCTGAAGAGCTACTCGACGGTTGGATGTATGTCCGTCAATTTATTGAAGAAAATTACCTTAAAATTCAAGCAGGCTATCCTGACTTTGTAAATTTCGTCCTTTCCCCGACTAGATGGTACACTCAGGATCAACCTGCCATGTGGCAGCAAAGTATATGGAACAGTATTTCAAGGATCCCAGTAATCACCGACCGGGTTTGTCCAGAGAACTTTTACGCATGGTTAAATAATTATGTCGAGTACATATAAATGATTGACATTACCGGACCAAAGGTTCTGACGCCTGCTCTCCTGTTTGCGCTGCTCAGCCCGGGTATTCTGCTTACTCTGCCTTCCCTCAAGCTGTTCAGCGGACAGATGAATCTGCAGTCTGTCCTGATCCACGCAGTTGTTTTGGCACTCGTGTACTGGTTCATCGGCACTAAGGTGCTGGGTGTGACCCTGACAACCGCCGACCTGATTGTGCCAGCAGTGCTGTTTGTTCTGCTGAGCCCAGGCGTGCTTCTGACCCTGCCACCCAAGTCTGGTGGCGTGTGGATGAGCGGCCAGACTGGCCCACTGCCAGTTGCTGTCCATGCCCTCGTGTTCGCCTTCGCGTTCGCTTTCCTGCGCACCAAGTTTTCCAAGTACTATTAGATGAAGTACCTTGCAATAGGTCCAGGAGCCATGGGCCTCTTCGTTTATTTGGGCGTAATATCTAAATTAAAACATCGTGGTGCTCTCAATGATCTCACTGAAATATCAGGGTCATCTGCCGGGAGCATCTTAGGATTTATGTTTCTCGCGACCAACGGAAATATTCCAGAAATTCTGGATTTCGCCATCAATGTTCCCGTGAAGCAAATTATGAAACCTAATATAAAAAGTCTATTGACCAACTACGGCCTCGTTCCAGTTTCAAAGGTCCGGAACCAGTTAAGTAAGGCGTGTCAGAAGTATCTTGGGAAGGATGACATCACATTCATGGAACTGTTTGAACATTCACGAATTAAATTCCATGTGTCAGCTTATTGTGTAGACCTTATGAAAACCGACTACTTTTCTGTAGATCGTACACCTAATATGAGTGTCCTAGATGCGATATGTATGTCGGTCGCTCTTCCATTTTTGTTTTCGTCTTCCAAATTCAATGAATGGCACTATGTCGATGGGGGTGCCGCCGAGGACTGTCCGTGCGGGCCCTTTATAGATAAAGATCACAAAGATGTCCTTGCGTTGAAACTTGCATGGTCTCGCCCCACCCTTGTGAAGGATCTCAAGAGTTACGGAGTGTCAATTTTGTGGTCGGTCCTAAAATTACGCTATTCATATTCGGTTCCGACTATTCATGTAGACCTTGGCAACACGGACGTTTTTGATTTCGGAACTGAAAATGAAGCCAAGCTGAAAATGTTCATCATCGGGCATTCTCAACAAATTTCTTTTTAGATAATAAATGCGTTCAATTCTGAGAGCCGGTTACACGGCCATCAGAAATGGCAAGAAAATTCGGGTCCGCCCTACCCCCATCCCAGACGTGGGTGCAGCCGGCAAGGGTCCCAAGCTAATTGGGAAATTAAAAGGGGGAATGCTCACCAAGTATGGATACCATCCAGTTGAGAGCATGACGGCCCGCCATCGCGCTCTCACCAAGGCTATCAAGAAGGGCCGAGAGGCCCCTCTCGCCGTGTTCCGCCGCCTCCAGGCTATCGGCACCCTGACCAAGCGGACCCTTCCCACTGCGTCACGGACTTACATTCGCGACCGTAATTGGATCCGTTCTAAGTTCTTGTAGCAGTCCATTGATATAATCTAGCAGCTCGATTACCTGCGAATTCTTTGACCATTCCGGAAATAAGACCTATTGTAAGAGCCTGCTGACGTGTGTTACCCTGCGGTCTTGCCTTGATCAGTTGTGCAATCAGCTGACCAGTCGCATTACCTAGGCGCATACGTGCATTACCGTTATTAGGGCTTATACTTCTCAACTGTAATATCTGCATCATAAGTCTGTAAATTTTATCAATATTCAATGCGTTCTTGTACCCAGCCTCGCGTCCTATATAGGCTGACAGGTTTCTTAAATTCTGTGCAGTCGGCCGACCCTGGAACAGTATACGAGTTGCAGTTGGTATATTACGGGTCAATAATCTAAATACATTTATTTGAGGTCTAGCAGCTTCCCAATATTGTCCAATAAGTCTGTTATTCGCAGCAAGCCGGGCCGCGTTATTTCTTCGTGCGGCATTCTGGCTTCTTGTCAATATGACATTACTCATTTTATTATATAGGCACATAATAAAATGAATGTTGAACGTTTCAGGGACAAGAAGATCATTGCCAAACTTGTCCTGTTAATAGTTACTTGGCTTACAGTGGCATACTTCCTACTGAGCCTGAAATCAACACACAATACGATGTCAATTTCCACTATGAGAGCAAATATGGAGGCTCTTCAGAAATACGATTGGGCCATTAGTCAAACTAGCCGTTTTATTGTAGAAACTACGTCGTATCTTGGAGTACCAGCAGAGACGGTCAAGTCCGTTGGTAGTATGATGTGGCGTAAAATTCGTGCCCGTAATTTAACTTTTAAAAAGCGCAATGCCATTGAACTAGCGGCTCGTGTAACTTTAGGTCTCGGTGCTGCTTACGCAAGTAACCGGACAGGGGTTAATCGTATTGCCAGAAACGCCCTTGCCCCTGTAAAACTGTACAATTCGATCAAATACCAGTTGGTGAATAAACCTGGTTTCTTCAATATGGGGGCGGCAACTCGAAACAAGGAGCTGTTTAATAACGTTCAGTCTCTTCTTATATCCCTTATGGGTCTTTTGGCACAATTCGAATACAATGTCACTATGGAAGTTGCTCGGACAATTATTCCTCAAAATTCACCTGTGGCTCGGAGCGTCACGAATGGTATCGGCGCAACCCTTCGCCTTACTTCAGGGTTCGCCTACTCGGCTAATAACGGAAAACGCACCCAGCAGGTTGCTCGAAATGTTGCCAATCTTGGTGCAGCCATCACTGGTGCCACACGACCAAGACTTGTGAATAACTTGGGTAAAACCATATATTAAAAGGAACGCGTCTTAAAAACTCAATGGAGGTGATAGCTCAGCACATCTGGAATGAACTAGGACCAGGTTATTCTGAACGCGTCTATCACAACGCATTTGAGGTGGCCTTGCGTAAACGTGGCCTTCGTTATGAAACGGAACGTATCCTCCCTATTTCATACGAAGGCCATAACATCGGAAATCTCCGGTCCGATCTTATTATCGAAGGAAATTTGATTGTTGAATTGAAGTCGACAAGTCGTCTGTCCGATCAATTTAGAAATCAAATTAGGAATTACATGAAGCTTACTGGAATTTTTGAAGGTATCCTCATCAACTTCCCAGACAAAGGTGGTAATTTGGAATACGAATATGTGCCTAGGTTGTCTTAATAAATTCCCATTTGAGCTCTTGACAAATCTTTTGCCACATGACATCTTGGGCGTACAATTTCTCTTTTGATTTGAGTAGAGGGAAACAGGGTAAGTATTCATCTTCACCAAGGAGTTCACATAGTTTATAAAGGGTATATGAATACGACAAGAAATTCTTGCGTTTAGCCGGCTTATGTTTTTCGAATGGTTTCTGAATTTTGTAAAACATAATACGGAGTTTATCTTCTAGAGCCTGTGACATAGTCGGGGGCTTGATCCCGTTCAGCATGGTAGTTATGTACGGCACATGCTCGTAATATTTTGACTTGTCTAATTTTTTCAACAAAGCCTTGACCTTTTCATGAGTAATTTCACTTAGGTCCTTAATTTTCTGTTTTTTAAATTCGTTCTGCAATTGAGTGATGACCTCCTCAGGTACGCTTGTACTTTCTTTAGCCTGGAATTGACTGATCCATTCATTGAAGTGGTTGTCGCGTTTGTAAGAGTACACGACGTTTTTGTCCATTTCCTGTTCTTCCTTGAAACCCAGTTCCTCGCCCAATATAAACTCAGAGTATCCACAATTTGTGCATACGTCCTCTGATGTGACGTCATCGTGCATCATTGTGTACTTTTGCGAACATCCCTTACAGGGCTGATGCTCGTACTCAAACTTTACAGGGGGATCAATAGTCTGATTTTCGACCGTGGCCATATATTTGTTATAAATGTCCTTGCGCTGGACACCTTTGCGCGAAGCTACTTTAAGACCCAATATATTACTCGTCTCCTCGACGACTTCAGTCTCTTGTGTGTACTCACGGATAATAGGTACACACTCGAGTAAATAAGAGTAAAGCTCTTCGTCTGACTTACAGTCTCTTATTCGCTCACTAAATCTAGCTTCCATTAAAGAAACTAATACTCTATTCTTTTATATGAAAAAATTCAAAGACAAATTATTTGACTTTATAGGATTTGAACATCATTGGATACCTCAGGTAAAGATACTCTTCAGACCACATATCACAATTATAGTCTATTTTGTAAAGGTATGGATAATAGAACGTGAACCTAGTCATCAGTCCATCTTGGGTGCGAGGTAGAACCTCAGGTCACCCAAGTTTGCGATTGTGTACCGGAATATTATCGGCATCTCCTCGCGCGTATTATCTTGCATGAGCTGAACGCTCGAGCTCATACTTGTTGCCTTTGTGAACAAGTTAATATACTTCAGGCTATAGACGCCTCCTGTCCGCGCGACGTTTTCAGGGTATTCGATAATAGTGTGTTGGTCTGCAAAGTCCCCTTGACAACTGAGTGACAAGGTCTCGCCGTCACGGATAATCTCCATGTCATTTGACAAGTTGCCCATGTCGCGAGCAATTTTTTGAAAGTCGATAGACGGCAAAGTAGTGATGACATTCATTTCAATCTCGGGGACCTCGAGAATATCTTCATTAATGTCCATCAGCTTCAGTTTAAACTTTGTCGAAGTCTTCTTGGCCGGGTTCTGAATTTCCATTTCTAAATAGTCACGGCCTTCGACCTTCATACTCAATGTGTCTGCACCCGATACAGATTTCAGAAGTTTGTAAACGTTCGACATATTCATGCCCGCAGATACTTCGGTCGGACACTCATACTCCTCGAAATTTTCGGCATTCAAAAACATGTGAACCATAGTGACACGGGCCGTATCGAGTGTCATAATACGGACCCCCTCTGCCGTGAAGTATACGTTCACATCATTTATAATGTCTTTAAGAACTTCGAATACCGCCTTCACGGCCGAGGCCTGAATTGTTTTCAGGTACATTAGTACTAGCTAAACTTTGACCTTTAACTGGATCGACGATCTTGATATGCGTCATTTACATTTTTTCCAATTTTACTTTCTAATTCAGGAGTGAGTACCGGTTGGAGTGGTTTACCGTACATATCAAGTTCGAAAAGTGTTGGATTGTCCGAGCCATCTAAATTTGAGCAGTAACCACCGGTCGCATCCCAGCTGTCGAAATCACAGGGGGCCATTGTTTCAAGCCATGCCTTGACTTCAGACCCTACATACATCTTGCCTTCATTAGTCACAAGAGTAGGAACTCGTGTAATCTTTTTTGAAGGAACACCAAGTTCAGTCACGTTATGAAATCTTACAATTTCCAACAGGGCTGGCTGGGTTTTTATGTACGTCAGTATGTCGACACTGTATTGACAGCGGTCCGAATACACCAGAAGAGCCATCCTGTAAATAGTCTATTTTTTAGTCCAATATTTTTCGCGCGCTTTAGTAATGGAGATCTGGGTCATCCTCCTAATTATTGCTGTCGTAGTGTTACTTTTGTGGAAGCCTGTCGGGGCATCTTACGATTCGACAGTCACACGTCAGGCCGTATCTCCTGATATCATCGAGGTCATCATAGAGGCGGTCCAAAAAACTAACCCAGATCTTGTTCCTATCGAAACTCTTTACGTGAACAGAGTGGGAGATGATCAATACTCAGCCCGTCTCATGTTTCTGAATACACGTGGATATTTCGGAACCCAATATGACGTCCGAGCCACAGTTACCGGCAACGGTTCAGTGAATATTACAAATCTGTCTTCGACTTCCCAGGTTGACCAATTTGATGCCGGATTTAGTGCATACAAACCTGATGGGTACCGTACATATAACGACGTCACTTCAGCACTTGAAAGTCAGCTCGCGGCTGCAAAGGCTGCGGCCAACTGACCAATTCAAAACGTAAATTAAAAGTAGATGTTGACGGCCAAGGAATTGGCAGAAAAGGACCGTCGACGTCAGAATTATAAGAAAGAGACATACAAAGTTATCCTTGAGCAATTTTTGCGTAAAGTCAAGGCTAATTTTGAATTAGGGCTAAAAACGGCCCAGGTAACCGTACCACCCATGGTTATCGGTTATCCTCGATATGATGTTGCAAAGGCGGCTATGTATCTACACAGACAATTAGTGCGTCTAGGCTACCGTGTTGAACATCTTAGTCCCACTTCTATGAATATTTCATGGATGCAGAAGGTCCAGGACCCAGAAATAAATGAACCAGAAGTTGAATTCCCAAGTCTAATTAATTTGAAAAAGGCTGCGCAGAAATACTCGAAGAAATAAATGCTGTCAAGATTAAGGATGGAGCACCTCGCCACCTCAGAACGCCGATTTACACAGAAGCTTTGTGACTGCATGATCCCATCTATGATTGACGCATTTTGGGAAATTTGGCTCGAGGCCAAAAAGGAGAGTAAGGGACGCAACACCACACTTGTGTTCCAGGAGCTCCTGCGGGCCATCAAGACCTGGAATGGATCAATCAGTCTCAAGCATGCAGATGCAATTAAGAATTCAAATCCGATATTCCCAAACCTCCTCGCTGCCGTCTTCATCTGTCACGTCAAGATCCTACTGAACGGTATTCGTATGGATAAAAAGCCTAAAAAGATATCTATAAAACTCCCGGCAAACGATGTATTCGTTCAGCGGTGCTACGAGGCGTGCGGAGAGGATCTATACTACCGCCCTCTAGTCATTTCAGAGAGTAAATCCGATGAGGAGCGCAAGAAGGAGCTGACAGAACGCTTTACTTGCAGAATTCACACGGTCATCGATAATCTTATCCCATGGGACGAAATAGTAGGGGATCTCAAGCATGATGCGGCTGATTTTGAAGATGAGAATGAGGAAGAAGCACCAGCCGAAGCCGAAGAGCTCCCAGAACCATCAGAGATGCCAAATCTTGATGATATGCCAAATAATATCAGCGAGCCACCACCATCAGAGGAAATGAAAAACTCTACCCAGCCAGTGGGTGAGACGCCAGGAGGGTCCCAGGTGTTCAACGTGACGCCATCTCTTAATCCTCCAGCAGTGAACAAATTAGGTACAAATGGCGAGAGCCTATTTGAAGATGCGAGAGAAAATTGATAAAAAATTCAGGTGCTAAATTAATGGATCGGTACTTCCGCGAGCCCATGTCAGCCGCTGTAATTGCAGCGGTAATTACAGCAGGGTATGTGTACGCCAGGGGTAAAATGAATGGCGAAGAGAAGTTGAAAAATTCGGATTATATGAAGCCAGCATTTCTCGTAGCAATTTTGGTCTTCTTTATTGTTCAGCAAGGTAACGGACAGGGTCCGGCAATGACAAGTGAACCATATTAAAGATTTAATCTTATTTAAAATAAATGGCATCAGTTAATGCCTTTGGACAGATGTACAGTCAGTTCCTCGGTGAGCTCTCAGACGCGTTCCCCGATAACCAGACTATTAAAGCAGCGAAGGAGAGGGGTTTCAAGAGCACGACTATCGATCGCTTTATGAAGTACACGTCTCCACGTACAAACCAGATGAATACGCGTTCGGCTGCATTCTTTTCAAAGAAGAATAAGTTTGCAGATGAGATTGGACTTTGTGAGATTTGGGACAGCCCAGACATGACTGAGCAGACCCGTAACGCAATTTGGTCATATTACGGAAATCTGTACATGCTCGCCATGACCATGAGTATGCTGCCTCCTCAGATGCTGAGTATGATTGAGAGCACTGCAGAGGAGTGTGCAAAGAACATTCAGGACAAGGGTGAGATTACACAGGAAAACCTAATGTCCAGCATGAATGACATGCTCGGCAAGTTGATGGCTCAAAATAAGTCTCGGTAATTACTAATATGGATCCAAGAGACATTTTCCAGAGCGACAAACTGCTTGACTTTTGGCCAACCGCGTCACAGACCGCCAAGGATCGTGCAGCGTCGACCACTCGTTTTGTATTGTACGCCAGTGTCATAATTTACCTTATAAATAAAGACCCACGGGTTTTTGCTCTTGCCATTCTCGTCCTCGCAATTCTGTACTATATGCTGACTTCAAATATGATACCAGACGGCAGGGTCAGACCAACATACGCAGAAGGTCGGCTTGCAGGACTTACTCGCACCCAGGTGAGCATGCCTACATTCGATAATCCAATGGGGAATGTCCTGTTGACAGATTATGTTGATCAGCCTGATCGCCCCAGTGCCGCATGGTACCCCAGCGTCCGTCGTGAAGTAGCAAATGAGTGGTCTCGGATACACCCATTTGAGCGCGTCCGTGATGCTGAGCGTAATTTTTATACGATGCCCAGCACAACAATTCCAAATGATCAGACGGCGTTTGCAGAGGCTTCATTTGGTAAGAAGTTTGCTCCAATGTGCAAGGATCAGGGCGGGGTCAGCTGTGATATAGACAGCAGCCAGTTCCACTTCCCAGAGAGAACTCAATTGCGTGGAGGCAATGGTCGTTAAGCTTTTTTCGCAGGTACTAATAAGATGCCGAATTATCTGAATTCGAGCACCAATGTACTCCAGCCTGGTGTATGGATGGGGCCCGCAACCGTCGTAATGGCCGACCTGGCTGACACCGAGTCGCAGCTTCGTTCTCGTGATACTCTTGCGTGGAAGAAAGGATGGTCAGAGCGTGGATATGATTTCCCAAATAACTATGTAGGATTACCACTTCGTATAGTTGAATTTGATCCAGTCAGCACATATGCTGATGATCAGAACACTCGCTTTTCTCAACGCTATCTGACAAAGTAAAAATATAAAGCATATAATAATATGGACCCTCTGGCCCTTGCTGCAGTAGTTGGTCTCGTGTTTGCCGGTAAGACACTTAGTGACAAAAATGAAACATCGGCAACCACTGAACCCCGTCGTCCCCTCCCTCCTATTACCAGACGCGACATCGACCTGATGGCCAATGCCCGTGATCATTCCAAGGACTTTTTCGACCTTAGAGATCCAAGTGTAGATTTTGGCCGTCGTGTTGGTGATTGGCGCCTCCAGCCCAAACAGGAGGTCCAGAACTTTGCAGATATTTCAAAGGAGGCTAACCGTTTTCCATTCGGTCAGCCAGTCTATGATCTGTCGAACCGTCAGAACATCACGAATAAGATGAATAACCTACCACCAATTGAGCGTATGAATGTAGGCCCAGGTCTCGGGGTCGGTCCGGATGTTCCAGCGACAGGTGGTTTCCAGCAGTTTTTCCGTGTTCTTCCCAATAATATCAATGAGGAGCGCCTTACTACTCTTCCAGGTGGCCAAGGCCCATCTGACGCGTTTGTGAAGAATGGATTGACTGTTATGGGCGAGGTGACGCACCAAGCAAAGGACACCAAGACTTGGCGGCGTGCACCTGTACAGAGCCGTGGTCAGGGCCAGGGTGGTGCCCTTACCGCACCAGAGGGTCGTCCGGATCAGATTAAGACTAGACGCACTACTATCCGCCAGGAAACCGGAATGCGCTCCGACACCCTCGAGTTCGGCCCGGCGATGTACAATGTCGCTCAGCCTTATGCCAGTGGAACAAATGCTTATACCGACAAGTCCCTTCCACGTTCTACCGAAAATCGCGTGAACCCTGATCGCGCCGGAAATGCCGGTGGAATGAATGTCCGTCTCGATCCACTGGGTACAATTGGCGCAATGACTAATCTTCGTCCAGAGACCGTGCCCGTCCCAGTGGGCCCAATGAATGGCAGCCGTTTCCAGAATTATGCACAGCCTGAGTACAACAAATTCAATGAGAAGAAAGGAAAATTAAATCAGTTAGCAGATCCATGCAGTTTAGATATTGCAATTCGCCAGCTCGAGAAAAATGAGATTTCACAGCCACCCCTTTCCGTGGTGTGAAGCGTTAAAAAAAATATAGGCCCAAAGTAAATGAGCGGTGGCCAGGTTCAGCTCGTTGCGACAGGTGCTCAGGATGCTTGGCTGACAGGCAATCCTCAAGTCTCTCTCTTCCGGTCAGTGTACCGCAAGTATACTCACTACGCCAATACTGTTGAGCGTCAGGTTATTCAGGGAACCCCCAGCGCGGGTGGCATCTCCACCATTCGTCTGGAGAAGAAGGGTGACCTGGTGAACTACATGTACTTTACTGCTCGTGACACGACCGGTGCCACGGTGAATAACCTGGACTGGTCCACCGTCATCGACAAGATTGAGCTCCTGATTGGTGGTCAGGTTATTGACACTCAGGACTTTGAGTTCATGACCGACATCGAGCCAGTCGTGGGTGCTCAGACCTTTTCCCAGCGTTACCTCAATAACGCCACAGTTGGTCAGTTCACCCCAACCAACCAGTCAGCTACTTTCCTGCCCCTGAAATTCTTCTTCTGCAAGGATTACTCAAGCTCTATCCCCCTGGTGGCTCTGCAGTACCATGACGTGGAGCTGCGCATCACCTGGTCTTCAGCTCTTAAAACCACGACCGCGACTAGCGGCGGCACCCCACTGGCCAGTGGAGTGAAGAATTCTGGTCTGCAGTTTTTGGCATGGGCAAACTTCATCTATCTGGATCAGGCTGAGCGCAAGTTCTTCGCTGAGAATGCCCATGACATGCTGATCACCCAGGTCCAGCGCATTCCAGTGAGCCGCTCTTCTACACAGGAGCTGGCTCTGGCTCACCCAGTGAAGTACATTGCATGGCCATCCGCCAACTACGCCGACAAGTATGGCGCCGACGGCAGCGGCACCAACGTCAGTGATTATCAGCTGAAGGTCCAGATTAACGGCTCAGACATTGGTGAGTTCCGCCACCTGCCAGCATATACCGAAATTTCTCAGTACTACGCTACACCATTTGGCTACCAGCACAACGGCCAGACCGCCAACGTGGCTATTATCAGCTACGCCCTTGACACGTCCAAGCTCCAGCCCACCGGCACCCTTAACTTCTCCCGTATCGACACGTACCGCCTTGTTGTGCCAGTGACCCTGACAAGCGGTCTGCAGGCCCTGACCAACTCGGCCGTCAGCACCCCATATCTGTACGCAGTGAACTATAATGTGCTCCGCATCCAGAACGGTGTGGGTGCCGTGCTCTACGCAAACTAAATTCTAATACAAAATTAATATGCCTCTTTGGGTCTGGCTGCTGCTCATAGGCCTTATATTCCTTATAACATATGATAAACGCGCGGGTCGACTTCATGATTTTTTTGGACCGGAACTAGTAGATGGGAGTGACCAGAGAAAGACACAAAGCAGTGGCGATACCGATGAGTTACGTTGACGGCGTTCCTTATTTTTTGGTCGTGCACGATCGAAGATATAAGGAATGGACGTTCGTTACCGGCGGGTGTCGCCGACGCGAGGTCTACAACCCACTTAGATGTGCGGTTCGAGAACTCGAAGAAGAAACACGCGGTACGATCAACTTGAAGCGGGGAACATATACCTACTTCAAGTTTTCGACAAATACACCAGAACCTCGGGACATCGAGGACGGTGTTGATGTAATTAATACATATCATGCCTATATTTTTGAAGTTCCTTTAAATCAAGTAGAACAAAAGAACATTGTTAAACGTTTCAAAGATGAAAAAGAAAAGATGGAGACAAATCAGACTACATTTCGCAAAAATTATGATGAGAATGACGACTGTCAGTTTGATACACTTGAAGGTATCTCTTCTCGAAAGAACCTATGGCCTATGATCAGGGCGCACGTCATCAGAAATCCAGATTTTCATAATGCTCTTAACTCGTCGCAACGCACTCCGTTTTTTCTGCGCACATAAATACAGGATGACACCACCTAAGATTTGGTACGCTCGCAAGCTTGCCAGTCTTCGCGGGGACGGGTCAGATCCCGAACAACTTGCAAAGGACCATAATCTCCAACGTCTGTGCTATGAAATTGAGAAACTCGAAGATGAAAAGGTGGCTGATGTTCCAGCAAACATAGTCAAAATCAAAACAATTTGGGAAAGATGCCATCTTGACAGTGATGACGACTGATTTAAAGATGAATTTATAAAATAAATTAGATGCCTCTAAAAAAACTAGTATATTTTCAGTTATGGGGTAATAATATTCTATTTGCAAATATGTTGCGCATATGTGTGAATAGTATAAGGTGCCATCCTCAGAATGATAATATTGATATGATGATCATATGTGATACAAAGGCCTATCCAAATATTTCCAATTTAGAATTCAAATTGTGCCTCGTGACACCACCACCGATTGAACTATGGGCGTATGACAAATTTCGCATCATGTCACTTGCGAACCTGTCCGAGTATGATAAAGTGCTTTACCTCGATAATGATATCATAGTTACAGGTGATCTAAATCCCATGTTTGACGTAATTGATAAGCCAAATGTTTTATATACGGCTGCTGTACCTGATATGTCGGAACATCAAAAAGAATGGTATTCAAATCAGATGTTGCCTTATAGTGGATCTGTATTAGATCATTTTACTAAAAATAATATTTTCCCGTTTTGTGTAGGTCATTTTGGTTTCATCCCTTCTAAAAAAATGAAGGATCACTTCGATGAAATTTATGAACTCAGGAAGAACTCAATGATATCTCAAGAACAGATTGCGATAAACTCTCATTTCTGTACTAGAAATTTACTTGATTATAGTTTGACAAAATTTATATATCTTCAGCCTACATGGGAAGATGATGTTCAGTTCAATCGTTCACTTGTAACACATTTTGTAGGTATGTTTTCTCCTGCCAAAATCAAACTAAATCTTATGAAGAAATATTTTATACAGTTTGTTCTTAATGATATGCGTCACGCGGTGTGTAATGATCCGATCGTGAGTAAATATGAAATGTTTAATGGCACGCTCGATCTTCCACGTGGTTGGGTTATGTTTGAGAATACAGTTATTGATGATAATTTTTTGTTCAGTATTGCCGAATTAGGTTTGCGAATTTGGTGGACAAATCCAGACCGGTCGAAATTCCTTATAAGGATTTAAGGCTATATACTCTTAATGATAAGAAATTGGCTAGTTCCAAAAGGACCTGGAACACATGTGCTCATGGATGGGGGAATCCTCTCCGTCGATGAGCATGACGTATTGAATTTTTACAATGAATACATTTCAGAAATCAAATTGGGTCATAAACTTTATGTAGTCGAGCAAAAGACTGACGTGTTCAAGTTCTTCGTTGATCTCGATTATAAGGCGGCTGAGAAAATGACGGATGAATTCCTTTTACAAATTTGTCGAGTAATTCATGAAGCTATTGACAGACCTGGAAGGTGTTGTGTGGCTCGGGCAGTGGCTCGTCCAGTCAAGGAGGGTATTAAATCAGGCGTCCATATTCACTGGCCGGACCTTATGGTGAACCGTCAGCAGGCGACCGTGTTACGAAGCAGGATATTACTGTCTGATTTACCGGAAGGTCATGAATGGTCTAAGATAATTGATGCAAGTGTGTACGGTGGGTCGGGGCTCCGCATGATATGGTCTCACAAGAAACCGTCAGGAGATCCATATGTACCTTGGAAGGAAATCGTGTCGATGAAAGACTTTCCAAAGGAGCCCAGCATTGAGTTACTTGATCTGTTCAGTATAAGATGCCCAGGGGAAGATGCAGCGTCTGGTATATTTGGTGAAGAGACGCTCAGTAGTCAGCCTATCGAAGAGTTTATTCAGAGTGATCTACCAGGCCAAAGACACGCGCACGTCAAGAAAATTCAGAAGTTTGAGAATTCTACTAAGATGTGGTGGGTCCAGACGGATTCCAAGTATTGTGAAAAGATCAAGGGCGAGCACAAGTCAAACCATGTATGGTTTATGATTAATGGTGACAGGATCTGTCAGAAGTGTTTCAATGAAGAATGCAAGGACTTCGCTGGTGAGGAGCATATTCTTCCTCTGAGTATAGTAGATGGAATTGTTATTGTGGGTAGTCCTCCTCGTTGTTCTGGTTTGGACCTTTTTCCCGAGGGGTTCAGGCGTTCGTTTCCAGAAGTACGAGAAAGAAGTTCATCCATATTCGGGTCTTGATCCAGAAAGTTGGAAACGCTTTTTAGCCAACATCAAACGCTTTGAGACTGAAATAAATACAGACATCGAAAAGGCAGCCGACCACCTTTATGCCTCTTTAGAGAATATCAGAGATCTTGCATTGGGCATCAGACGAGCGGATGATGCTCAGTATCAAGAGAAGCTCAATGATATAGCTGGCCGCCTTGGATATGAGGGCGAGACTATGATAAATCAAGTTGCAATTTCAAAAGGACTTCAGTTCTTTCCAAAGTACTTAAACGAGACGATCGTAGATTATCCAGAGAATGGACCAGCCTTTATCCCAAGCACCGTTAGAAGCCACGGTCAGTAATGTAGTTACACGATCAGGACGTGTTGTGAAGAAGCCAGATCGTTACGAGCCTATTGAGCAGGTAGAGGATGATTATGGGCCGGAGGATTATGACAGTAATGAGGACAGCGATGTGGACAGTGGTGTATCTTACGATGATTCCGAATTCTCTAGTGAGGATGATGCAGATGACGAAGGAAATTTGGATGGATTTGTTGTGGCAGATAAAAGCGAGAGTGACGAGGAAGATAGTGATGGACCGCCCCCAGTTCCTGTCAAAAAGCGACCCGTCTCCAGAAAATGAAGATGACGCCTGGCCTTCCCAGCCACCTCCTCAACAGCCTGTATTTCTTCAACAGCAACGGCCAGCACCAGATATTTTCGAGCAACTCAAGATGAACCCCATGGCCCTTGTTGTTATTGGTATCATTATCGGCGCTTTCCTTGTAAATATGCGTCCTGTAGTTATTAAACCCTGAAAAATATATGAATATAATTTAGATGCAAGTATATAAATCACCTACTTATGCAACACCATGCGGTTTGACAGTTACTAATGCTGGTCAGGTATCACGTGTATATTATTCACCTTTTCCATCATTTACATTTACACCGATGGGTGCGACTGGTCCGAACGGTCCAACGTCTTTAACAGGTCAGCCTCTTCCACAAGGCGGCCTCTCACTTGCAGGTGGGATACAATACTGGACAGTACCACAGACTAAGACATATACTTTTGTAGTAGCTGGTGCAGGAAACGCCAATGCAAATTCTGCAAATGCTGTTAAAGCTGGAAACGGTGTAGTTTTAACAGCTACACGTACACTCACTCAAGGTACTGTAGTTGCCATATTAGTAGGACAAATGGGCCTCATAGGAACTTCAGATAACAGAGCAACTGGAGGGTCAGGTGGCACTTTTGTAGCAACGGTTACAGCAGCCGGAAGTCTGACAGGTGCTGTTCTTCTTTTCGCCGCCGGAGGTTCTGGAGGCGTGGGTTATGAAGCAAGTGGTTCTTCAAATACTACTCTTAATGGTACTTCAGCTACAACGGGTCAGCAAGGCACACCAGTCGGTTCTGGTGCTATATATGGTGGCGTCGGAGGGATAGGTCCCAATGGTGGTGGCACGGCGGGCATCCAGGTGAATAATTACCAAGCGGCTGATGGTGGAGGTGGATATTCTGGGGATGGCGCAGTTGCTGCTGCGGGTAGTTCGACACTAGCTGGAAAAAGTTTCCTCAACGGTGGAACAGGTGGTACTAATGGTAACGCAATAGCTTATGGAGGTTTTGGTGGCGGCGGTGCTGGTGGTTATACTATAGCCAGTAATCCATATCCCGGCGGCGGCGGAGGCGGTGGGTACGGTGGCGGTGGAGGAGGAAGTACCGACGTCCTAGGTGCGGGAGGTGGTGGCGGTGGTTCATACGATATAACAGGGGCGGCTTCGGTGGCAATTACAAATGCAGGTCAGGGATATGTCACCGTGTCTTAAGTAATCATGTAAAGTACAGCTCTACCTGAGCTCGAATCGTTTCCTTCAAAATTTCCAATAGGGCCCGTCTTTGACACGTCCTCTTGGATAAAGCCCACCCATGGGTTTTCACGGACCTGGCTTGCTGGTTCCATATCCCTGAAAACTTGATATTGACTGTCCGGAGAAGGCGCCCCGCCAGAAGGCGCCCCGCCGGAAGTCGTACGTAACCTTGAATAGGCTAGCCATAAAAGAAAACCTACAATGGCCAAACCTAACAAGACGAATATCATTATATTTTATATTACGAAATTTAATGCTCGGCCTCCTCGGCGACGGGCTCTAACTTGGCCGCCGCCTCAGCTGCAGTCTCGGCCTCGACGCGACGGCGCTCCACCTCAGCGGCGACGCGCTCATCGGCCATCTTGACCAGCTCTTCGATTGGCTTGTCTGGGAACTCCTTCTTGAGATCCTCAATAATATCTGCTGGGTGAGGAATTGGTGGGACGTCTGGCTTGGTATAAAACTTGGAGTTCTCATCAGCCGGATCAATATAAGGGAAATCACCCTCAACCGGCTTGGCCATCATGTCCCGCTTACGCTTCTCGAACATGGCAGCTGCTGATGCCTGGTTCTGCTTGTACTTGGTCATGATCTCCTCGAGCTTCTCGTTCTGGTAGTGCACGTCGTCAATCTGATCACGCTGGGGTGGGATAAGGAGCCACTTGTACATGTCAACCACGTAAATATCGACAAGGGCATCCTCCTTCTGGAGGCGCTTGGCGTGATTGGCAGCATCATCGCGTGTCGCGAAGCACCCACGGATCTTCATACCCAGCTGCTCATTCTTCTGAGGCATATCTGGGCCAACAAATGATACACAAGCAAACAGCTGGCCTGGAACAGTCAGATAGTCTTGCTCAAGAGAACCCATTTAAGGATACCGCTCTCTTATCTTTTAAGTAACAAAATGGAACAACTCCGAAAAACGCATAATTTGGCCAAAAGGGAACTCATTAACAAATGGGTCCCGCAAGGTTCGAGGGTCCTGGACTGCGGCTGTGGCCGCGGCGGCGATCTCGCCAAATGGCGAGCAATGAAAGTTAACTTGTTTATGGTTGATCCAGATGAGGAAAGCCTACAGGAAGCCCAGAACCGTGCCCATGAAATGAATTTCGGTGTATGGTTCTTGGGCTGTGGAGATATTCGTGATGTAGTAGACAGTGGGCCATGGGACGTTGTTTGTTACAATTTTTCCCTTCAATATATCTTTGAAACGGATCATATATTCGACTTTTCAATTAAGGCTATTGCAAAGTCTGTACAGGTTGGCGGGCGTCTGATAGGTATCCTACCTGATGAAAAACGTATTCGTGAAATACTAAAAAACTCTTCTAAATTTACTGATGAATTAGGAAACACAATTGAACTCAGAGATGGAAAGCTATGGGTCTACTTGACTGACGGACCCTTCTATGCCGCAGGGGCCCGCCCAGAACCACTCATTGACGTACAGAAACTCATAAATTCACTTGCTGATCACGGATTTCAGATGGCGATGTGGCTACCCATGTTAGATCGGCCGAACGGTCTTATTTCCGATATCTATTCAAAATTTGTCTTTACTAAGATTAGATGAAGTTACTCTTGTTTCTTCTAGTTTTGCTAGTGGTAGTTATCAGGTCTCTCAAGGAACCAGAGATGCTGAAGGAAATTAAAAGAAGGTACGAGGTAATCCGAGCGGGTCTCCCAGCCGATGAAAGATGGAAACGAATTAAGAATTCAAATACGATATTTACTGGTACGACACACGAAGTCGACGGCGCCGGATCAAACGTGAATAAAGGATATGAAATTTACATCTGTCTGGACGGAGATGATGTAAATTCAGCGATGTATGTAGTCATACATGAGCTTGCTCATATGTCGGTCGTAGAGTACGATCATTCGGATAAATTTTGGGAAAATTTTAGAGATTTAAAGTCGATATGTCAGACCCTTGGCGTTTATAGTCCCGCTGATCAAAAGGCATACTGTGGACAGACAGTACATACTTAACGGTCGACCAGGAACTGGCGAGCAAAATAAAACACGATAGCAGCCACGAGGGCAGAGACGATCATGCCGGTCAGGGACAGATCTCCACTGTCTCCGGTGAACTTGGGCACCATAGTGCTCAGCTTACCCTGAACTGGCTTGGAAAAAGCAACGACTGCTGCAACGCCCGCCAGAACAGCATAATACTGCTCATCAGTCAGGCCGAATGGGTTCTTGGAAGATCCCTTGGACTCGGATTTGCGGGACGTCTTGCGATTGCCTGAAACTGGCATAGCTGGACCCATCATCTCGTCCTGCATCATCTGCCCTGGACCCGGCATGACTTCCTCAATTGCGGTTGAAAACTCTGCCATTTGAGATGAACCTAGGTTTTTTTTGAGCTCTTCGGGCGGGTTCGGAAGGAGACCAGTTGGTGGCCCGTTTTTCTTCTCAGTTTCAGTTGGTTCTGGAATATCATTTATAAAATCGAGCCCGCCATTCGGATCATAACTCTGCATTTAAAATTGACGAGTTTTTTTGATCTCATCTTAGCACGCACTTACTTGGTTTTCTTTACCTGCACAAATTGTGACCCACGACCACGTGCAGGTGTCGGCTGGGGTGGCTGTGTCAAATGCCGTGGATTGTAGTATCTCTGATGATATTGCCAAAATGCAGGTCCTCCGACCCTGAAATTTCGGCGAATAGGCGCCTTGTACCAAAACACACAATCTGTAATTTTATTACTTTTTGATGTGTTATCAAGCACCATACATTCGTAATTCTCAGTACAGCTGTCCATCACCTGACTGAACATATCAAATGTCGGAAAAACTCCAAAAAACGCCTTGTAAAGGTTCTCACGGTTCTGGCGAACGTTGTCTCGAAGAGCAAAGACGTAATCAACATTCGTCCGGATCATAGGTGTCATGTCCATGACATACTGTGAAGTCATCATAAAGAATATCTTCCAGTGCCGACCATTCATAAAAAGCTGTCGGACACATGTATCACGCATAAAGGCCCTGTCATACATACAATCGTCCATAAGCAAAAAGACCGGGCTAGCTCTTCCAGCGGCCACAAGCTTTTTCTGACGCTCAATAAGTTTCTCAATTGCGTCACGGTTATACTCACCATATACAAAGATATCAGGGATAAATTGCCTGTAGTAACCATTCCCTTCCTCAGTACCAGACATGGCGATCCCGGCTGGGAGGTGGCGCTTGTACCAGAGAATGTCAGTGACCAGTGTAGATTTACCGGTACCACGCTTACCGATAAATATACACACTTTGTCATCGGCCATTTTCGACGGATCGAATTTTCTCAGTTGGAGAGCCATGTCTCAACTCCTACTAGTGTTTTCTCTTTTTTGAATGAAATTAAGGCGCATTAAAGTATTGACTAATTTCAGAATGTCCGCTGGGTATATCCAGCTGGCGGCGACAGGTCAGCAAGACGCCTATATTACCGGTGAGCCAAGTCGAACTTACTTTTCTGGAGTTTATTACCGACACACCCCTTTTGTGCTCGAAGCATACGACATCCCCTTTCTAGGTGACAAGTTGTTATTTGGATCCGAACACGTATGTAAAATTCCATTCAAGGGTGACATCATCAGAGGTTTAACGCTCAAGACGAAAATGCCCGGTCTCCCATATTTTGCTCCAGACTCATGGAGTTATCCAACTCCAGCCAGTGATGCATTTCAGCCTTATTTTATAGTCGACGGAACGACTACTGTACAGGTTGCTATAGGTGTGTCATTCTATACAGCCTCACAAAATACAAAAGGAAATTGGATCACCGGTGCAATTTCAAATTATGTTGATTATGACGCCACGACTTATAAATTCTTTTTTAAGAATTGTACGACTGTAGAAGTCCCTCCTTATACCAGTCCGTCAAATCCTTCAGGTGTGTTTTGGGGGCTGGATCCCAAGACCTCGACCTCAATTAATCCAGCAAATGGTAATTTGATTTACAATTTAACGACCCATGGATACCTTGCTGACTTTACAACTGAGCAGTCAGGGTGGGTCCGTGGTGAGGCAAGCGCAGTCGACAATATTAGAGGAGGATACTATTTGTCACTCAAGACTGCCCAGACACCATGGACACCTCCCGTTATATATTCAGGTTCAAACACCGTCTTTCTGAATGTAGCGTCTCAAAATTTCACCGCTTTCGGTCTGTCGCCCTACGCCGTCAAGACTTCACGAGGTTGTATTCAATTTAATAGCCCAGGTAACTATCTTATAAGAGGTACCATCAACTCCAACAGTCCAATTTACTCTGTGTCTTATGGCACCACAAACACCGACGGAAGACCCGCTTCTGCGTCGATAGTGTATTCTTATACACATACCTGGCGAGTGTCGTCCGATCCGACCATGCCTTTTATGCTCCCGATCAATATTGAAACCGCCGGAACCTTTGCGTACCTTGACATGAACGGCACATTTAGCGAAAACAGCCTTATTTTACCTTCTATGTATGTTTCAGTAGGTCCGCTAGACGTGTTCTATAATCTAGTAAATAATTACACCGCGCCTTCAGCAACTTTTACTCTTCCATTGAAGCTCTTTAACGAGAACTCATACGTCTATTCGGATATTTTAACGCTCGCTAACAACAATACATTCACATTTTATAATCAGGGAACTTATACAGTCTCATGCTATCTGACCACGTCAGGTGACCAGTACGTGCGTCAGATTTCCATCAAGTCGGGAAGCTCTTACCTGTACACCTATACTACCGATCAAGGTCGGAATCCGACCTACGATTTCGTTTTGCCAATTTCAGTTACAAATACAGCAACTGCTTATTCTATCGAAGTCCTTACAAGTGTTTCAAATCCTACCCTTCTTGGATCTAATGCTTCACACGTATCTTTTGTACAATGCAGTTCCCCGCAGACTGCTGGTGCGGTCGCAGCATTTCCTGAAAATGGGCTCTTTTTTACCCCCAAGGCTGGTACAACACTCCCAACACCCACTGGCCCTAATACTTATACCCTGAATTTAGGAACTGATTTTAACGCGGCGGGAGTTTCCACATCTATAAATCAGGTTGGTACCGGTATGACATTTTCGAACGTCGGCGTCTACATGATGACTGCTGTGGTCTGTACGGACCAGGCCCTTTCTTCAATTTCATTTGGAAATCAGACGTATCCGATCAGAGTTGGTCTTTTACCTCCTTACACGTTTTCAGTTCCTCTGTACGTCACAAATAATACAACGCAGTGGAACATTGCGATCACGTCTTCGGGTTCATCAACCGGAATTTATTCAAACACATATATGTCAGTTGTACCATACGCAAGTAACATACAGGAAACAGCTTTTAATTACTATGATTCGGTCGGGACGTACATGATCCAGCGCGCCGAACTTCGTATTGGAAATCAGCTTATACAGTCACTGACCGGTGAGATGATCGAGTTGTGGAACGACCTCAATATTCCTTATGAAAATCAGCCAGGTCTCACCCTCTTGACCGGAAAACTTGATACTTCTAATGTGAATGATCCTGGTCGGACATATTACACCAATCTACCATTTTATTTTTACGGGAACCCTGAATTAAGTATCCCAATTGCAGCACTTGACAGACATGATGTCGAATTGTACGTGACTTTTAGGAATTTTACCGAGCTCACTCCGTATGCAAACACGGCCGCACTTTCACAAAACTTGGGCGGGCTCGTGACCCAGCCACTTGATGCTACAGTAATCGTAGAGTATGGGTACCTTTCAGAAAACGAAATTAACTGGATGAAAAAGAACAGACTTGACTATGTTATTACACAAACTCAAGTAACAAGCTATACCCTTGAGCCCGGGTTTACTTCTGGTGTGTTCAGTCTTCCTTTTATAAATCCTGTCCGTGAATTGTTCTTTGTAATTCAGGCGGATGGGAACGATCCATACGATTTTACTCAAAATGGTCTTCGGTCCATGACCCTGTCTTTTAACGGTCAGGAGTTTTTCAGTCGACGTGACACTGACGCGCTTTACTTGGGTACTATCGAGCCATATAACCATCATGTTCATGACCCTGACCGTAACTTCTTCATGTATGCATTTGCTCAAGATCCAAATGATCCCCGACCAAACGGTCAGGTCAACTTCAGCCGAGTTAATCAAAAACTTCTCGAGGTTAACACATTGTCTTCTGATGTGCCCCGCCAACTTCGGGTGTATGCACTTAGCTATAACATAATGCGCGTGGAAAATGGTCTCGCGGGGATCCTCTTCAATTTCTTTTAGCGGTTTCTAATAGTAATGGCCGGTAGAGCCAGCCTGGCCTTTCTTGGCCAGGATGACATCATCCTAGTAGGCAACCCAGAGGTGACCTATTTTCTTGAAAAATATTCAGCCAAAATTCCTTACGCAAAGCGTTTAGATCGCCTCACGTTCGATACGAATGTTCTATTTGGTGATGAACATTCTATTAAAATTCAGAAAAGAGGTGACCTCGTTTCGGCCATATATTTAAAAGTTAATTTACCAGACACAATTACTGATGCCGTACTCGATTCGATCGGAACCCTTATGATAGATCACGTTGAACTGTACTACGGAAATCAGCTCATAGAGAGGTTGTACGGAGAGTACATTGAGATCATAAATGACGTGACGGTGCCACAAGGAAAACAAGGAACCCTAAGAGGTCTCATAGGAAAGATTTACCCTCAACTTTCTGGACCCCTCCCAATCCCCGCAACATTTACAGTGCCCCTTCCTTTCACATGTCTTGCAAAAGGCCTGGAACCGGACAATTTGTTTATGAAATTGGTACTGAATCCATCAACTCAATTTATCCAAAGTTCTATTCCTTACATTCTGCCAGTTGACATTTCCTTACTCGTCGAGTACATATACCTTGCGGCGCCGTTAAAACGGGGGGTTCAGATTTACAAGCAGGTTCAACGTATTGAGTATGTTGCCCCAAGCGGATGCAATCACGTCAGGTGTCAGACGGCGTTTGTCAATCCGGTCAAAGAGCTCTTCGTCGTCATACAGAACACTTCTGCATCAGGATATGACTATACGACCGATGGTACGACAGAACAACTCGTCAGTCTAAACTTGAAATTTAATGGTGTAGATAGAATTCCTACTGAAATTGGAACAGCCCTCTACCTCAGGGTCCTTCAGCCGCTCGAGTTTCATACAAGGGTCCCAAGTCGGCCTTTTTACATGTATTCTTTCAGTATAGATCCTGAATCGGTACTACCTTCTGGCCAAGTAAATATGTCTGTTATAAAAAATCAGACTTTTGAATTGATCCTTAATCCAAGCAATTCAGCCAGAGAAATCAGACTTTACGCCGTGAATTACAACTTTATCGAAAATGGTCAAATTCTGTTTCCTAATACGAATGATTCAGGGGACCTTATGTCTTTTGTGTAAATTTGTGAATTTTCATTTCAGGACCTCAATTAGGAATGTCAATTGATGACATTTTTCTTCCAGTAATGGAATCATCAGTTGTTCTAGCCAGTCACTATGCTAAAGCGTGCAAGCGCGACACGGTGACTGCCAAGGACATGGAAATCGGTCTTATGTATGCAGCCCGTAATGTTGTGGGAAAACAGATAGGGTCCCTTTTTCCAGAAATTTATGACAGTGAGGACAGTGAAGAAGATGAAGAGATCCAGGAGGTGGATGATGACGCGGAGCCTTTCACTAGGTACGAAGGTACGGAGGATCTTTACGTAAAGATGAATACATGCCTCGACACATGGGATGACTGGGAGCCGGAGACGCCAGCCGAGCATGCGTTGAAGAATGCAGTCAACAAAATCAGACAAAATTAGATGAAACCTAAGAAGCAGTTTACTGAATTTTATCAGTACGAGACTGACGAAGAGGAGGAAGAGGAAGAGGAGGAGGAAATCATCCCAAAAGTCAAGTATGCCAAGATACTTCAGGAGGAGGAGTACGAGGACGAGGACGAAGTTGACGAAGATTTTTTTCCAGGTATAAAGTAAAAATGGCAGGTGTTATTGGTGCAGTTGCAACTCAGCTCGAGGCTCAGTCCCTGAATTCCGTGGTGGCGGGTTTCTCATTCGCCGCTGCCGTGGCATGGATGGATGTCGTCCGTGCCATCGTGGCACAGGTTGTCCAGGTCCAGAAGAATGGCACCCAGTACCTGCTGCTGAGCGCCGTCTTCACCACTCTGCTGTCCATCCTGGTGTACATGCTGATCAAGACCTTCGTGACCAACGTCAAGGTCCAGGAGCCAGGTCAGCCCATCTACGCCGTGACCCGTGCGTGAACGCTCGGTAGCGGATTAGGTTTCACAAAAGTTTTATAAATAAAAAATCCGATCAGGGCCATCAGGAAAACTATCCAGATGGTCCACCGACCCACAAGAGGCCGCTTCTCGGGCTCCTTTGGTTTGGGTAACAATGTCATGGCGTCTATTATACGCTTTATTTCTACATCACGAAGTGGTGGCGGGGCCGGAAGGGGCTTCTTCTCTTCCGTCCAAAATCTCAGAACAAATGAATTGGTCTCATGTCCATTAAAATTTACTATTTTGCCAGTTTCGTCAGTCCATGTAATTGTCAGCCTACTCAGCTTCTCTATTGGCTGCGGGTAGTCAATTGACACTATGTAATCTCCATTCTCGGTAAAGGTTTTAGAACATCCAGAATTCACATTCATGGGAACCATGGCAAACGTGTTGCGTGCATTTTTTCCAGAATATGTCCCTGACCCATCACGAGCTAACGCAAGAGCCTCGACCATACGGGGGTTCCTCAGTTCCTGAACGTCTAGAAAGAGAAACTGGTTCATAGAAAATTCTACAATCGTTTTCGATTTGAGAAAGAAATCTGAAATAGGCAGGACCTGCTTGTAGACGGGGTCATTAAATACAAGATCTGAAGTGTACACGTTAGATTTTTGAAACCCTAACATAGTTGCTAGACTTTCGTCATTCACAGTTAGTGTGAATGCCGAAGTACTCTGGAAAAAGAACTTTCCTTCGTTAGAAAGCCATGTGATATTTGAACCAGCTGGAAGACGACTTTGAATTTCATGTTGAATTCCAGATGCTGAATAGAAACCAGGACTTAGGTTCATAGATGTAGTGTTGAACATCAGGACATTTGTTGAACCTGTTAAATTCCATATAGTATTTGGAACCTTCGCACTAATAAGGTCAACCCTAGTTACATTCTTGACCTGATCTGTCAAATGTAGAATATAACTAGACCCGGAGGGGTACAGTTGGGTGTCACGGTTTTTGGAATCCACGTAAATTATCCGAGTTTCCATTCTAATTTAGTATTAGAAAGTAAAATGACCAACTTACCGTTACTCAAATTTCCAGGATTTCTAAATCAAAATGAATATGATGCCTGTGCAGAAATATTAAAGGACAGGGATGGCTGGGACAAGTCAGGGACGTCACTCGGGACGTCAGGTAAAAACTTTTCATACAAATCCCTGAATGACCATGACATATTTGCAAATCAAATTCTGAATAAAATTAAGAAACGGACTGGAGATGACTTTATCCTCAAAAGGGTCTATGCCAATGGTCAGGATATAGGGGAGGATGGGGAGTTTCATCAAGATGATACTGACCCTGACGCATGGACTTTCCTGATATATATGAACACCATTGATGATGGAGGCGAAACTGAATTTCAAATTGGAAATGAGGAAATGGTGGTAAAGCAAAAAGCTATTCTAAATACTGGAATACTTTTCAAGGCTGATATCCTTCATCGAGGCCTGGCGCCTCGGTCCGGTACTGAAACCCGGGTTACGGTTGCATGGAAATTAATGGCCCGTCCTAAGTTTCAGTTTTTCACAGAGCCGGTACCTCACTGTATCGTACGAAACTATTACACGTCCGAAGAGCTTTCTGGAATTTGGTCCGAATTAGATTTCCTAAATGGAAAATTATCCCCACCTGAACAAACTGGCACAGCAATTGGTACGGATGGTAAACCAAAGAAACGGAACAAGGGGGCTTTCATAGATGATCTCTACATGAAAAGGGAGCTTAGTAATATTCTCAAATTTAATAGGAAAATTGGGTTCCCTGAAATCAACAGAAATATTTTAGGGAGGAATTGGTTTTATAATTATTTGAAGCCAAGTGATAGGCTCAAGGACCGGACACTTGTGAGTTACTACGAAGACGGAGACTATTATGAACCTCATACGGATTCGGCGATGGTCACAGCGATTTCATATCACTGGAAGGAGCCGAAATCGTTTGAGGGTGGTGATCTCTATTTTGGAGATTACAAGGTACCTATAGAGAATAATTGCCTACTTATTTTTCCATCTTGTACAGAACATGAGGTCAAGCGTGTCACGGGTCATGGACGCTACGCGATCACTCAGTTTTTAAACTATTCGTAAGGGCCTCCAGGGCTTCCACACGTTTGGTAAGTTCCTTGGTCGACTCCACAAGTAATGGAATAATTTTCTCGTACTCGACCCTCTTGAATTCACTTTCTGAATTCTGAAATGAAAATGGTCTGACGACCTCTGGAAGAACTTTCTCAAGTTCCTGGGCACTTACACCAACATGTAGTCTGTCATCAAATCCATGTTCACGAGCTACTTCATTAAATGTAAAAGTGAACCCATTAATTTTATTTACCTTTTCAAGAGCCTCTTGGATATTTCCTACACGGTTCTTGAGACGGTCATCGGATGCCTGGTAATACGCAATGACATCACCGGTTGCATTGACGGCGCCCTGGACGGTCACCGCCGACGTTATAGTTCCTCCACCTAAGTTATTTACCTGAGTAACCGACGAAATACCCTGATAAGTTCCAGCTGCTATAGTACCGGCATACAGAGTTCCTGTGGTGAAAATATTATTAGTAGCTTGTACATTTTGAGAAATTAACTGTGTGCCAGCAGTGATTGCCCCAGTTGCCTGAATGGTTCCGGAAGACTGGAGACTGTTAGTAGCTTGGAACTGCTGTGCACCTGAAGTTGTTCCGGCCACTATCGCTCCGGTTGCCTGGATAGTTCCGGAAGACTGGACACTGTTAGTAGCTTGGAACTGCTGTGCACCTGAAGTTGTTCCGGCCACTATCGCTCCGGTTGCCTGGATAGTTCCGGAAGACTGGACACTGTTAGTAGCTTGGAACTGCTGCGCACCTGAAGTTGTTCCGGCCACGATCGCTCCGGTTGCCTGAACGGTTCCTGCAGATACTAACCCGTTAGTTGCCTGAACATATTGAGCAGCTAAAGATTGAGCAACTTGTAAAATCCCCGGCACCGAAAACGATGACATCTATTAGTATCTAATAATTAAATGTCTTGGAAGTTGTCGGGTTGGCACTCTGGGCTAAAGTATTTAGAGCCGCGCTAGATCCTATTACTTCCACGCTGATTTGCCAAGAGTAAAGACTTGAGTTTGTAGGTACCAATGCAACTGTGGTTGCGGAAGTTGAGACTGTGCTACTCCATGGATTGGTCAGTGTCGGGCCGAATAAGTTCTTCGATCCTATGACGATAGAATTTGAAGGAGTGGTTCCATCCGCCGAACCTCCTGCTGCTTCAAGTGACATTGTACTGACGCTATTTACAGTTCCCGAAGTGTCCAAAAGAACTGCGACAATCTTTGCATAAAATGCATAATTTGCAAAAGTTAGTGTGAAGGATGGAGCTGATGACACGGTGACGACACCACTCCAAGAGTAAAACTTGCGCGTCGGGAAAGAACAGATAATTGCACCAGACGTTGCTACTAAATTTGCAGCCGACACGACAGATGATCCCACAATGGCCGAGTTTGATCCGTACAATCGAACATTGGTGCCGACAGCTATTGCGTTCGACGCCGTCACGTCACCCAGACCCTGTATAGTCCCACTGACTGATAAATTGGAATACATAACAACATTGTTGTAACTTGAGGTGTTACCAAACACGACATTACTTGCAACGACCTGAATTGAATATGCTTCATACCACACATCTGTAATTGTAACTGTGGTCGTAGTTGCACCATAGAATTGAATTTGTAAATTATCACTTGATGATACGTTATCTATTACTATAGTACCACCTCCTGTTGATAAAGTGTATGTGAGTCCGGACTTTGGACTGTAAAGTTTTGGAGACGTGCCAGATGCTGATGAGTACACGATGACCAACTTGCCTACAGTATTTGGCGGAATATTGGTGTAAGGATATTGATACGCGATCGAATAAAGTGATCCTGAAACTGTAGTAGAAGTGGAGCGAATTCCATATGCTAAATAGACGTTTGAATAAGCTGGTAATTCGAACCATGTTGCCGTGTTCGCAAGGGTCAAAATATTACCAAAAGCAAGATTTGATGCATTAATATTTGAAATTGTATTACCGTTGACTGATCCAACTGATATGGTCGCCCAGGTAAGCGCACCACCCGTGCTGGTTGCCTGTAGGTATTGTCCCACAGAAGGTGTAGATCCTCCGGTAATTACTAAATTTGTAATACTCAGAGGTCCAGTAACTGTCACTCCAGTTCCACCTGTACCGATTGCCGAAATATTTGCCTGAGTTGACTGTAATTGTGTAGATGACAATGCTCCTATAGTTACATTTGCAGCATTAATATTGCTCAATGTGTTGGCACCACCGACGTGCCATCCGGCGGTCACCCCGTTAGTCACTGCTAGGGATGTCAGGGTACCTACAGACGTGATATTGGTCTGGGCAGCCTGAAGCTGTGTGTAGCTTAGGGCACCTATGGCGACGTTGGAAGCATTGATGTTACTCAGCGTATTTCCAAGGATCCAGGATCCAAGGAGGTTTCCGTATGCAATGTTTGAAGCATTGATGTTGCTCAGGGTATTGGCACCACCGACGTGCCATCCGGCGGTCGCTCCGTTAGTCACTGCCAGTGAGGTCAGGGTACCCACAGAAGTAATATTGGTTTGTGCAGCCTGAAGCTGTGTGTAGCTTAGGGCACCTATGGCGACGTTAGAAGCATTGATGTTACTCAGCGTATTTCCGAGGATCCAAGAACCAAGGAGATTTCCGTACGCAATGTTTGAAGCATTGATGTTGCTCAGGGTATTGGCACCACCGACGTGCCATCCGGCCGTTGCACCGTTTGTCACTGCCAATGATGTCAGGGTACCTACAGACGTGATATTGGTCTGGGCAGCCTGAAGCTGTGCGTAATTTAGGGCACCTATGGTGACATTAGAAGCATTTATATTGCTCAGGGTATTTCCGGAACCTGTAAACCATCCGGAAGTTGTGGCACCCGTGACGCCTAGTGATGTCAGGGTACCTACAGACGTGATATTGGTCTGTGCAGCCTGTAACTGTGTGTAGCTTAGGGCACCTATGGCGACGTTTGAGGCGTTGAGGTTACTCAGCACGTTTCCGGAACCTGCAAACCATCCGGAAGTTGTGGCACCCGTGACGCCTAGTGATGTCAGTGTACCTACAGACGTGATATTGGTCTGTGCAGCCTGAAGTTGTGTGTAGCTTAGGGCGCCTATGGCGACGTTGGAAGCATTGAGGTTGCTCAGGGTATTTCCGGAACCTGTAAACCATCCGGAAGTTGTGGCACCCGTGACGCCTAGTGATGTCAGGGTACCTACAGACGTGATATTGGTCTGTGCAGTCTGTAACTGTGTGTAGCTTAGGGCACCTATTGCAACATTTGATGCGTTCAAGTTACTCAGGGTATTTCCAAGGATCCAAGATCCAAGGAGGTTTCCGTATGCAATGTTTGATGCGTTGAGGTTGCTTAGGGTGTTGGCACTACCGACGAACCATCCGGCATTGAGGTTACCCGTGACGCTAAGGGCGGGCGCATTACCGAACGCAATATTAGATGCGTTGATGTTGCTCAGAGTATTGGCACCACCGACGTGCCATCCGGCAGTCGCCCCGTTAGTCACTGCCAGTGAGGTCAGGGTACCTACGGACGTGATATTGGTCTGGGCAGCCTGAAGCTGTGCGTAGCTTAGGGCACCCAGTACAACATTAGAAGCGTTCACATTACTCAGGGTATTTCCGAGGATCCAAGATCCCACCAAGTTTCCGTATGCAATATTTGACGCATTCAAATTACTTATAGCATTACCACCTCCGATAATTTGCTGAACTATTACTACAGTTCCATTCACATTTGAAGCGTTTATATTACTAAGCGTGTTGCCACCGCCTATGAAAAAAGATGCGGTGACTGGCGCTGTGAGGGTGAGACTTGTACTGGAAGATATATTGGATGCATTAATATTACTCATGGTATTACCCCCTCCAACGAACCATCCGGCAGTCGCTCCGTTAGTCACCGCCAAAGATGTCAGGGTACCTACAGACGTGATATTGGTCTGAGCCGCCTGAAGGTATGTAGCCGCAAGGGCACCTATTGCGACATTCGACGCGTTCAAGTTACTCAACACGTTTCCGGAACCCGCAAACCATCCGGACGATGTGGCGCCCGTGACGGCCAAGGAGGTCAATGTGCCTACGGACGTAATATTTGTCTGGTTATTCTGAAGGTATGTGGTGGCAAGGGCACCTATAGCAACATTCGATGCGTTGATATTACTGAGTACATTTGCAGTGACGTATCCTGAAATATTTGAAACATTGATATTACTGAGCGTATTCCCCAGAATCCATGAACCCAATAGATTACCATATGATATATTTGAAGCGTTCAAGTTACTGATGGTATTGCCACTGCCTGAAATTTGTGTTACGACGATAGTCCCGTTAATATTCGATGCTTGGATATTACTTAGTACATTACCCCCTCCGATGAATACAGGAGATGAAATGGCACCAGTTGCGCTCACATTTCCTTGTACTAAAGTATTTGAGCTGACTGTAACGGTGTCAGCAACAAAATAGTAATCGGTAAAAGTTACTGATCCGGTTCCTGAAAACTTTATAGTTAACTGAGCAGATCCATCAGCGGCCGATACACCGCCGATGAATACTGCCTCACTTGCTGCCAGATTGTAAAGTTTAGAGCCGTTCTTTACGAAATAGACGGATCCTACACCTGGTGCATTATAATTAAGATAAATAGTACCCGTTACACCCGGTGGCAGAAGAGTTGTGTCAAAAGCTACTACAGTTGATCCTGTACCGGACGCTGAAGTTGTAGTATTTCGGACAGAATAAATAAGTTCAGCACCAAGGGTGGCTGTCTGCGTGTACCATGACGCGAGATTTCCGAGTATGTATACATTTCCGCGGACATCGAGTGCGGTCAAGGGATTTGACGTACCGATACCAACGTAATTTTGGTTGTAATAAATGGGATTTCCAGCTGTTCCAGCCCATTGAGTACCCTGGACACCTTGATTTGTAATTGAAGTTATACGACCTGTAGCGTCGACCGTAATTACAGGATACTGACTTCCACCGGCCGAACCGTAAGTACCCGCGCCGACCCCGCTCACATTACTGAGGGCATTTCCACCTCCAATGAATAAACTACCCGTAATTGGCGTTCCAAGTGTCAAGGTACCGGACGCAATATTCGACGCATTTACATTACTCAGAGTATTTCCGAGGATCCATGATCCATTCAGATTTCCAAATGAAACATTTGATGCATTCACATTACTTATGGTGTTTCCAGTTATGAAATTACTGTTTAGAATTCCATATGAAATATTTGAAGCATTCACATTACTCTGAGTATTTGCACCGCCTATGAACCACCCCGCCGCCACACCGTTTGTCACTGCAAGAGAAGTCAGTGTACCTACGGACGTAATATTTGTCTGGTTGTTCTGAAGGTAGGTAGCTGCAAGGGCACCTATAGCAACGTTTGAGGCATTTACGTTACTCAGGGTGTTTGCAGAGCCTGCAAACCACCCGGAAGATGTGGCACCCGTAACCGCCAGAGACGTCAAGGTACCTACGGACGTGATATTTGTCTGGTTGTTCTGGAGGTAGGTGGCAGCAAGGGCACCTATAGCAACGTTTGAGGCATTTACGTTACTCAGGGTGTTTGCAGAGCCTGTGAACCATCCGGAGGTCGTGGCACCTGAGACCGCCAGAGAGGTCAAGGTACCTACTGAGGTAATGTTGGTCTGGTTGTTCTGGAGGTAGGTGGCAGCAAGGGCACCTATGGCAACGTTAGAGGCATTCACATTGCTCAGAGTATTTGCAGAGCCTGCAAACCATCCGGAGGTCGTGGCACCTGAGACCGCCAGAGAGGTCAAGGTACCTACGGAGGTAATGTTGGTCTGGTTGTTCTGAAGGTAGGTGGCGGCAAGGGCACCTATAGCAACGTTTGAGGCATTTACGTTACTCAGGGTGTTTGCAGAGCCTGTGAACCATCCGGAGGTCGTGGCACCTGAGACCGCCAGAGAGGTCAAGGTACCTACGGAGGTAATGTTGGTCTGGTTGTTCTGGAGGTAGGTGGCAGCAAGGGCACCTATAGCAACGTTTGAGGCGTTGAGGTTGCTCAGGGTGTTTGCCGAGCCTGTAAACCATCCGGAGGTCGTGGCGCCCGTAACCGCCAGAGAGGTCAAGGTGCCTACGGAGGTAATATTAGTCTGGTTGGTCTGGAGATACGGGGCTGCTAGGGCACCGATGACGACATTAGAAGCATTCACATTGCTGACGGTATTGCCCCACAAGTAGGTGCCAAGGAGCGCACCAGAATTTATGTTAGACGCGTTCAGACTTGATAGACCTGATCCGGGTCCGATAAATGCGGCAGATAAAGCAGTTCCCGAAACATTGATGGTGGTCACGTTCTCACTGGACACGTTGAGGGACTGGATATTTCCTGAAGTAATTTGGGCCGAGGCGGCGTTCAGACTTTGGACGTTCGCCGAAGTAATGAAAAGTGTCGCCAAGTTAGAAGTTGATGACACGTTGAGTGTTGTCAAAAAAGACCCTGATGAAACATTTAGGCTGACCGAATTCGCACTAGTCGTGAAGGCTCCGGTGGCCGCGGTCAGACTTCCGAAACTAGCCGCGCCTGTAAACGTCGATGTACCTTGGACAATTAATTGCTGTTGACAAGTAGTATTGCCCTGGGTCACCACATCACCAAAATTAGTGATGGTTGGCATCCTTCTACTAGTACATGGAGACTAATTTTAGGCCCAACCTGAAATATTTACTGCCGTACCTTGTGGTCCTTCTCTCGTAAATTCTATGTATGTTCCTGCACGTATAGATGAAGCTGAAAGTGCTCCGGCACCCGAAAACTGTATTTGCGGTTGTACGGTGCCTGCGGCAGTTACGTTTACGAATCCATCGAAATATACTATAAAATATGTGGCGACGGCCGACCCCAGAGCAGCAACTCCTATAGGGACAACTGATTTAGTTGTAGTATCTACAAGAACTGGAGTTTGTGAAACGTTTGATGTGTTAACAGTAGTTGATTGATATAATGTTGTACTAATACCTATTGTATAAGTCGCACCTCCGCCCCAAACTGATTGAATAACTCCAGGAGTTGCGGCCTGTGTTATGTTCATAGCTAATTTTCCATTTACCTTGTAATATCCAATTGGCAATGTAACACCAAATGTAGTAGTTGAATTGAGCCATGAACCAGGCGCATTCACGAGCGCTCCGAATGTGGTACTCGCAGCTAATCTGTAAGTGAACACACTTGGTGAAAGACCTCTCAAATTACCCGTGGTTGTATAGAAAACGTTATTAGTGCCATTAAATTCAATTGCACCCGGTGTAATCGTACCAGTAGTTGCGGACGTAAGAGGTGAATTTGTCATGTAAATATTAGGAGTTCGGACATATGGTATAGATAAAGTGTCGAAATTGAAATTTATATTAGTCACATTTGCAGTAAAACCTGCACAAATAATATTTGTTGTCTGAAGTGCGTTGGCTGAATAAATATTACCAACCGAAAGATTTCCAAATGCAATATTTGCTCCATTGAGGTTACTCAGGGTGTTTCCGGAACCTACAAACCATCCGGCGTTGAGATTGCCCGTGACGCTAAGATAAGGGGCGTTGCCAAATGCGACGTTTGCAGCGTTGATGTTACTCAGAGTATTAGCACCACCGACATGCCATCCGGCGTTGAGATTGCCCGTGACGCTAAGATAAGGGGCGTTACCGAAGGCGATATTTGCAGCGTTGATGTTACTCAGAGTATTAGCACCACCAACAAACCATCCGGCGTTGAGATTGCCCGTGACGCTAAGATAAGGGGCGTTGCCGAAGGCGACATTTGCAGCGTTGAGGTTACTTAGGGTATTTCCGTCTATCCATGAACCGTTAAGATCACCGAAAAAAATATTAGACGCATTGATGTTACTCAGGGTATTTCCACCTCCAATTATGTACTGTGTTGTTATAATTGCTAAATTGGACAGACCCGAAACATTAGCAGATGTAGCATATAAATAAGGTACATTAAGAGTGTCAAAATTTGCTACAAAATTACTAGCGTTTGACGTAAAACCTGCAGAAATTATATTTGTTGTCTGAAGTGCGTTAGCTGAATAAACATTAACTGCATTAATAGTACCGTCGTTCTTAATAACTGTTGCACCGGAAACTTGTTTAACACCAGAAGAACCTGAAAGTAAATTTACCGATCCAGTGGAATCAATAACAGTACTACCACCGACTGCATACCCTGAAGTTGTACTATTGAAATATGATCCTGTAACAGTCTGAGTTGACGTAAATGCACCAAAGGCGATATTTGTAGCGTTGAGGTTGCTCAGGGTATTTCCGGAACCCACAAACCATCCAGCATTGAGATTACCAGTGACGCTAAGGGCAGGGGTGTTACCGAAGGCGACATTTGCAGCGTTGAGGTTACTCAAGGTATTTCCGGAACCCACAAACCATCCGGCGTTGAGGTTGCCCGTGACGCTAAGGGCAGGGGCGTTACCGAAGGCGACATTTGCAGCGTTGAGGTTACTCAGGGTGTTTCCGCCCCCGACATGCCATCCGGCGTTGAGGTTGCCCGTGACGCTAAGATAAGGGGCGTTACCGAAGGCGACGTTTGCAGCGTTGAGGTTACTCAGGGTGTTTCCGGAACCTACAAACCATCCGGCGTTGAGATTGCCAGTGACGCTAAGGGCAGGGGCGTTACCGAAGGCGACATTTGCAGCGTTGATATTACTTATGGTATTGCCAAGTATCCAAGAACCCAAAAGGTTACCAAATAAAATATTTGAAGCATTTACGTTAGAAATAGTATTACCAGTTACCTGTGTAAACCCTGTGATGTTAGAAGAATTGATATTACTCAGGGTGTTTCCACCACCAATTATGTACTGGGTAGTTATAAATGCTAAATTGGATATCCCGGCAACATTGAGAGTTGATGCGTAAAAATAAGGTATACTTAAAGTGTCGTAATTTGCCGTAAAATTACTAGCGTTTGATGTGAAACCTGCACAAATAATATTTGTTGTCTGAAGTGCGTTGGCTGAATAAATATTACCAACCGAAAGATTTCCAAATGCAATATTTGCTCCATTGAGGTTGCTCAGGGTGTTTCCGGAACCTACAAACCATCCGGCGTTGAGATTGCCCGTGACGCTAAGATAAGGGGCGTTGCCAAATGCGACGTTTGCAGCGTTGATGTTACTCAGAGTATTAGCACCACCGACATGCCATCCGGCGTTGAGATTGCCCGTGACGCTAAGATAAGGGGCGTTACCGAAGGCGACATTTGCAGCGTTGATGTTACTCAGAGTATTAGCACCACCGACATGCCATCCGGCGTTGAGATTGCCCGTGACGCTAAGATAAGGGGCGTTACCGAAGGCGACATTTGCAGCGTTGATGTTACTCAGAGTATTAGCACCACCGACATGCCATCCGGCGTTGAGATTGCCCGTGACGCTAAGATAAGGGGCGTTGCCGAAGGCGACATTTGCAGCGTTGAGGTTGCTCAGGGTATTTCCGGAACCTACAAACCATCCGGCATTGAGATTACCAGTGACGCTAAGGGCAGGGGCGTTACCGAAGGCGACGTTTGCAGCGTTGAGGTTACTCAGGGTATTTCCGGAACCTACAAACCATCCGGCGTTTAGATTGCCAGTGACGCTAAGGGCAGGGGTGTTACCGAAGGTGACATTTGCAGCGTTGAGGTTACTCAGGGTGTTTCCGGAACCCACAAACCATCCGGCGGTCGCTCCGTTTGTCACTGCTAGAGACGTCAAGGTACCTACAGACGTGATATTAGTCTGGGCCGCTTGGAGTTGCGTGGCTGAAAAAGCACCTATAGCGACATTTGCAGCGTTGAGGTTACTCAGGGTGTTTCCGGAACCCACAAACCATCCGGCGGTCGCTCCGTTTGTCACTGCTAGAGACGTCAAGGTACCTACAGACGTGATATTAGTCTGGGCCGCTTGGAGTTGCGTGGCTGAAAAAGCACCTATAGCGACATTTGCAGCGTTGAGGTTACTCAGGGTGTTTCCGGAACCCACAAACCATCCGGCGGTCGCTCCGTTTGTCACTGCTAGAGACGTCAAGGTACCTACAGACGTTATATTAGTCTGAGCCGATTGGAGTTGCGTGGCCGAAAAAGCACCTATAGCGACATTTGCAGCGTTGAGGTTACTCAGGGTGTTTCCGGAACCCACAAACCATCCGGAAGTTGTGGCACCCGTAACCGCAAGGGAGGTCAGGGTACCTACGGACGTAATATTAGACTGGGCAGTTTGGAGTTGCGAGGCGCCAAGGGCACCTATTGTGACGTTTGCAGCATTGAGGTTGCTCAGAGTATTTCCAGAACCCACAAACCACCCGGAGTTTGTGTCGCCCGTAACCGCAAGGGAGGTCAAGGTGCCTACGGACGTGATGTTAGACTGGGCAGTTTGGAGTTGCGAGGCACCAAGGGCACCTATGGCGACATTTGCAGCGTTGAGGTTGCTCAGGGTGTTTCCGGAACCTGCGAACCATCCAGAAGATGTGGCACCCGTGACTGCAAGAGAGGTCAGGGTACCTACGGACGTAATATTAGATTGGGCAGTTTGGAGTTGCGAGGCGCCAAGGGCACCTATTGTGACGTTTGCAGCGTTGAGGTTGCTCAGGGTGTTTCCGGAACCTGCGAACCATCCAGAAGATGTGGCACCCGTGACTGCAAGAGAGGTCAAGGTGCCTACGGACGTGATGTTAGACTGGGCAGTTTGGAGTT